TATTAACTGTAAGTGTTGATAAGGAAAAAGAAGAAACCATAATTAATGTAATTAAAAAAGAATTAATTGAACAATAATACTTTTAAGTGGGTTTCTAATAGTAGGTGTGGGTTTTAACGAAAATTTGATAAAATGGAAGAAGATAAAAATTTAGAACAGAATTTGGATAAGAGTAATGAAAAATTACATATATCTGATGTTAGTTTATTTGATAGATTAAAAGAGGTGATTAATGAGTATTGTTCACTAAATGACGCAACTTCAGTGGAGGTTGAGTTAAATTATCATATAAAAATTTATGAAGAACGTATTAAAAATGGAAAAAACGTTATTATAAATTATCACTAAACTTATTCTTGGACAGATAAAAAAGGGAATTAATGTGAGTTAGTTTAATCAGATAACGAACAAAAATTTTAAATGAAAAATAAATGAAAAATTTAAAAACTAAAGAAGAATTAGAAGAACAATACTACTTAGTCTATGGTGGAAAAAATATTAAAACTCCACCATTTAATGTAGGTGATATTATTAAACAAAAATACAGTTTAGATGATAATGATAATATAATTGAAGGCAAATCCAAATTTGAATTTGTTGGTATGAAAGGTGATATGATGTTATTAAAGACTCTAAATATATCTGCTGCATACTCAGAGGATATTATAAATAAAATGGTTCTTAAACAAGTGAAGAATGCTGGATATAAGCCAGAAATTGGACAAACACTACAACTACATTATATGTATGCTGATAGATATGAAATAATAAATTAATATTTTTTAATTGAAATGTTGATTAGAATTTTAGATAAATCATGGACAGAGAAAAGGCACAACAGATTTTAAAGTTTTATGGTAGTCCTAATTTTAAAATTGGGAATACTAACGTAGTTCTTTCAAGACAAACAGAAAAAGATTTAAGTGAAATAGAATCTAAAACTAATGATGAACTAATAGAACATTGGAAAAGTTTAGTTTGGATGAATGAAATTTATGGTCAAGTTTCATTAAATGAAATGCAAAGAATATCGTTAATAGAATTAGAAATGGATGACAGAAAAATTTCATCCGAACCTTTAAAAACTTGGTATGAAAGTGAATTTGATAAATTTGACAAGTAGGTTTTATATGAGAAAATTAATTTTAGAAATTGATATAAGTGATGATGCATTTGAATTACTTAAAGATAATAGGAACAAATATTTAGAATACAGAGATTCAGAATATGAAACTTTAGAGGATTTTAAAAAATCTGATTTATTCACTGCATTAGGTAAAACAGAAGAATGGTTCTTATCAAGAAATTCTAATGGAACTTTGTATTTAATTAAAGAATTGGAAAAGTATGATTTAGTTGATACGTGTCTTAATTCTTGGCACTCAACTTTTTATGTTACTGAATTAGGTAAAAAATTTATTGAGCAAAATGAATGAAACTGAATTTAAAGTATTGATGTATTGTGGAATTTATGTAGATATAAATTTACTTGAAAAAGGTATTTATTATACTGAAAAACCATATCTTTTTTCAAAAAATGATACCATTGAAAATATTATAAAACACAATAAAACTTTTTTTAAGGATAAAAAAGGGAATTCTTTTTTAAAAGATGAATATTTTGAAAATATAAGTAAATGTGAGTTAGTTCCTATAAAAATTCAATTTTAATGTTCTGGCAAATAGAAGAAGTAAAAGAGGTTAAAAAAGAATTACCAATTACCACATTAAAAAGTGATGATTTTTGGTATTATTCTCCAAGTACAGGACTGTACATTGGTTCAAATATGGATATTATAATATATAAAGATTTAAGTAATGGTACTTATTTTTCAAGTGTAACTGATATTGAAGTTAAAGGAAATTTTATTTTTTGGGATAAAAAAATACAGAATGGTAAACAAAAATGTAGAATATCAATTCTTGATTTAGAAGAAATTGATATTAAAAAATTACCTTTTGTTCCACCAACAAATATTAAATCAAATAAAGAAGAAGGTTGGTATTATAATACATTTTATTTTAATGATAATAAAAAAGATGGTTTTTATTATATTTATTTTAAAATTATTAATAATGAATTAGTTGCAGTTTATAGTCAAAAAGGTGAAAGATTCATTGATAAAACTAAATATTTAGAAACATTTAAAAAAACTAAAAAGTATAAAGTTGATTCAAATAATACGATTAATTTCTTAGAAAAAAAATTAACTGAATATTTAAAAATAAAAGAAGATGGTTGGTATAAAAATGGAATATTTTATTTTAAAAGTTTGAATAATGAATTAGTTGCAGTTTATTCTGAAAGAATAAATTCTTTTATAGATATAACAAATTACCAAGATATATTTAAAAAATTAGATAATGATGATAAAATTAATTCACCTAATTTAATTAATTTTTTACAAAAAAAATTAACCGTTTAATTCTTCACTCTAATTGAAATATCAGTTAGGAATTTTATCTCATACAAAGAATTTGGTTCACCAAATAAAGTAAATTCACTTACATCAATTTCTTTAGTTACATTATCTTTATAAGGTTGTGATGATTCATTTAAAGAATAATTACCACCAACTTTTGCAAAAATTCTAATACCAAGAACGTTTAAAACTCCATTAATATTATTAATTTCCTCAATTAAACTACCCAAAAATATATTTTCACCCATTTCATATTTAGTTGTTGAAAAAAAACTATTAATTCTATTAATTGCAGTTAAAATGATTTCTGATTGATTAGATTTGTCAGTATATAAATCCACTTCTACACCTATATTTAATATTTTACCATCATTAATGAGTACATAATCATTAATCATACGATAATCTGATAAGTATTCTGATATATTTTCCTTTAAAGTATTTGTTGAAGTATTATTTAATTTACCTGCAGAATCCAAACCCAATATATAAATTAAAATTTTATTTTGAGATTCTTTAATACCAACTTTATAAGGTAAACCAAAACGTGAAGGAATTTTATAAATTTGTGTTAAATAATCCCTAATTGTAACACAACGATTTTGTGAAGAAAAATTCCATGCAATTAATTTTCTTATTTGTTCTATTGAAGGTTCATCCACACCACCAATTGCAGGTATTGGATTATTAACTACTAAAGAATTTCTTACTGCATTATTTAATGTTGAATTTTGACCACTTATTAAAAAATTTACCTGACCTATTTGTGTTAATGTATTTGGTCCTACATTGGATAAAGAACCACCACCAATTCTATATCTTATAAATAAAGTATTTCCTGCAGGTGGAATTTCACCCAATGATATGTTATTTAAAAAATCACCAATTCTTTGTTGGAAATTATTATTAATAAAATCACCTATATAATCATTACCAGTACCACTACCGAATGTTATTTTACAAAATCCTAAATCAGTATATTCTTTTATAAATTTCTTTGTTATTCTAATATATTTTCCTGGTCTAACATTTGGTGAATCTGAAATTCTTGTTGTATCTTCAATAAAAACTTTATCTTCTGCAAGTGTATCAACTTCCCACCATCTATTATTTTGATTTAAAAAATCATCTATTGTTGGGTTTGTTGTAATGTTTGTTCCTTGTATATTAATTATTTGTTCTATTGATAATACATTTTGTTCAGGTAAAACTACTTCTAAAAAAGGGATGACATCATTATCTCTTATAATTCTCCTAAAAATTCTTGTTGTTCCTGCAACTACCAATTCCCTTTTTGTTATATTATATGATACAATTTGACCTGATGAATTAATATTTGGTAAAATTGTTCTATTTGGAACTCCACCAGTTGTAAAAGGTGATTTAAAATCTATATCATCAAGTAATTCAAAAGTTTGTCCACCACCTTGAACTTGAGAACCTTGTCTTATTGTTGGACAATATGAAACATCAAATGTATCTGCAAGTGTTGGTACTGTAACTGTAAAATCCACAAGTGTTATTGCAGGTCTTTTACCAGGTACTTTTAATCCATACGTTCTTGCCAAAGAAAGTAAGGATTTTCTTTGTTGAGCATAGTCTAATTGAGTTTCATTAAATACCCTATCTGTATGAAAAGATAGAATATCTACTGAACCTGCCATTAAATCAAGAAATAATGAACCAATTGATGCATCAGAAAAATCTTGTAATATATCTGGGTAATATCTTTGTATAAAAGTAATTAATTCCCCTTTTACACCAAGAAAATCACGAGAAGTATAGTTTATTTGTTTGTTTATGTTTGACATCTTATTTATAATTATTTAAAATTGATTTTATAAAATTAAAAAAACTTTTAAATCCAAACCAGGGTAACGTTTTTCCATCATTCCATCGGATGGTGTTAACAGATGGTTCTTTTGTTCTAATTGTAAAAAAATCTTTAGGAAAAGTACGTATTTTTAAAATATCATGAATGTTATTATTATTATTATCTATTTGATATATTTGGTATATACTATCTTCATTTTCTTCCATAAATAACTTATAGTTATTATTAATATATTCTTTTAATTTCATCATTAATTTTTTTAATTGTTCTTCATTTAACATTTCCATTCTAAAATCACCGATTTCTTCGATTGGTTTTTTTAATAATTCATTAATATATTCCTCCCTTTGTTTTTCCTGCTCACTTGCACGAGATTTTAAATTCAAACCCTCAATTAATTTTAATTGTTTTTCAGTAATTATATATTTCATATATCATAAATATTCCACCAATATATTTATATATAAAATTAATTAATGGCAACTGGAAATTACGGTATAAAGAAATTATCTGATGTAACACCAGATGATATGCAAATATTTTATTCTTTTTCCCCAAATAGGGAAACACAATCAACAACATACGAAGAATTAAATGCAAATCAAATAATAACAGAATCAACGGATATTAATGGAAATTTTTTTCAAGGTTTATATAATTTACAATTACCAACATCAACATTTAATCAAAGAGGAATTTATACATTAGTTATAAAACCAAGAGAATATACAATTAATATAACAGATTGTGGTGTATTATCTGCAATACCTGATGTTAAAGGTATTGTTTTAGACAGTGCAGTATTACCACAAAATTTAGGAATAAATAATTCATTAGTTGGTTTTAGAATAGAATATTTTGATTCTTTGGGGAATAAAACAAGAAATCTTTTTAGGATTATAACTTCATCAAATAGATGCGAACCAGTAAATCAGAATCTAACTAATACCATCCAAAAGGCAATAAGATATAGATTAACTGATTCAGGTAGTTTAATATTTTGTACTGTTACCCCATCATCTTCATCACAAGTAAAACCAAATATTTTACCTTTTATTGGTGAACCTGGTCAACAAATTGTTATTTCAAATACTTTTTTTGACCCAGTTGTTATGGAAATTGAATTGGTTGAGCATGATTTTAATACACTTGCAAATGGTTTATTTGGAAATCAAATTAAGGATATTAGAAATGGTATTTATACAATTTATGATGAAAATAACAATATTTATAAACAATATAGTTTATATGTTGTACAATCACAAACTGATGAACCATTATATGAAGTAAGGGAAGAAAAAGATGTAATTGATACAACACAAGATTTTAATACAATTACGAATGTCTAATAAAATAAATCAAATATTAGGGAAATATGGAATTACTTTATCTTTGAAAGAAATTTTACAAAGATGGAATGAATCACATAGAGGTTATCATAATATTGAACATTTAAAGGATTTATTAAGACAAATTGGTAAAATCAATTCAAAAGAAAAGGAATTATTGGTTTTAATTTCACTTTTCCATGATATTATATATGAACCAAAAAATTCTGATAATGAAGAACAAAGTGCAAAATTTTTAATTAATAATGTTAAAGAAGTAACAGAAGATATTAAAAAAGTTTATCAATCAATAATAGATACAAAAACACATAAATCATCAAACGAATTATCAGAAATATTTAACAAAATGGATATGAATATTGTAACAAGAAATTTTGATGAATTATTAAAGTGGGAACAAGGAATACGAAAAGAATATTCAGTTTTTTCTGATGAAGATTATAAAAAAGGAAGAATTAAATTTTTAACATCATTATTAAATGATTATCCTGAAAATAAGGAAAATTTGATGAAATTAATTGATTATGTTGGTGGTTTAAATGAAGGATTGAGTGATAAGATTAAATCTCGTGCAAAACAACAAGAGATTCAATTAAAACAATATATTGATAATATTGACATAAATTCATATTTTGAAGATTCTCCGACAATAAAAGAAGAAAATTACAATAAATTAAAGAAGTTAATTAATAACTTCCCAAACGAAGATTTGATATATAAAATTTTAAAAGATACGGATAAAAAATATAGAAAACAAATTAATTATTTATTTGAAGAATTTGCATATATAATTGGTGCAGAAAAAATTCAAGAATTTATTATTTACTTTATAAATGAAATGAAAGATGATTTGAATAATTATTCAATTGATAAAATAACAAGTAGAAGTATATGGTCAGATTTGGATAATAAATTAATTTTGAATAAATTAAAAAAATATAAAGATTCAAAATTAGTTGATGAAATTTATAATAAAAATTTTAGATATTACAAGAAATTTAAAACTATTAATGAAAATTTAAATCTTAAATCTCGTGCAAGTGAACAAGAAAAACAAATGAAACAATATGTTGATAATATTGATTTAAAAAATCTTTTAGAAAATGATTTGGATTCAGTTAAATTAAGGGAATTATTAGATAAATTCCCAAATCAGTATATGGTTGATAAAATTATAAATGATTTACCAAATGAATTAAATAGGGTATTAAATTATGTAATTGGAAGAATTTATAATTATTCTGATGGTGAAAATACTTTATTAAAATTAATTAATAAATTAGGGGATAAATTGAATAAATATGGGGTTGGGACTTTAATAGATTTAACTTATTCACATTCACCCATTGAATTTTTTCCACAGTTAAACAAAGAAAAAATATATAATGAAATAAAAAAATATAAAGGAGAAGAATTTTTTAATGATATTTTTGAAAATAATTATTATGTTAGAAAAGAAGAATTGGACAAATGGATAAAAAAACAAAATGAAAAAAAAATTAAAGAATCATTAAATCTAAAATCTCGTGCAAGTGAGCAGGAAAAACAAAGGGAAGAATATATAAAAAACATTTTAAACAAACCTATTGAAGATATAACATATACTGATTTAAAATTATTAGATGATGAAAATATAGTTTCTTTATTTTACAAAATAAAAGAAAAATATGGTAATGAATTTGATGTTTTTTTGTTAAAATCTCAAATATATTGGAAAAAAAGTTATATTAAAATTTACAATAAAGAAAATGAAATATTAAATCTAACAATTTCACCTTTTAATTTATTATTTAAAGGAAATCCTATAAATACGATTGGTCATGGTTTAAAACTTATAAAAGGTAATTCTTTAAATGAAAGTTCAGAATCTAGAGAAGAACAATTTAAAATATTTGCAAAGAAAGTTGCAAAAAAAATGGGAATTCCTGAACCTCAATATCTTGATAGTGGTTTTTTCGGTTCTGCGTTTATAATAGATAATGATAGAATATTAAAAATAACAACTGATAAAAGTGAGGCATTAAATGCAAATAAAATAAAAAATAAAACCACACATTTTATTGCAAAAGTATTTGATGTTAGGGGATTTAAATTTAATGATAAAGAATATTTTTTTATTATATTGGAAAAAGTTAAAACAGATTTTGAATTTTTATATGGGATAATTGAAAATTTAATTTCTTGGTTTGATGAAAATTATGATGAAGATTTTGTTACATACATAAGTGAAGGTGAATTTAAAGATTTAAAACAACTGGAAAATAAATTATATAATGATAATAAACAACTATATAATTTCTTCACAAATTTTGTTGAATTAAAAAAAGAATTAATGAAGTATAATATAACTTCCGCAGATTTTATAAATGCATCAAATTTGGGTTTCAGAGGTAAAAGAGTTGTTGCGTTTGATTTAGGAATTTCTGATGATAATGGTGATATTGAAAATGTTGATTTATTTGAGAATTTAAATTTAAAAAGTCGTGCAAGTGAACAAGAAAAACAAAGAAAGAAATATATTAATAATATATTAAATAACAAAAATTTGGAAGATTTAACTTCTATTGATATAAGTAATTTAAAAAATTTATTATCAATGGATGAATTTAATGATTTAATTGTTGGTTATTTAAAAACAACGATTGATAAACATTTTTTTGGTAAAGAAGATTATGAAAGTAAAATATCTACTGATGCATTTGGATTTGATAATTTAAAAATGAAATTTAAATCAAGAAATAATCTATCTAATAAAATTAATATATCCATTGGTTTTGATAATATTAAAAATAAACTTTATGTTCATAAATTTGATGGTATTGGTATAGATAATGGTAGGTACTTTAATAAATTAAAAGAATTAATTGATTATGTTATTAATGACCATAGAAAACCTGTATATGAATCTTTAAATCTTGTTTCTCGTGCAAATCAACAAGAAGAACAAAGAAATGATTATATAAGAAAAGAAGGTATAAATGATTATACAATTACTTTTTTATATGGTAAAAATCATAATGACTTGCCAAAAGATATACAACTAATGATTTTTTCTTTTTATGAAAATTTAATGGAAAACTTAATGAGAAGTGATGATAATCATTGGCAAAGAAGGGTACTTAAAAATGAAATTAGTAGGGATATTTTTAAACTATTACCAGATGAATTTAAATCTGATATTATTGATTTAAGAATTGATACTGATATGGGTTTAGATAAAAATCATTTTGATAGTGCATCTAATGAACAAAGGGATAAATATTTAAACAAGGCAAAAGAATATAGGCAAATCTATACTTGGGAACAAAAATATTTAGATAGTCTTAATGAAAGTTTAAATTTAAAATCTCGTGCAAATCAACAAGAAAAACAAAGGGATGAATATGTTAAAAATATATTAAAAAAAGATTTATTTGATTTAAAACCAAATGATTTAGATTTTTTAAATAATAGAAAATATCGTACATTATTTAATAATAAAGTTAAAGAATATTTTTATAATATAGGTTTTTTATTTGATGATATTGATTTAACCGAAGATGGTAATTTTCCTGGTTTAATTTTAAAAAATGGTAATGAAAAATATAATAATAATTTAATGTTTTTCCTTGTTAATAATGGTACTATAAAAGTTTATAAGAGTGATAACATATTAAAGTTTTATGATGGTAAATATTTTATAAGATATGTAACTAATATGTTAAAAAATTTAGATGAATCTTTAAACCTAAAATCTCGTGCAAATCAACAAGAAAAACAAAAACAAGAATATATAAATCAGATTTTAAATGGTAATTCATTAGAAGAATTAACTCCAGAACAAAGAATAAAACTATTACAAATTGATTGGACTGTATTAAAACCTTTATTTGTTAAAATTAAGGAAATTTATGGGGAAAGAAATAAGGTTTATGGTTCAGTAGATACTGTTTTTGATAATAAAATATATTGTCATATTGGTCAAAATGTTAGTATTAAATTATCACCCACTAATGGTTTATTTACTGTTAGTTGGGGATTGAAAAAATCTGATTTTAAATCATTTAAAGGAGTTTTAAAAAAGTTAGAAGAAATAAAGTCGGAATATCCTTTTTTAATTGAGAATTTTAATTTAAAATCTAGAGCAAAAGACCAAGAAAAACAGGCAATACAATATTACACTAATAAAATTAAAGGGGGGGGGGGTAATTGATTATAACATTTCAAACATATTACCTTATGAAATAAAAATACTAAATATTGAAAATATAATTGAAAAAATTAATTCTTTATCAGTAAAAGAATTTGATTTTGCACCAGATTATTTAAAAATAAAATATATTAAAAAACGACTTAATCTTGGTTATGATTTACATAATAATGAAGAGAAGTATTATGAGGAAAATATTCATCTGTTTTAATACTTTAATTTTATTTTAATTACATTATATTTATTATAATAATGCAAATTTATGTCCAATAATAATCAAAAATTAACTACATATCAAAAATTAACCAGACTTTTCAATAGTGGTATGCCAGTTCGTTCTACTTTTGAGATTCCTCAACAAGAACTAATTACTGCGAAATCAAGGGAAGAATTAGAATTTTTAAAATTACAATCACAACAAAATAAATATGTAAGAGACCAATGGCAAAAAGTAGAAAATGATATGTACCAAAAGTCATTTAACTACCAAATGTCAAGGGTTGCAGTTTACTCTGATGCAGAAAATATGGAGGCATTTCCTGAGATTAGTAGTGCATTAAGCCTCTATTCTGCTGAGGCTACCACAACTGGAGAAGATGGTAAAGTAATGCAGATTTATTCGGATTCTGAAAGAATAAAATCTATATTGGAGGATTTATTCTTTAATAGATTGGATTTGAATTCAAACTTATATTCTTGGGCAAGGAATTTAATAAAACTAGGAGATAATTTTTTGTATCTCAAAATTGGTGGTGAAAAAATTGGTATTGTTGGTACATTACAATTACCGAATATTGAAATAGAAAGAGAAGAAGGTGATACTTACAGCGTAGTAAGTGAAGAAAAAAAACATACTAAATTCTTATGGAGAGGAAGAAATAGGGAATTTAATACATGGGAAATTGCACATTTTAGATTATTGGGTAAAGATTCTTTTTTACCTTATGGAACTTCACTTCTTAGTGACGCAAGACGTTATTGGAGGTTATTATTAATGTCAGAAGATGCAATGTGTACATACCGTGTGTCAAGAGCATCAGAAAGAAGAGTATTTAAGATAAATGTGGGTAATATGAATGATGAAGATGTTGAGGCGTACATCAATAAAATTGCAAATAAATTTAAACGTCAACCAATAGTTGACCCAAGAACTGGACAAGTGGATGTTAGATTTCACAATATGGATGTAACTTCTGATTTCTTTATTCCTGTTAGGAATGATAATGCTGGAACTGTAATAGATACTTTACCAGGGGCTAATAATCTAGACTCAATTGCTGATATAGAGTATCTACAAAATAAACTTCTTTCATCAATGCAAATTCCAAAAGAATTTATCGGTTTTGATTCATCCACTGGTGAAGGAAAGAATTTATCAATGATGGATATTCGTTTTGCAAGAAATGTAAATAGAATACAACAAGCATTAATACAAGAATTAAATAAAATTGCAATTATACATCTTTATCTTTTAGGATTTGAGGATGAATTATCAAATTTCTCACTAAGACTTAATAACCCATCAACCCAAGCAGAACTTCTTAAATTAGAATTATATCGTGAAAGATTTGCTTTATATAGGGATGCAACTGCAAAAATGGATAATGGATTTGCAATGACATCAATGACATGGGCAAAAAAGAATATTCTTGGTATGAGTGATGATGAAATCAAATTAGACTTACAACGTCAAAAAATTGAGGCAGTTGCCGCACAAGAATTAAATAATATTACAGGTCTTAAAACAGGTATTTTTGATGATATTGATAGACTTTATAAATCAGTATCAGGAGTACAAAATCCACAACCAGTTGAAGGTAATTCAGGTAGTGGAGGTGGATTTGGTGGAGGAGGTGGTTTTACATCATCAACAGATTTAGGTGGTGAAACTGAAACCCCATTTGGTGAAGAAACGCAACCAACAGAAGAAGGTGGATTAGATTTGGGTGGTGAACAACCTACAACAGAACCTCAAGGTGAAACACAAGAACAACCAGAGGGTGAAACATTTCCTGAATCTGTAAAGAAAAGAAATAATTTAATTACAGAAGATATTAATCAAATGATTGAACAAATTAATAAATTCATAAAGTAATGCATATTTATTTAGTAAACTTCTTTTAAAAATGAAATTTAGTGTAATCAAATCAAACATCAATGAAACTTTAGTTAATTATTTTACTAATAAAAAAGATAATTATAGAAGTTTTAGTGTGGAATTTTTTAAATTATTAAGGGAAAATAAAGATATAAAAAAATTATTTAAATTCTATGATGATATTAATTCTTTAGAATTTAAAAATGATTCAGTTGCACTTCATTTTATAAACGAAAATAAAAAAGGTTTAAATTATAAATCAAAACAAACTTTAGTAAATTTATTTAAAAAATGGAATATTCATCTAAATGAAAATATTAGTGTTAATGTTGTAGATTCAAATATTGATTTACTTTTTGAAAGTGAAGATGAACAATATTTTTATTCTAAAGATTTTTTGGTTGAACATCTTAAAAAACATAAATCAAAACAAGATGAAATAATAAATGAAAATTTGAATATACCACCTTCTGTTATGATTAATTTAATATCTGAAAAATTCAATCAGAAATATTCTGATAAATTAAATGAAACTGAAAAAGAAATTTTAAAATCAACCATTGAAGGTGAAACTAAGAAAATATTTGAAAGTTTAAAGGATAAGACCTTAAAATTGATTGATAATAAAAAATCAGATTTTGATAATGAAATGATAAGTGAGGTTGAAAATAAATTAAAAGGAATGGTTTATAATGAATCAACTTACATTAAAGATATTTCTAAAATAACTGAATTGTTAAATTCTATTTAATCTTTTTTAGGTTGTGTTTTTCTAAAAATTCTTTGGGTTCTGAAATTTCCATTATTGTTAATTCCCTTTTAGACAAAAGTTCATTTGCCTTATCTTCTGTTACTGCCATTGAGCAAAAATAATGTGTTACAGGTAATTCACCATTTGGTGAACATTCTATTTTTAGAATGTTATTGTTATTCATTTTTTCTCTTACTTGTGAAACTTTAGATTCTTCACATAAAATACAGATTCTCATATTATTTTTATTTTTTTTAATCTATTGGTTGTGTAATATATTCACTTATATAGAAATTACCATTTACAATCGCAATTAATCTATTAGTACCATTAAAATCTTTCTGAATAGTTTTATTATAACTATCATATACCATTGGTATTGCGTTAAGAGAATCTACTGTTAAAATTAGATTTTCTGTACCACCAAATTCTGATGAATTAATAGTTATAGTATCACCAACCTGATATAATTTCCCTGAATTTACAATATCAACACCACTAACAACACCACCTATTACTGTTATTGTAAATAATCCATTAACACCATTTCCAGAAGTTGTACCTCCCACACTTGAGTAAACCCCATCAACCCCATTAATAGAAGTAAATGATATTGTACCTATATTACCTAAATATTCAGTAAAATCAATACTATTTAAAGGTGTAATAACATTATTAAATTGGAAATAATCACCTATTGTATTAGAAGTAAAATTATCACTTATTTTATTATCGTAAAAATATTCCCCTATTGTATTATTTGTAAAATTATTGCCAATTACATTTCCTCTGTATTGTCCCCCACCAAACCCAAAATCATCATCAATGATATTAGAATCAAAGTTCTCACCAATTTGGTTATTTTGAAAATACATACCAGTTTGGTTATTTTGGAAAAAATTACCGATTTGATTATAACCAAATTCATGACCGACATTATTACCTGAAAAATTATGACCAATTTTATTATAAAGAATATCACCAAAGAAATTATTATCTATAACCACATTACCGAAAATATTATTACCACAATAACCACTCAATTCATTTCCAGAAAAACCATAACCAACTTTATTAAATTCAAAATTTTCACCACCATTTATTATATTGCCCTTAAAATCATTAAAAATTTCATTACTTATTAAATCATTATTTATTGTGTTATTATTAAAATCATTACCTATAACATTTTCACTTACTTCTGAATTAATAATATTATTGTTAAAATTAACACTTATTTTATTTCTATAAAAATTACTTGTTGGTTCAGTTAATGTACCATGATTATTATTTGAATAAAAATCATCAATCAAATTTTCAAAAAAGTTACAATAAATATCATTATCAGTAAAATTGTTTCCAATTAAATTTTTATAAAAATTTCCATTTATAATATTAAAATTCATACCACTTTCAATATTGTTTTCATAAAAGTGACTAATAATTTTATTATCATTAAAATCATTACCTATTTTATTCTTATGAAAATCATCACCTGATAATACATTACTTCTAAAATTATTACCTATATTATTATCATAAAAACTATTTTGAACAATATAATTGTTTATAAAATTATCACCAATTATATTATCTTGAAAATTTGCAGTAATTTTATTTCCATAAAAATAATTTCCAATAACATTATCATCAAAATCATCATCTGTTATGTTATCATGAAAATAATTACCTATTTTATTGTTAGAACAATCATCAAAAAAAGTATTATTAAAACAAGAATCACCAAACGTATTACTTACAAATCTATTATGAAAAACATTATTTGCCAAAATAAAATCATTTAAATTAGTTTCATATAAATTACCATAGTTACCTATGTAATTATTATAATTTTCATTACCTTCAAAAGTATAATACTCTTCGTATTCAGAAACATCATCAACATTATTTTGGTGATAACTACTATATTCATCCCAATCTGAAAAATACATTCTTGTTCCTGCAACTAAAGAAGTGTTTGTTAAACCTGTAATTACCATTTCAGTATCATTTACTATATTTATTATTTCATAAACAAGATAGTTATTATCAAATCCAACCTTAGTACCCACATCAATACTAGTAAAATTAGTATCTGTACCTAAAACACTCATTTCTGTATCTGAAATAGTTGATACCTCAACAGTTCCCTGAAAAGGACTTGTTAAATTTATTTCATAATATCTGTATCTTTTAAATAATATAGTTCTATGGTCATAATCTGTTCTATTATTAAATTCATCAATTCTTTCTGTAATTCTACCCTTTGCAGGTGAATTTGTTTTTTCAGTTAAATTAAAAAATATATCGTATTTTAATTTATCTTTTGGATAATTAGGTTGAAATGCATCTGGAGATAAAGTTGAATTTGAAGTTGCAAAAACTATAATTGGGTCTATTTCTGCAGTTTTATAATTACCTGTTGTTATTGGTTGACGATTATAATCATAATCAGGTTGGTCATAACAAGTTTGAAAATCTGTTATTATATAATAAGAACCTTGATTTAAAGTTTCACCAGTCACCATATCATAAAGTTCAGAATATGTTGTTGAAATAAAAGACCCACCACCTGTTGTTATTCCTGTTATTATTATGTTTTCATTATTACCTAATAAAGTTAAAGTGTTATTGTTAAAAGTACCACCTGTAATAATTGATGGTGAAATAACTTCACCATTATTGGAAGTTTTTATTTTTACGTAATTATCATTAATGTCTAAAAAGAAATTTAAACTACCATTCTGGGGTGATGGTACTTCTGATGGTATTTGTGGTTCAAATTGTATGTATTGCATATTTTTTAATTTATTATTCCTGTTCCAGTTATTGTTGAATTACCTGATAAAATTATTGCATTACCAACGGTTATTTCTCCATTATTTATGATATTACTATCAATTAACAATAAATATCCATCAATAAATATTCTTGCTCTTTTAATAAATTCTACTGTACCAATTGTAATTTGTGTATTGGAAGATTCTAAAGTTAATGTACTTCCTGATAATACCATATTACCTTTAATTGATAAGGTTTCATCACTACCTAAAACTTCTTCTTTATTTTCTAACCAATGTTTTGTATAAAGATTATTATCACAATAAATTAAACATCCATCACTTTCTACTAAAGTGTTATTTTCCTCGATTTCTGATTTTGTAAAAGAAGGTAAAATATTAATATATAATTTTTCTCTTACTGGTGCAATTATATAAGAACAATCATCTAAAAAGTCAATTCTAAATTGTCCTTCAAATTGTCCTGATTCTAATGTATCATTTATTGACCATTTATATTGTATATAATATTCTTTTGTTTCTACATTCTGAACTTCAACAATTTCACATTCTTTATTAATGATTTTAAATGTTCCATTTTGGGTATTTTTCATTGAAAATGTTGCAGTTGCATTTTCAAGTAAATCATGGAATTTTTTATAATCTAATCTACCATCCATATAAAGTTTCATTTTAAGGTTTGGTAGAACAGAGTTTTGTTTTATGTAGAAATTCATTTAAAAGTTTAATAATAAATATTTATTATTATGAAATATTTAATTACGGAAAAACAATTAAGATTAATTGAGGATTTGGAGTTAAAATCTCGTGCAAATGACCAGGAAAGAAAAAGGGAAGAATATGTTAATCAGATTTTAAAAAATAAAAATTTTAAAGATTTAAATTCTACTGGTAAAAGACTTGTAATTAATTTAAAACCAGAAATTTTAGACAAAATTGTTACTGAAATTTTTAATTGATTAAAAATTATTTACCCATCAAAAAAGGTAGAAATAGATAAAAATGATGATGATTATAATCTTATCACAAAAACTATACAAATATCATATAAATCAAGAGAAAAAGAAAGGTTTAATAGAATTAAAGGACAATTAAAATTATTAAACTCCAAAATCACAACAAAAGAATTGTATAAACAAATGCCTGAATATGAAATAAGTATTAAAATTTATTTTGGGGTTGATATTACTATCATTTATAAGACTTCTAAATTTGTTTTTAATAATACTAAAGAATCTACCTACGATAATTTTTTTGAAGATTTAAATAACATTATTAAAGACCCATTTACAACTTGGTAATCAAAAATTTAATCCCTGATATGTTTATGTCAATAATATCTGGGTTCATTGTGAAATTTCCCCTATATTTGGTCATTAACTCAAAATTAAGGGAATTAAATTCATCTTTGGATAGTTGATACCTAATTTCCATTTTATTTGAAATAAACCCCTTTTCCGAAAGAATTAAAGATAATTTTAATATGTATTCCAAATTAACCATTAAAAATTCGTTTTAATTTATCCCAAAAACCCAATTTTTTTATTTCTTTTGGTTTTGAATAATATTGTTTCATTTCAGAACCAATCTCAAATTTAATATCTTTTATGAATTTATTTTTTTCAGAATTTGTAATATGAGATTCTTCTTGATTAATTTTATCCCAATCACGATAAATATGTTTCATGAAAATAAATATAATAAATTATTTGCAAAAATAAATATTTATCTTATATGAAATATATAATTACGGAAAAACAATTAAGATTAATTGAGGATTTGGAGTTAAAAAGTCGTGCTGGAGACCAGGAAAAACAAAGGGAAGAATATATAAATGAATTGTTAAATAAAAAAGTTGATAATAAAAATTTACTTACACTATATAATATTTTAAAATTAAAGGGTTTAAAGGTAGGATTAACAAATATTCATACAAATGATGAAATAAGGTTAGAAAAAAATAAAAATGATACAATTTTTATAAGGAATAATGTTACTTTTGGTTATGATGAAAAAATAAGTTTATCACATTTTAGTAATGGTAATATTAAAAGATATTATGATATTTATTATTCTGAAATTAAAACCTATAAAGATTTATTAGAAGAAATAGAAAAATTCTTAATTAGGGAAAATATTAAATTAAAAGAAAACCTTAATCTAAAATCTCGTGCACCACAACAAGAAAAACAAAGAGAGGAATTTGTTAATAATATACTAAAAAAAGGATTTGAAAATTTAACTGGTGGTGATTTGGAAAATATACAAAAACTTGATACAGAAAAAACCGAAGAAATATTAAAACAAATTTGTGATAATTTAAAGGAATTTGAACCTGAAATAAAGAAATATGATTTAATTAGTTATTATTTTTGGAAAATATATTTTAATAATATTAAACCAAAAAAATATAAAGATTTTAAATCAGAAAATTTTTTACATATTACAGATAAATCAGCAATATCTTATGATGATACTTATTTTTACTTTTTTGAATATTGGTTATCTGAAAATAATAAACGTAGAGAACAAAAAAGAGTAATAGTTGAAACAAAAATATTTGAATTCAAAACCATAAAAGAATTAATAAAATACATAAAAGAACATAATGAACCTGAAATACAATAATTTTGATGCAAAATTGGATACCCTAAACTATTGGGATTTGGAAGTTACTTCTGATGAAGATGTTCAACAAGATTCCAAATGTGAAGGTATTGTCCAAAATAATTTGGTAATATGGATGGATTTAAATAATAGTGGAACAACCACAGATTATTTAAATTTAACATCACTTATTTGTCAATCAATTGATTCAGGTATTACAATAAACGATATTGGTTTAACAGGTGTGGATAATGGTTTTGTTAATAATTTAAGTGGTGAAACTTTAACATTTAGTGCAGGAACACAATGTTTTACCATGAAAAATGTAACAGGTGATACTTACAATTATTCAATAATACCAACAAAAGATTTTTCTGGAAATTATGTTAATTTGGTTGGTGGATTTTATCAAGGATTTTTTAAATTGGAAGGTTATGATTATGAATTATTTAAACCAAGAAACAATTCAGGATGGACATCAGAGATTTGGTTATCAAATCGTAATGATGAAACCGTTTCTGCAACAACCCTAAATCAAGTATATACAGGAAATACTGGTATGTTCTTTTATTTGGGTACTCGTGCAGAAAATAAATTTTGGAATATATTTTCAGGAGAAACTGGTTATACAACAACAGAAGGTATAAATTTATCCCCTGATGAAGAAAAAGATTATAATTTGGATATATATGATAATTGTATTGGATTTTTATTAACCCCTGATGGAAGAATTGGTTATAGAAAAATATATTTTAAAAATGAATGTATTGATGATGTTGTGGTAACTGGGTTAACCATTGAAGAAAAATATTCAGATTTTACAATATTAAGTGGAAATTGTTTTAATTCTTGGTTGCACATTGCAATAACATTTGACCCTTATTTGGATTTGGGTGATGATTGTGATTTTAAACTTGCAAGTAAACGTAAGGGGGTTTTAACCATTTGGGTTAATGGAAAAAGGATAATGAAAAATATTTATTTTGATGAGATTGTTCTTAAATCTTTGGATGATGATAAAAATAAACAATTGGGTGTTCCTTATACAATTTCCGTTGGTGGTGGAACACAAGGGTTAATTGAATCAAAAATCTTTGGTGGTGATGATTTAATGGATAAAGAATTGGAGATTGAAAAGAATTTTGCAGGTTCTTTTTATGGTGGATTTAGTCAGTTTAGATTTTATACAAGGAAATTATCAGGGTTGGAAATAAGAAATAATTTCCGTTTTGAACAAAATAGATACCTTTTAAAAGATACTTTTGGTGGTAGAAAGATAATAATATCAGGAATTGATATTAACTGTTTTGGTCAGAATTTTGGGTGTTAATTAAATCTTTAATTACAAAATTTAAATCCATTATTTTTTAAAATCTTTCTTTCTTATTGTATTTTTCTTTTTTTAAAAATTTATTTTTTTTTATTAAAGGATGGTCTAAGTACATTCTAAATCGGATAGTAAGAATTTTAATTTTTCAATGCAAATATTTATAGAATATGTTACTAAAAAAAAGAATTTTATCGGAAAAAATCATTTCAGAATACCAAAGTTCCAATATAATTGGTTCTGAATACTTTCCTTTAACAAAAAAACTAATTGTGGAATTTAAAGGAGGGAGAAAATATCAATATGATGATGTTCCACTTTCAATATACCTTGATTTTGAAGTTGCAACATCACAAGGTAATTATATTCAAAAACTAAAGAAATACAATCCTAAAAAAATTGTCTAACAATTTTTTGTTTTGCATTAATAATTCTATAAGGTTTTCTTGAATTAATCCCTATTAAAACTATATTTTGTTTTAAAACATCAAAATATCTATCAACATTGAAATTTTTGGTATTTTCGTAAATGTTGTAAATTTTATATTCTTTAAATGTTCTATTAAGAGTAGTATCAACACCAACATATATGGTGAAAATATTAAAAAAACCTTCTTTTGATTTGCAAATATTTTTAAAAGTTTTCTCTAAAGTCATCTAAACGATTTTTACTTGATTAAAACTCAAATCAACTGGAGTACTTCTACCAAATATTTTAACATCAACAACCATTCTTTCTTTATCATTATTTAAAGATTGAATTTTACCTTTAAAAGTTGTAAAGGGTCCATCACAAATTTCAACATCAAGACCAACAACAAAATCAAATAGTTTTTCATCTGAATCATATTCTTCAATATACATTTTAACTTCATTATCTCGCAAAGGTGTTGGTAATATATTTAATACATTTTTAATTCCTTTAAGATTTTGTTTAACCTCACCCATCATACCATCACCAATCTTAATTAATAAGTAACCTGGAATGGTAGGTTTTTCTTTTTGAATTCTTTTGTTGTTTTTATCAACACTAAAATATTTTTCTATGGGAAGAAAAATATCATCCATTTTAATTAATTCTTTATCTTTTCTTAATTTTTCAAAAGTACTTTTTTCTGTATTAGAAACTACTTTTAATGTGTACCACTTACTCATTTTTTTATTTTTATTAAAATATAATAATTTATTCTGTAAAGTAAATTTTACCAATATAACCCAAAAAAAGATTACCGTATTTTAAACCTTTTTTAAAATATAATTCATTAGTTATATTATTTGAACATATTTGTTCTTTATCATAAATGATAAATTTAGTAAAATATTTATAAGATTTATCATTAAAATGTATTCCTTTTCTTAAAACTTCTGAATAAACAGTTTTACCTAAAGGTATATTAAAAAACCTTGTTTTTGAATTTCTAATATTATTAATGGTTTTATTTAAGTCCATTATAAATTACTCTTAATAATATAAAAATTAAACTGAAATAACCAAAAATTAAAAAAATTGGTAAATTTTCATATTTTTCGTTAAAAAGATATAAAGATAAAAGGTAACTCACAAAACCTATACCAAAATAAATTAAGTAAAACATAAAATAAATCTAAATAAAATTTCTGAATTAATCAAATTTCACTTTAAATTTTTTTCTTTTTAATTATATTATTTTACATTATGGTTAGATTTGAACAAGAAAGGCATAAATATTTTCATACAGTTACAGGTGAGGAATATAAATCAGTAACAACAATATTGGGTTTATATGAACCCCATTTTGATTCAGAAAATATTGCAAAGGCAGTTGCAAGAAAGGAAGGTAGAACAAAAGAAGATGTTCTTGCAGAATGGAAACATATAAATCATGTCGCAAATGATAAAGGAACTTATATTCATAATTTAATTGAAAACTATTTAAGAAGTAATCGTTTATATATACCAAAAACACCAAAAGAAAGATTAGTATTGCAGGGATTTCAAAGAACTGAAAATCTCATAGAATATGGTGAGGAATATTATCCTGAAATGATTCTTTGGAATGAAGAATTTAAGGTTGCTGGAATGAGTGACTTAATTGTAAAAATTGATGATGAATATTTCGATTGCATAGATTGGAAAACGAATCGTAAGTTTAATTTTTATTCTCCATATAAAAATCATCTTATTGAACCACTATCACATTTGCAAGATTGTCAATATACAATTTATTCTTTACAATTATCAATCTACGCTTATCTTTATGAAAAGATTTCAGGATTAAAATGCAGAAGATTAATGATAAATTATCTTGAGGATTCAGAAAATTTTATTTTTAAAATAATTCCAGTTTTTTATCTAAAAAACGATGTAGAAATATTATTAAATCATTATAAAGAAAATTATTTAAACCAATAAAATTATGACATTAGAAAAAACATTCATTAATTTAAAAAAAAGAAGGGGATATGGTTCATTAAATGAATCACCATTCCACAATCAACATTATTTAATTAATATTATTGAAACTTATCGAATGGTTAAAAACCAAAAGGTTAATTACGGTCATACAAATACATATAATGGTACTACTGGCTTTGTTTATACACCATACATTCCAACATATATCACAGTCATGACCAACTTAACAAGTTCTTCTGATTGGACAATATCATCAAGATATTCTAATCAAGTAAATAATTCTTATTACGGTACTGTTACCATAACATCAACATCATCAAATATCACTTCATTAAATGATTAAAAAAGTAATTCATTGTGGTGATATTCATATAAGAAATACACCCGAAAGAAATGATGAATATATTTCTGCATTTAATAAATTCTTTAATTATTGTAAAATCAATAAACCTGATAGAATTGTTATTTGTGGGGATTTGGTTCATAACAAAATAACAATATCACCTGAATCAGTTAGATTATTAACCTACTTTTTAAGGGGTTGTGGTGATATTTGCAAAACAATTATTATACCAGGTAATCATGACTTCTTGGTTAATAACCATGATAGGATTGATGCAATAACACCAATTGTTGAAGCAATACAACATCAAAATGTTCATTATTATCGTGATATGGGTGAATATGAGGATGAAAATGTTAATTGGATTGTTTATTCTCAATATCAAGGAAATAAAAGACCTGAATTTAATAAAGAAGAAAATAAAACTTATATTGGATTGTTTCATGGTGTTATCAAGGGAGCAAAAACTGATATTGGTTATGATTTTGATAATGGTCATGGAATGGAAGATTTTACAGGACTTGATATGGTAATGTGTGCAGATATTCATAAACATCAAAATGTTGGTGATGAAAACCTACCAATAGTTTTTTCTTCTTCAATGATTCAACAAGATTTTGGTGAAACCCCTAATAATCATGGATTTGTTGAATGGGATATTTTAACAAAAGAATATAAATTAATCGAAATTGAAAATGAATGGGGATATTATACGTTTCAACCTACGGAGGAAGAATTAAAAGTAATTTTAGAAAAAGAAGAAATTAATCAAGAATGAAAATAAAACATAATAAACAAACTGATACCATTTATATCAAATTTAACGGTAATAATGTTAACGAAAGTGAAACCATTAAAGAAGGTTTTATAATTGATTATGATGAAAATGGTAAAATAGTTGGTATTGAAATAATAAATGTATCTGAAAAAATTGTTATAGAATAATGTTAAATAAAGGAATATTTAAACCAATATTATCTGCAAAGGATTTTATTGAAGAAAAAATAAAATTTCCAGTTTATTGCACACCAAAATTAGATGGTATAAGAAGTTTTAAATTACCTGATAATGAAAAAATTTTAAGTCGTTCATTAAAACCTATACCAAACAAATATATCCAAAGTTTATCACACTTATTCCCAAATACAGTTGATGGTGAATTTATTTTAAAAAATGAAAATAACATATTACCATTTAATGAAACAACATCATTTGTAATGAGTTTTGATGAACAACCATCAAAAGAAAAACAATTATATTTTGTTATTTTTGATTATGATATATTATCAAATAAAAATTATCTTGATAGGATTGAATCATTAAAAGAGTTATTTTATAAAAATAATCTCATAGATTATAATTTTGATATCCTAATTCCAAAGGAAATAAATAATTTAAAAGAACTTTATTCTTTTGAAGAAAAATGTTTAGAAGAAAATTATGAAGGTGTAATATTGCGAAGTAATGGTAAATATAAATTTGGTAGGTCAACTGTTAATGATGGTTTAATGATAAAACTTAAACGTTGGTATGATGATGAAGGTATAATTGTTGATATGATAGAAAAATATAACAATACAAGTTCATTAATTAATGAATTAGGATATAAAGATAAAAATCATAAAAAAGAAAGTCTTACACCTGCAAATACTTTGGGTTCTTTAGTTTTGAAATATAAAGATTACACATTTGAAGTTGGTTCTGGTTTTACAGATGAAGAAAGGGATGAATTTTGGTTTAATAAAGACAAATATTTTGGAAAAAAAATTAAATTTAAATATATTCCATACGGAATGGTTGAAAAACCAAGAAACCCAATTTATTTGGGAATAAGAAATGAATTAGATTTATAAAAAAATAGTTTATGATAACAGAAAAAACGAAAATTAGGGTTATTTGGGAAGATTCACCAGAGAATTACACAAAAGAAGGTGAATCAAAAATAAAAAATTATTATAAGGAACAATATCCAACAAAGAATATTCAAGTTGTTTTTAAACCAAAAGGAATAAAACAAAAAGATAAAGAAATTAATTTGGATATTTCTCAATCAATTGTTGATACCAATTATCAAAGACAACTTTTTAAACAATGGATGGAAGTTAATAAATCTGAAATTGATTATGACTTAATTTTAAGATTAGATGAAAAGGTAAATGCGAAACTACAATCAGAGGTAGAACTTCCTGAACAATTTAAAAAATGGAAAATTAAAAAAGTTGAGTTTGATAATTTTTTATCTTATGGTGATGGGAATATTTTGGATTATACAAATTTAAGGGGTGGTGTTATTGTTTCAGGACAACCTAAAAATCAAACAGGTAAAACCACTTTATTAACTGATTTATTACTTTTCCTTTTCTTTAATCAAACTACTAAAACTGGTAAAGTATCAGAAATTTTTAACATATATAGACCAGAATGTGATATAGTTAAAGTTGTGGGTGAAATTGAAATTGATGGTCAAGATTATAAAATTGAGAGAATTCTTGAAAGAAAGAAAAAACGTAATGGTCAGGATTATAATGTAACTCAAAAATTAAATTTTTATAAATTAGGTGAGATTACCGAAAATTTGGAGGGTGAACACAGAATTCAAACTGAAAAATTAATTAAAGAAACTATTGGTAATGTTAATGATTTCATGTTAACCATTCTTGCAACATCCAATAATCTTGAATCCATAATTGATGCAAAACAAACTGAAAAATCAACAACCCTAACAAGATTTTTGGGTTTGGATATAATGCAAATAAAAGAAGAAATTGCAAAAAAATTATATTCAGAATGGAAATTAACCAATAAATCAAGTAAAACAAATTCAGATACCTTAAAATCAAGAATTGATGAATTAAATGAATTGATTATAAAATCTAAAAATAATATTGGTAATTTAATTGTTAATGAAACTGATTTAAAAAATAAAATAGAACTTTTAAATATTGAAAAAGAAGGATTATTAAATAAAAGACTTCCAGTGGAGGAATTTTTGGTTAAAATGAATTTGGATGAAGTTAAAAGTGATATTAAAAAAGTTGATAAATTATATTCTGATAAAGAACTGCAATTAAAAACAATAACAACTGATTTATTGGAAGAAATATTCTTTAATGAAGAAGAATATAATGGAATTCTTAAAGAAGAAAAAGAATATATTAGAAAATCATCTGAATTATTAACTCAAAGAAACTCTATTATAAAACAAATAAAACAATTAAAAGAAGAAGGTATTTGCTCACTTTGTAAAAGACCTTTTGAACATGACCATACTGATGAAATCAATAAATTGGAAAAGGAATATAAATTAATTAATGAACAAATTACTAATGTTTCAGAAACGGAAAATAATATAAAATTTAAAATTTCAGAATTTAATAACCTTAAATATAAAAGAGATGAAAAACAAAGAAAAGAAATATTAAGGGATAAATTTTCAGTTGAGTTGGAACAATTAAATTTAAAAAAAGATAAATTAAATTCACTTATTGAACGTTACAATAATAATGAAGAATCAATAAAAGAAAACAAAAAAATCAATCAAGAAGTTTTTGATATAAATTATAGAATTGATAGAATTAATGATGAATTAAAAACATTAATAAAAACCATAACAAATGAGGAAAATTTCATAAAAAATTATGAAAAAGAACTTAATGAAATTAATTTAACAATAAAAGAACTTAAAAAAGAAGAAACCATCACAAAAGTTTTTAATTTATATTTGGTATTGGTTGGAAAGAATGGAATATCAAAAATTGTATTAAAAAACATAATACCGATTATAAATACCGAAATTTATCGTTTAATTAATGATACAGTTGATTTTAATATAGAGATTGATATAAATGATAAAGATGAAGTAGAGTTCTTTATGATTGATTCTAAGGGTAAAAAACCATTATATTCTTGTTCAGGTTATGAAAGGGTGGTAGCATCAATTGCACTACGTGTGGTATTAAGTAAAATTAGTTTTTTACCAAAACCTAACATAATTGTATTAGATGAAATAACTGGAAAAGTTGCAAATGAAAATATGGGTAATTTATTTAATATGTTAGAAAAAGTGAAACAAAATTTTGATATTGTTTTTATGATTACTCATAATGATATTGCAAAAGAATGGGGCAATTTTATTTTAGAAATAAAAAAAGAAAACGATATTTCTTCTTTGGTTTACTAATAATTTGATTTTTAAAGAAAAATTTATTAAATTTCTAAAAAAATCGTTTATGTATAAATTAAGATTACACAAAAAAAGTCAATTTCATACTGGTTTAACTACTGATTATTCATTTGCAGTACCTTTAAAAAATATTTACCAAACTTTAATTGAAAAAACATTTGAAAAAATTGATGTTTTTAATCAAACTGACTATGGTTGTACTAATATAATCTTAACGATAAATAAAAATTATTTATGTCAGAATACACTATAATTAAAAAATATTATAATGATGTTAATAGGCGTTTTCCTTGTGAAACTAAAATTGATTTATATAAAAACTTAATAGAAAAGGATAGTGTTTATTATTTTCGTTTAATAAGGAAAAATGGTAATGTATTGAAAAATATGTCAGTATATAAAGGTAATTTTGAATTTGTATCAGAATCAATAAAGGATTAAAAACCCAAATCTTTTAAAGAAATTTCATCGTATCCTTCATCACCCCTTTCATATTCATTTATTTCGTTATTAATTTTGTTGGCAATTTTTTGAAGTTTCTTCTTACCATTAATATTGTCATTTACTAAATCATTCATAAATTGATTAAATTCATTTGCTGGCATTTGAACAATTTCATGATATAATAATGGCATAATATCATAATCATTTGCATCAATTGAATCCAAGAATTTTTTCCATATTGCAGGACCCACTCTTAAATCCCAAAATTCTGATTCAAAAAAATCTGATTTAGAAACAACATATTCTCTATCTTCTTTATCTTTAGGTAAACCATGTTGACTCATTAATTCCATAACACCTTTAGTCATTTCGTGTAATAATACAGGTAAATTAATACCTTCTGCAATAATAACAGGTATATTACCTTTATATTTAATTTTCATAAAACCAATATGACCAACACCTTTAACCCCTTTTAAGGTTAAATCATCATTATCCCAATAAAACATTGATGATTGACCAAGAAAATTTTTATATAAATTAGGTAAGTAAGAATCCAAAGATTTAACTTTATCTAAATCTTTAAAAAACATTTTTTCACCAAATCTTGCACTACCTTGTGTCATAGAATTTAATATTCTTCTTTTATTTATTTCATCAGTTAAATCTTTATTTTGTGGATGTTTTATTTTACTTACTTCTTCTTCACTTTTAAATCCACTTTTTTGGATTTGATTAGGTGGTAATATCCTTACTTGAAATTGAATATCATCACCTATCTTAAATTCATCTTTAATTAAATTTATTGCAAGACGTTCTAAATCTTTTTCATTACCTCTTTCATGTTTTGAAATATCATTTAATAAACCCATCATATATTGTGGGTCATAATAACCAGAATCAATACTATTGTATTCATCAACAACTAAATCAGTTAATTTATTACCTAATATCTTTGCATGTTGATAATTGTTATTTTCTAAGGATTCTATATTTTTTGGGTTCATAATTTAATTTATTTTTTAGTCAGGAAAATTAAAAAATATAAGATAAACATCATCTTCTCTAAAATTATTAGAAATCAATGCACCATCCATATCATCCCAATTTTCTCTGTCTAATCTATCATATTTAGTAATAACTAAAGGTCTTTTTTCACCATGTTTTGTTGTTATTATTGTTGTTCCATCATCAGAAATACCTGTTTTACCTTTTAACATAAAAGGAATAGGATAACTCATATACATTGAACCTTTATCATAACCTTCATTTTCTAAATATTTTTCTGCCTTAGTTATTGCAGAAAAATCATCACCCTTAGTAAATTTTTTTGCATAAGTTATTACCTTATCCGATATTTTATTAATACCTTTGACATTAGGGAAAACATCACCAATTTTTTTACCTATAATAGAATTATCAGTTTCTTGTTCAGTTAAATTCTTTTTTTCACCAACAATTTTATCAAAATTTTTACCTAAATTATGTACTTTACCATCTTTATAACAAGTATAATTTCCATCATTTCTTACTTTATAAATAAAATCACCTTTTTTATAATATTTACAATCAGGATTGTATTTTATACCTTGTTTTTCCAATTCAGATTTAGATAATTTAATTTTATTTTCTATCAATGCCTTTGCAGGTGTTGGTTCTGAATCTGGTTCAATATGTTCAGGTTTTGTGAAAGGTCTTTTTCTTGGGTCTTGTCTTTTTGGAGAATCAGTATCAGGTTTAATTTGTGGTTTAACATCAGGTTTCACTTCAGGTTCTGCAATTTCTGGTTGTTCATTTAAAGTGATTTTATTATCGTTAATAAAGTTATCCATTTCTTTTTTAACAATATCACCATTAGAATCCAATTTATTAAGTAAATCCAAACCTTGTTTTTTAACCCTAATATTATCAGTTTTTTTAACAATATTTGTTATTTCATCTTTATATTCATTAATAGATTTATCTTTATCCAAAGGTAATTTAGACCACATCAAATCAATATCTTCATTTAAATTAACACCTTTAACTGTTTTAGGTTCTTTATCAAAATATTTTTCACACCATATTTTCACCCCATTTTCATCTATTTCATTTCTAAAGGTTTTTCTAACAATTCTACCATCATAGTCTATATCCCAAGTTTTATATTTTTCACTTATTGTTTCAAGTAATTTTGGGTTTACACTATTTTTTTTGATTGTATGTTCAATCAATTCAATTAATTTAGATTCACTTAATTGATATTTTTTCATCTGTATTTATATTTATATAATAAATATCATAAAATATGAAAAAAATTAATTTAGATAAGAGTTCTATGGTTGCACTTATGCAAGAAGTTTACTTTGAATCAATTGAACAAAGAAAATTGGCAATTAATAAAATTAAAGACCAAGAAATAAAATCTCCAGAAGATGTTGCAATGGTTGGTAAATTTGTTTCAGATATGATGAAACATGTATCAGATTCTATTGATAAAAAAATTCAGTTATTAAAAATTCAGGCAACTTATATTGATGGTGAAAATAAGAATACCAGTTTTATAAATCCAGAAGATGTTAAAATAACTGATGACCAAAAGAAATCAATTCTTGATGCAATAAGAAATCAAAAATTATTGGGTGAAATCAAAAAGGATGAAAATATACAAAAATATGATATTGATATTTAAAAAATAATTTATTTTAATGAACAAAAAAGGTGGTTAAAATAATAACCACCTTTTTTTATTTTAATTATAATTGTTATTAAACATTTGCAAAAAATGCACCATTTTGTGTGATATTAAATGTTACATTTATTACTTCTAATGCTCTTGTAGGTCTAATGTATATTTGACCATTTAATTCATTAGTATCTAATGCTTCAGGAGAATCATCCAATATAACTCTGAAATCTAATAAACCTCTTTGACGTTTAATATCTTCAAGAATAGGATTTACTTGAGATAAGAATTGATTTCTTACAACAATATCATTTTGTTCAAATAACAATCTTTGACCAACTGCAGAAATTAAAACCCTTGCCCTTAATAACAATCTACGAACATTAATTCTATCTAGTGCAGATTCTCTAACTTGTAAAGTTTTTTGTCCATAAATAGTTACATTAGTGTCAGTAAATGTTGCAATTGGATTAATTCTTGCTGCATATAACTCATCTCTTTGTGCTTGAGTTAATTTAATTCTTGCTCTAACTGCATTTGTAACACCACGATTTTTACCTGCTGGACTAAACCAGGGTGCAGAAATTTTATCAGTTAATGCCATTGTTCTCATTACTGCAACAGTAGGTGGTAAATAAATATTTACACCATTTTCAACATCTCTCCATTGTATCCAGGGGAAATAAGTTGCAACATAAGAAGAATCCAAATCTGTATTGTTTAAAATATCTATTGCTTCTTCTATATCTGCATCTGGATTAGTCACTACACCACCATTAACATCAGGTGCAGTAACAACATATAAACAATCACCCCTACCATTACCTTGACTATCACCCTCAACCATAGAAACAGTTTCATTTACAAGTGCAGATTCATTAAAATAATCTAAACCTGGGGTTGCCAATAAATTAATAGATGTAGATTCAGGATTAGAAAATTCTAAAATACCATTTAAAAATGCATAGTAATCAGAATTACCACCGTTTTCTACATTAGATAATGTTATTTCATCAAAACCACCAAAATTAGAACCACCAACACGATAAGTATCACCTTTAGTTCTATTATTTTGATACACATCCCAACCATCAAATCCACCTGCAACAGTTAAAGTAAATTTTCTTAAACGTTTATTGGTAAAAATATTATTTGGGTCATTTATATCAGTAACATCTTTAAGACTATAATCAGTTGTTTGGAAAGTAACAGAAGTTTCACCATCTACTGTTGAAACTGTTGCATCAACATCCATGTGGAATGCGTCAGTTGTTACAGTCCATTCATCACCATTACTTTGTAAACCTTTAAAATCAAAGAAATCTTGGTCTAAACCTCTTCTATCAGTTAAACCAAAATACCATTTAGATGGTTGTAAAGGTGGTGTATATTCTGTTAAATATTTAATTTTCGGTCTTGTTAAAGAATTGTATTGTCTTTGTTTAAAACCTAAGAAACCACATGCAAATGCATCATTAGGATGTTCAGTATTCATTTCTAATGTAATATAAGAAGATTTTTGTTGAAATTCACCATCCAATGTACCAATTCTTTTTGCAATGTAACTTGGTTGTGTTCTATTCATGGAACATCTTCTAAATGTTTCTAATACACTTATTGAATTATCTGTGTCATTAAAATTACGTACTATGACATCAAACTCTTTTAATTCTGGGTCAATATTTTCAATAGTTATTTTTATTTCTTTATTTGCATTATCTCCATCAGAAATGGAAATAAATTTAAATAATTTAAATATTTCAGAACCACGTACTTCTGATAATATCCAGGGTGATTCTGGAGTTCTCCATTGTGTTTTATAATTACTGATAGTAGAAATAGAACTTAAAGAAGATACTGTTAAACCACTAATAAAACCAGATGCATTAAAATAAGATAATGATTCAGGATAAATTTCTTCTACCCAAAGTGCAGTATTTTTACCTTTTGGTGTATCACCTAATACATTTACAATATATGAACTTGAATCCTTATCTAATGATACTTGATATGTTTTTTGTCCATCAACTGTATTTGCAACTAATTGAAAATCATTTAAAACATTTGTTGTTACACCACTAAATGTTGAACCTGTTACATTTATTGTTAAACTTGTTGTATAACAAATACTAGGTGAAGTTAATCTACGACTTCTTAAAACTGCAACCACTTGATTATTATAACCAGTAACACCTGATACACTAATAACCCAACCATCACATGTTTCTTCATAACCTGAATAACCTAAAACCCTTACTACAAAAAGTTGATTTGATTCTGCCAAATATTCTCTGGCAATATAAGGTAATTCATATCTTGGTCTGCCATCACCATATTTTTCTGTGTTTTGACCACCAAAAAGTGTTTGAAATTGACCGTAGTTTTCAACAAATATTGGTTCAAATGCAGGACCTTTAACAGTTTCACCTACTAAACCTAAAGTGGTTACACCAATATTTCTTGTTACAAAAGATAAGTCATTTTCTTTGAAATAAACCCCTGGGGATACTTTAATTAAATTTGCCATATTTTTTTTATTTATCTAATAAATATCTTAAATTTATGCAAAATATTTATATAATAAAAAAAATATGAAATTTATTGTAAACAAAAATGAAATTACAGGAAATACCATTAATTTTAAATTCCCACTAAAAAGAAAAACAAATAATTTAGGACTTTACTCAACAATTGAAGGAACTATTGTTTTTACAGAATTAATAAAAATAAGTGAATATTTTAAAAATGAATGGTTAATTAATGACACCACAAAAGATGTAACAGGAACAACTGTAAATAAATTATCAGATGTTAAAGGATATGATATTAATAACCCTTATAAAATAGGTATAATTGGAGATAAAGAAATTGTATCCATTAATAATGGTATTGTGAAATATAAATTTATTGCAGATGATTCAAATCAATCAATTATATATGAAACTGATTTAAACACTTTGTTTACCGAATTTATGTTTAAAACTTATGGATTAAGTGTTAGTTTTAATAATCCACCGCAGTTAACAACTGGTAATAGTTTATTAAGTGGTATTGTAATGGAGGATAAAAATATTGGTTTTGTTGAAAAACCTTTAATAAAGGGTAATGTTAATATAGAAAGGGGTAAAACAAAACCTTATGAAAAACATTTTGATATGCGTAAAATAAGTAAAATAAGTGATTTTTAGAGTTTAAATTTAACAATTCTTTTTGGGTTATCCAAATCTTCAAAATCAAATTCAGACCAAGAAAATATTAAGTTTTCCATTTGTCTTGTTTTTATATTTATCAATACAAATTTAATTCCTTCGGTTGTTTTTGAGAATTTGTCTATTTCGTAATTATTTTTTATAAAAGTTCTTTCTTCACGATTAAAATTTAATTTTGTAATTAAATCAAATCCAAACAAATATCTCTTAGAACCATAAGGGTCTATAAACTCTTCATTAACAATAACAAAAAAATTAGTATATTCAGTATTTTCTCTTATTAAAACCAAATTACCAAATAAAAATACAAATTTATGTTCTGTTGGGTGTTTTAGAATAAAAAAATCATTTACACCTTCCCAATAACAATTTATTTCACCAATTTTCTCAAAAATAAATTTTATTTTTTTGATATACCTTTCATCAAAGTAATCTTCTTTTTTCTGAACCCATCCAGAAAAATAATCAAAAGTAAATTTGTTTTTATCTTCTATTTTAACTTCTTTAATTTCTTCTATTTGCCAGAACATATATTCTCTATTTTTTTATAGACTTCTTCGGTAAAAAACGGTAAAAAGTCGAATGTTTTATAACAAAGAAAAATTGGGAATTGTGATTTTGTTGAAAAATAAATTCCTTCTTTTGTTTTTTCAATACCAACAATATCAATACCACAACTTTTCAATAAAATGTTTAATAAATGAGATTCCATCATAAAAAAATTAGATATGATTAACATTTTTTTGGTGTGATAATATTTTGTAATATCTAAGTTATTATTAGTTATTTCAATTTTATCAAAAAAAGTATAACCTTTTTTAGATTTATGTAAAGTAATTATATCTTCTTCATCATAGTAAATAAACCTATCTTCTTTTTCTTCAAAATATGTATGAACACCAGTATAAAAATTTGATATATACGTGAATAAAATATAACCAAGATAAAGGTTATCTTCAAAATTAATTGAAGAATTAAAAGATTTAGGTTTAGAAGGAACAGGTATTTTTTTTTCTTCTATTTTTTCTATTATCCAAAACATATTTTTAAATTTAAAGAAAAAAAATGACATTTTCAACTTTATTTTTAAAAAATATTGTTTATTATTATTAAAAAAATAAAAAACTTATGAAATTTGAAGAAATCTTTAACGAAACAGACAATCTTTTTAAGGAAGTATTAGAAAAAACATCAATACCAAAATTTGTGAAATTTAAGGTTGTTGGATGTCAAGAACAAAAAGAAATTTATAAATTATCAAAAACAAATCCTTTAGTACACTATATTACTGGAATTGATATTTTAATTACTTTAAATGAGGATATTTTTTCACAACTTAATGATTTGCAACAAAAGGTTGTATTACAAGAATGTCTTGCACAAGTATATTATGATATGGATAACGATAAATTAAAATTATTAAAACCTGATGTTAGTACTTTTTCTAGAATATTGGAACAATATGGTGTTAAAGAATACATGGAATTAAAAGAAGTTATTTCTGCTATTCAGAATCAGAAGGAGGAAAAATAGTATCTTGAATAGATATGAAAAATATAGAATTTAGAGAACTGATACACCTTGTTAGGTGCAGTAAATTTTTAAAAGAAAAACAAAATGGGCAGAAAATTAACAAGTTATAATGGTGAAGATTGTATCTATACACCAAGAGAAATGGCAAAGGCTATTGTAGAAAAGTTAAATCCACAAGGAATTATATTAGAACCTTTTAATCGGAATTAAAATTTAATAAAATGAGAAAATACAGAATTAGAGAAGAAAAGTTTGAAGATGGTAGAAGTGAATTTATACCTCAATTTGAAGAAGATGGTCAATTTCATGATTTCTTTTATTTATCAGGATTAAATAAAGATAGACCACCAATGATTTCAAGACGTTTTAAAACTTTTGAGGGTGCGAAGAGTGAAATTGACAACGATAAGTTAAAATCAATGAAACCAATTGAGGTAAAAATTCACGATGTAGATTAAATTGTGTATAACGGATGGGTGTATGAGAAGGTTTGCTTAGATGAACTTTCAAATTAACTACAACTGATGATAGCAAACTTTCTTATACACCTTGTTATACACAGTACGGTTTATTAAGGTAGAATGTTGATACGAAGAAAGAATAAAACTTTTTAAAAATGTGAATATTTATATATAAAATAAAAACATAAAACTATGAGTACAGAAATAAGACAAATGATTGATAAGGTTAAAAATTTTAAACAATTTCTTAATGAACAACGTGATGTTTCATTAAGAAATGATATATGTAAAATAATTGATGAATTTACAAATAAATATGGTAAAACATTAGCGGCACATTCTCATATTAAACGTGTTGAAAATGATGCGTTAGGAATACTTGCTGAAAAAATAGATAATTTTTTGAATTACGGTGATTATAGAAAAATATGGTCAATCTTAAATGATTTCACAAAAAATGATGCACTATTTGATGATAATAATATGGGATTAAGTGAAACTATATTAGATAAATTAAACTTGGGTAGATAATTTTTAAAAAGTTTTTATCACAAATGTTAAATCGAAGTACTTTGGTAGCATTGTGTATAACGGCTGCAAATAAAACATCGTTTTAATGTGTTTTATTTGTTGTTATAAGTTGTATTATTTTTGTTTTACCTTATAAAAAATTAAATTATGGAAAAAATTGTAGAAAAAAAGAAATTATCTTGGAATATTGAACGTACAGAGCTTCAAGGATTCAATTGTAAATACAATTATAAATTTTCAACACCACAATGGTTAGAAAGTGTTGATAATCCAGAGTATTTTGGGATTTCACACAATGATATGAAAGAAAAAGTTATTGAAAATTTAGTTAGTGAATTTAGAATAGCGTTAAACAATGTTATATTTGGAGACCCTGCTGGTAGAGAATATGTGGAACATTTAGAAAATTCAAAACAAAAATAATATTACTTATAACGCTTGGCAATATATGTAGTTGCCTTGTAGGAATTTAAAAATTAGTATAAACCTTAATAGGCAATTACATATATTGCTTGTTAGCAAACGTTCCTTTATGAGTGAGATTATTAAAAAGTTAGAAGAAAATCAGTTTCAAACTGTTAAAAAATCAAATGTAAAATGTCCAATATGTGATGGTGATTTATACACTGTTGATAATTGGATGATGGTAGTTATGGATGGTAATACTGTTTATCATTGTGAAAATGTTGAAGAACATAAATTTTGGAATCATCCGTTTGAAGATAATAACATTTTACATTTGAATAAAAATGCAAGTGAAACTGATTGGACAACAGAGCAAGATTATAAGTTGGTAGATGGTTCTTGGAATGTTTGCTAACTATTGTATATATCTAACTACCCATAACTAATTGATTTTCAATATGAAAGAAACTAACTATTACGAAATTTGATTTTCTAAGGAATTATTCTTATATTTAAATATCTTACTTATTATTGGAATATTTATAATAAACCATTATCCAAAATGAGTAAATTATTTGAAACCTTAAAAATTAAAAAACTCATGGGAATCATACTAGAAAATGAGGAACTTGATAGATTGTTGGATAAAATATCTGAATTAGGTATGGAATCATTATCTAATGAAGAAAAAAAATATCTTTATTCATTAAATAATCCTGATGAAGAAAAAGAAGAATTTAATTTTGAAGAAGATAAGTATATAGAAAATCATTATAATGATACAATTTCTTTAATGAAACAACTGGGTTATAATAAAGATAATTGGAATCTTTCAATAGAAAAAGATGATAAAGGTAGGGAAATACCAATATTTTCATCAGTTACAGAAAAAATAATAATTGCACCTTATTGGAATAATAAAAAAATGATTTTAGTATCATCTTTTGATAAAAGATATTATTTTACAGAACCTATGGGTGTTAATTTGGAAACAATAGGTGATTTAAAGGGTTGGATTATAACAGAATTTTTTGATTCACTTGTTCCTGAATTAATAGATAGATTTGAGGAAAGATTTTACGTTAGAGTTTAGTTTATGTTATCAAACGGTAAAAAAGTTTTATTAAAAATGGTTCAAGATAAGAATCTGTTAGAACAAAATTCTCAATATACAGATGAAGAAATAATGAATCTAAAATCAATATATTCTTTAGATAAAGATTTTTGCATATCAATTTTTAAAGAACTTTTTAATAATGAAACTGATAAAGAATCAATTAAACGTTTTCTTATAATTGATTTTGAAGAATCACTTAAAAATTTTATAAGTAAATTAAATAATCCTGGATATGAGGAAATATTTTTTATTTATTTGGAAGATAAAATAATTGGTTATTGCTCATTTTTTCCTTATAGATTCTCAAAAGATTGGAAATGGTCAAATGACCTTGAAATGGGTATTTTTATTAAAAATGAATATAGAGGTCAAGGAATTGGAGAAAGTGTCTTAAAACACCTTGAAAATGATTATATTAACCCTTTTTATTCTGATTTAAATAAAAATATTAGAAGTGGGAAGAAATTAATTCTTGCACCAACATTCGATAATCCTTCGATTAAACTTTATGAACGTCTTGGATTTAAAAAAGTTGATGATAAACAATATAATAATGATGGGTTATTTAGAATGGAAAAAATATTGGATTAATTCCCCAACACCAATTTTACAAAGTCACCTTTGGTAATAGTTGGTTTTAAATGGTTTTCAACCATTTCTTTTATTTCCTTTTTTATTTCTTCTTTGGATTCATTTTTCCAAATTTCACCTCTTCTACACCTCACTATTGCACCAGAACGATATGCTGAGTTTTTATCATATTTTCTTTTTGCAATATTATAACACCTATCTTTTTTTCCTTCAACCAATTCTTCACCTTCCAAATTTCTTAATTCCTCAATACCCTTATCAGTCCATTCAACTTGTGTAACTGATGGTCTAAATAACCATTTCATTTTAACACCAAAATTAATAATATTATTTATTAATTTATCTTCATACCAAACAATAACATTTTTCTTACGAACCAAATTTCTTTCATATTCATCTACAATATCCATTGCAGTAGAAACATCTTCTATATCAAAAGAAAAACTACCTTCCAACTGACCTTCTGGATTAACTGATAAATTTTCTTTTGTTAATTCAACTGGTATATCTTTTTGTAACATATCTTTAACTGCATCAACATTTTTTGTATCTTTTAAATCATCTGGTGTGACTTTTATTGATTGTTCAGTTTCTTCTATATTTTCACTCTTTTTACCCCAAGTTTCACCTTTACCTTTGGTTTTACATGCAGAAGGTGTTGGTCTGCATGCAGGATATTTACTTCTTTTTTCACCTTCTTCTCTACCACAAGGTTTGCATTTTGTTTTTCCTTCTGAATCTTTTCTGCAAGTATTACAATCAACCCACCCTTTTGAACCATCACCACCTCTTCTTGAAAACCAACCATGTAATCCACTTTTCTTTTCTTTGGAATAATCTGTTTTTTCCTCAATTTTAGTTAATCTTGAATAATAATCTGGTAATTCATAAAGATGGTCAAGGGAAATTTCTTTTGCAATTTTTTCATCATTTGTGTGTTCCAATTCAACCTTAATACCTTTATCCAATTGTTTTTCAATTTCTGAAACTGAAACCCCATGTTTTTTTGCAATATCCTCAATTGTTTTATTATCTGAAAGACCACCTTTTATATTATTGGTTAATTTATCCAATTGTTCTTTTGTTAATTTGTATCTCATAATTCTATTTTGTCTGGTTTTTTAAGGATTAAATCCCTTTCATAAAGTCTATCATTCACTTGGTTTTTTGAATCCCCATATCTGAAAACCAATCTTTTATAAATAGTTTCATCTTCATTATCTTTTGACCAACCAAGTGCAATAACACCATCAATTGCATCAAACATTCCGAATGAATCTGAATTTTGAATTAATTCCAATTCAACATGAGTTTTTAAAATCCCAACTTCATCAATATATTCCAAATCTGGTGGTTCAGGTTTACCATTTGCAGGGGATTCATCCCAAAATTCACCATCAATTTCAATTATATCAAGTCTATCTGAAAAAATAAATTCATAAAGAAATTCCCCCTTATGATTTTTTCCTACTTTATTTATGTATATTAAATTCATTTTAATCTATTATTTTTAAAAATCCACAAAAGAAGGTTCTGTTTTATTTGGTTCAATATTACATTTATTATTATAATTCTTATATTTTCTTGCCCTTTCATATTCATCCCTATCTTCTTCATCTCTAACCCATTTACTAACTGTTTCAAATAAAAAAGTTTTTCCACCAATTTTTATTTTCGGTAATCCTTTTTTTGATTCAGTAATTTCACCCCTATCAACCATATTTGCAAGTTCATGAGATAACAAAGAAATTTCAACATCATCATCTATTCTCTTAAAATTATGTGCAGCTCTACCACTCATTCCAATATATTCATATTTAACACCCCAAATTAAATATATTTTTCCCTTAATTAATTTAATTTCATTACCTTCAACTAATTTTTCATTTAAATCTTCTGATTCACCAATAGGTTGTTGTTGCATTTGTGGTTGAGGTTCACCTTGAACTGGTGGTTGTTCTTGTGGAACTTCCTGATTTTGTTCTGGCATTTGATTAATTCTATTAACCAAACTTTCTTTTACTTGTGGATTAACATTTTCAAAACGAATTGCAGATATAATTGAATTCATTACATATTTAACCATTTTATCATCAAAACCTTCTTGTGAATTATAAGAATCTCTTATTTTTTGACCCAATTTACCAGTTAATCTTTGTACTTGTCTTATTACTGAATCTTCATCATCTTCAAAAGAAGGTTGTGGTTCATCCATTGGAACATCTTCCATTGATTCAGGTTGAGGTTCTTGGAATTGTTCTCCTTGAGGTTGTGGTGCAGGTGCAGAAGTAGGTTGAGGTAGAGTTTGAGGTTCAGGTTGTCTTAAAACAAATCTATCATTTTCCAAAATCACATATTCTTTTTTTGAATCCAAAGATTCTTTAAGATTATATAAAAATGTATTTAAACCTTTAAGTGCATCTGCAAAAGAATTATATTTATATTTTTGGTTATAACGAACACCACCAATATATTGAAAATCTTCTTTTAATAATTTTTCTTTTGAATCAGAAATTTTAATAAAATAATGAGAATTTTCTTTTACAATTGCATAATTTTTTCCATCAACACCTTCTTTTACCAAAAAATCACTATCTACTTTATCTTCTTTTGATTCATTTAAACCTTTATAGGTTAATTCAAGTATTCTTTGAAGTTTTTCTTTTCCCTCAAGTTTTTCACTTCCAACTGGTTTTTGTTTTAACATAATAAATTTTTTAATATAAATATTCTACTTTTTATATTTATTTAAAAAAGTTTGTGGAAAATTTAAGAATTAGAACAGATATTGGATTAAATAATGTTTATTTAAAATTTAAATTAGAACAAAATTTTGAAAATCTTGAAATTCTTTCTTTAAAAATTGAACAAGATAGATTATACCAAAGATTTTGTTCTGATTATGGTGTTGTTTGTGGTAGGGTAATAACAAATGATGGTTTTGGTGTTGCAAATGCAAAAATATCTGTATTTATACCAATTTCAGAAGATGATGAATTAAGGGATGAAATATTTGATATATATCCTTTTAAAACACCTTTTGATAAAAATGAAATAACAAAAACGAGATATAATTTATTACCTGAAAATAAACAAAGACCTATTCATCAACCTGTTGGTACTTTTCCTGTAATAAATAAAATAATAACAAATGAAAATTATTTGGAAGTACATGAAAAATATTATAAATTCACTACAAGAACAAATTCTGCTGGGGATTATATGTTATTTGGTGTACCAACTGGATTACAAACTATTCACATGGATATGGATGTATCTGATATTGAATCACTTTCATTAAACCCAGAAAATTTTATTGCAAATGGTTTTCCAGAAGAATTTTTTGAATCAATTAATGGTGTAACTCAATTTAAAGTATCAACAAATTTGGATGAACTACCACAAATTATAACACAAAATATTTCAGTAAATGTACAACCATTATGGGGTGATATAGATAATTGTGAAATTGGCATAACAAGACAAGATTTTGATATTACAAATCAATTAATAATAAATCCAATTGCAGTTATTTTTGGTAGTGCAATAAGTTCAATTTTCCCAAAAAGTCAATATACTACTGAAAGTGGTAATCAATCATTTACAAATGGTTGTAATTCTAGTTGGGCAAACTACAATGGACTTTGTGAGGGTAAATATGGTTCTTATCATATTAATAAAGGTAATGTTAGTGTTTCATGTGATGTTTATAATAGTGATAGAAATTTTTATAAGACATTTACTTTTGATGATGGTAAGATATTAATTTCATTACCAATGAATACTGAAAGATATATTACTGATGAAATAGGTAATCCTGTTTTATCACAAAATCCAAATGTGGGTATTCCTACTAAATCAAATTATTATTTTAATTTTTATGTTAATAAACTTTTTGGTGAAGAATTTAATACTGCAAGGGTTAGTAATAATTCATTAGTTAGATGTGCAAATTACATATCATATCAACCAATTACTTTAGAATATGATATTTTTAATAAACAAATACAATTTTATACATTAGGAACTTTCTTTAAAAGAAATCCAAATGTTGTACCACAATTAGAAACAATTAATAGTCAAATATTTTTATATTATAATCTTAATAATGCAAATATGGGAGACCCCTGGGAAGTGTTAAGTTTTTATGATAATGTACCTTTACCTTCATTTAATCAATTACCTGTTAATACTGATAATGTAGATGTTAATAGGGGTTCAGGAATAGACTACAAACAATGTTTTTTTAATAATTCTTTAAATGGTGTATTATATTTCCATACTTTTGAATTAAAAGATAATGGTGATTATTCTGTAAAAGTTGCATTAAATAAAAGTTTATTTTTAAATGGAATTCCTAATACACCAAATTATGATTTTGAATTTATTTATAATCTTAATAATTTGGATATTGTATTAACTAACAGTACAAATGATTTAAAAAATGGTTTAACTGAAAGTTCTAAAACCAATTTTGGTGTTTTACCATCTAATAATATTTTTTCGGGTAAATATTATTATTTTGGGAAAGAAAAAAATCAAACAGTATTACAAAAATTAAAACAACAATTCGATGGACAGATATAAAACTCTTTTACCAAGTGATAAAAATAAAAATGCAAATAATTCTGATTTATTTGTTTCTTTTAAATTAGATAATTCTAATGTTTTGAATGGATATGATAATATTATATCAATACTTGATGTAGAAGAACAATTCAATAAAGAAAGGCAAAAATCAGATTTATATAGAATTTCTGGTAAGATAAATTTCTTACATGCAGATGCAGACGATTTAAAAAGTTTTTCATTAACTAAACAATATGATGAAAAATTAAAACTAGATGTTAATTCAACTAATGTTTGGGGTATTACAAATTGGAAAAGTATTCAGTATAATATAAATGATGAGTATTCTTGTCCAGTACCTAATAATAATGTAACAATGAAATATTGGGATGTTAATCCACTAGATGGATTTTTTCCTATTATAAATTCAACCCAAATTGGATTAGATAATGGAATACAAATTTTACCAACTAATAATCAATCTGTTGATACTTTAAGATTTAAATGGTTAGGTGATACAGGTACTTATAATATAACATTTAATTTAATAATAGAATCAAGAGGTAGAGTTACTGGGAAAGGTAAAAAAACTGGTGGTACTTTATATATTGATTTAAGAGAATACAATAGTACTTTTATTGACCAATATGAAGTTGAAATCATTGAAAGAAATCCTCAAACTTTACCTATTCAATATACTGATACATACATAGTAAATGATGATATAACATTAGAAAAAAATAAAGAATATCAATTTTTAACACAATATTATGAAGATTCTACCTATGTAAATTGTTATGGTACTGATTTTAATTTAGCGCAACAATATGACCCACTAACTGAAACATTTAGTGGTCAATCTTATCCTTCATCTGCAATTAATTGGGATAGTGGTTTAAATTTATTTGTATTAGACCAATATCAAGGTAAAGAAAGTTTTATTTCTATTTCATCTAAAAATTCTATACAAAATCCCAATATAATTAATACTAATTGGTTTGGATTTAAACCAACAAAAAATGATTTTTCTTTTTTACCACAAGATAAAAATTGGTTATTACAACTAACAATACCAAATGGTATAATTGAAAATTATCCTTTACAGGGTAATTCCATACCTATTGATAGGGGTTTTAGATATATTTTAACTGGATTTACTTATAATAATAAAAATACTATTGCATTAAAAACTGAATTAATAAATAATATTGATGTTGGTGATTATGTTTATTGTGAACATATAGAATTCCCAAATTTAGTTGGTAGGGAAGAAATTAATGGTATTCATAGGGTTATTTATAAAGGTAATCCAATAAACGGAGAAGATTCTGATACAATATTAGTTTTAGATTTAAATAATAGTTTAGATTTAATTCCTTTTGCAAACAAGTATGGTATTATAAAGAAAATTACCTCACCTTCTTTAAATGACCAATTAAAAACAAATTATTTAACAACAATAGAAAGATTATATTTAAACCAAAATAATAAACAATGTATTGAATTTAATCAAGAACATAATTTAATTGATGGAGATTTTATATCATTAAAAGGTTATTTATTACCAAATATATCACCAACTTTTACAGGAATACATAGGATTAAATATATTGATGATTTTAATGTTGAACTTTATTATAATTTTCAAAATAATCAAAATAACACACTTGTATCTATATTTCCTGAATTGAAATGGAAAAGATTGGATGGTTGTCCATCACAATACTTTATGCGTTCTTTTGAAATTATTACATCTAATTATATAGACATTACTTTACCTAAAAGGGATTATGATTTATACCAAAGTGGTTATGAGGTTGATATTTTTAATAGGGAAAAATATCTTTTTAATTTTAAAGAAATAGATATTTCAGAACATAAAGATTATTTGGGAAGAAATATTAGTGATATTTATTTGACATTTATTAAAAGACCTGGAGAAAGTCCAAAAAATTTTACATCAACTGATGTTTTCTTTTATGATTATTCTTTAAAGTCAGGTGGTAGTGGTTTAAAACTTAAATGGGTTGATAATAATAATGAATTAGTAACAAATTATAATTCAAATTCAGAAAATATAAATACTAACAAAATAAAAAATAAAGGTGATAAATATTTTGGTGATATAGTGGAATATTTAGTTTCAAATTTAGAAGAGAATATTATTATAGAACCAATTTTTAGATTTAATACTAAAGAAAGGGACGATAATTTAGAAACAAATGGGTTTATTTATAAACCACATCATAGAATACCAATAAGGAAATTTTCTACATCAATAGAACAATTTGATTTTTCTGATGTTGCAGAATTCCCAAATTATGCAGAATCTTATAAAGGTAAATTTTTATGGAGGGATTTATTAGATAAAGGTTTTATTGAAGATACTGTAAATGGTGTTGATTACCCTTTTTTAAATAATAATCATTATATATTTAATGTATTTAATTTAACATTAAAACCACAAAATCCTGAATTAATTGATGGTTTCATCATAAACGAAGATATAGTAAATAATTTTGAAAATGAGTGTTAATAAATTGCAAATTCTAAGAATCACAACAGGTGAAACAAGAAACATTGTTATACCTTTAAACTTAACTTTTAAACCAATTGATAAATGGGAATTAATTGAAAATTTAATTGATAAAGAAAAAGAAAAAAAAGTTAATAAAATTGTTGATTGGGATTTATGGGATTATTATCCTATTGATAGTAATGATAAAAAAATTAATACAATAGAATATAAATTTTATTGGAATATAAATGGAAGTTTATCAAATAATTATTCAGATTTCTTAATTAAACAATTTGGAGGAACTTTGGGATTATCTTTAAATAAAATTAAAGAAAAGAATTACTATAAAAGAAGTTTTATTAGATTAAATTATTATGATTCACCTGATGTTAATAATCAAAAATTATTATTAACAGAAGATTTAAAATTAAGTGATACATTACCAAATACAACCAATGAAACAAGATTTATATATCAAGTAAATGAGAATAAAGTGGGTTATTTTATTTCATGGTTAAAAAATGATAACATAACAAATGGTGAAATTTACATGAAACCAATTTTCTTCAATGCAAAAAATGGCAGAAGTTTTGAATTAATTAAATATCAAGGAAACATTATTGATATTAACACTTTAAACCAAAATTACTCTGATATTAATTATGTTAAAATAATTTTAAATAAACAAGATTTGGTTTATAATGTGGATGGTTTTAATTATGTAATGATTTTTCAATACAACAGATTAGATTAAATTAAAATCTTTAATTAAATCTTTACCTTTAGGACAATTTTTAATGGCAGAAATTAATTCTTTTAACTCCACATTAAAATTATCATCTACTATTGTGTTAAAAATTTCCATAAATTCATTATAAGTACTTTCATTTCTATAATTAAAACCACAATAATCTATTGTTGGTTTTTTAAATTCATAATTATTTAATAAAAAAACTATATAGGTATCATTTTTTTTATATACTATTTTAGTTTCACCATCATTTTCAAATAAGTTATCCCCAACACCCCAAAACCTAATTTTTATATTATTACATCTTTGAATATATAATGAATCCCATTTTAATGAAAAATCACTAATTGTTATATTTGAATTATCTGATAATATTTCACCATCTTTTTTAAGTGAAATGAATAAGTTTTTATAGTAAGAAAAAAAATATTCTTCTATTTCTTTTTCTACTTTAGAAATTTTATTTTCTAATACTTTTAGTTTTTTAATTAATTTTTCCATTGTGTTTAATTTTTACACAAAATTACAAAATAAGTTTTATTTTTTTCATGCAAACATTATATTTAGACAAAATTAAATTTGTTTATGGTAAGTGCAGAAAAGATAAAAGAGTTTTTGGAAGGAAAAGATTCAGAAGAATTTATTGTTGGAATTGAAATATATTCATCATGGACAAAAGATGATTCAAATGACATCTATTTAATAATTGACCATCCAGAAAAGGGAAAATACATAAAAAAAGAACAAATTACACCTTTTTGTTGGGTTAAAAATTTATCCAAAACAGGATTTTATAATAATGATAGAGAATTATTAGAAACTGCAATAAAAAAATATGGTATAGTTTCAAAAAAATTAAATATAGGAAATCAAAAAAGATTAGAAGAAGGTCATTCACATTTAGTTAAAACAACAGGAACATATAGGGATTTAATTAATTTCTTTAAAAAGGGTGGTATTAATCCTTTTAAGGATAGGGATAAAGTTTTGATGTTATCACCACAAGAACAATATTTGGTGCAAACTGGTAAACGTTTATTCAAAGGAATTGATGATTACACAAAAGTTCACAAATTAGTATTTGATATAGAAACAACTTCTTTATTACCCAAAGATGGACACATATTTTTAATTGGTATTAAAGATAATAAAGGTTATCAAAGAATACTTTCTTCTTATGATGAAAATGGTTATAATGAAGAATTGGAAAAAGATATTATAATAAAATTTTTTGAATCCATAAATAACTTAAAACCAACAATAATAACAGGTTATAATTCGGAGAATTTTGACTTTCCATATATTTTTGGTAGGGCAGAAATATTAGGATTAAATATAACCCAAATAGTTAAAACAAGACACCCAGAAGTTAAATTAATTCGTAGAGAATCAACACTAAAATTGGGTGGTGAAATGGAAACATATACACAAAATTTAATTTGGGGTTATAATGTAATGGATACATATCATGCAGTTAGACAAGCACAGGCAATTAACTCTGATATAAAAGAAGCAAACCTAAAATACATTGCACGTGAAGCAAAAGTCATAAAACCAAATAGGGTTTATATTCCAGGTAATTTATTGGGAAAAATGTGGATAGAAAACAAAAATTATTGGTATAATCCCGAAAATGGTAGATGGAAAGAAGAATTTGAAGAAGGATATGTTGAAAAAACTGGTCGTTGGTTAATAGAAGAATATCTTATTGCCGATTTGGAGGAAACCGAAAAAGTTGATAATATATATAGACAATCCACTTTCTTAATAGGTAAAACTATTCCTACAACTTTTATTAGAGTTGCAACTATGGGAACTGCAGCAATGTGGAATGCAATTATGCAAGCATATTCTTATGAATCAGAATTGGCGATACCAAAAAAAGTGGAAACAAGACAAATAGTTGGTGGTTTAAGTAGATTATTCAGAACTGGTTATAATAAAAATGTAATTAAAATTGATTATAGTGGACTATATCCATCTATTGAAATAACACATGATGTATTTCCTGATTGTGATATTAATGGTGTTTTAAAAGGTTTGTTAAGTTATTTTTATAATGAAAGAAATATATACAAATCTTTAATGAAAAAGGCAAAGAAAGAAGGTGATGAAGAAATGGAACAATTCTATGATAGAAAACAATTACCAATTAAAATATTAAATAATACACTTTTCGGTTCATTATCTGCACCAAATGTATTTTATTGGGGTGATATGGATATGGGTGAAATGATTACTTGTACTGGTCGTCAATATTTGAGATTAGTTATAAAATTTTTTGAAACAAGAGGTTATAAATCAATAGTTTGCGACACAGATGGACTAGATGTGGCAGTTCCAGAAAATATTAATGAAAGAATTTATATTGGAAAAGGTTTACATCACATGGTTGAAAAAGGAAGGGAATATAAAGGTTATGATGCAGATATTGCAGAATTCAACGAAAGATTTATGTATGGTGTAATGGGATTAAGTTTGGATGGGGTTTATTCATCATCAGTTAACTTTGCAAGAAAAAATTATGCAGATAAAAAAATTGATGGAAAAGTAAAACTGGTTGGAAATACAATTAAATCAAAAACAATTCCAAAGTATATTGAAAAATTCTTGGATAAAGGAATAGATTTATTATTAGATGGAAAAGGTTCAGAATTTATTGAACATTATTATCAGTTAATTGAAAAATTATATAACCAACAAATACCTTTAATAGAAATTGCAAATAAAAGTAAGGTAAAATGTTCTTTGGATGAATATTTAAATAGAGGTTCAGATAAAAATGGTAAAGATAAGGCATCACAAGCACACATGGAGTTGGTAATAAAGGAAGGTTTACAAGTTAATTTGGGTGATGTAATTTATTATGTTAATAATGGAACAAAAAAATCTCATGGTGATTTTAGTCTTAAAACTTTAAAAGATGGTACAAAAGAAAAAGTATTTAATTGTTATTTAATTCCACAGGAAGATATTGAAAAGAAAACTGACTTAAAAGGTGAATATAATGTTGCAAAATATATTGATATGTTAAATAAACGTATTGAACCACTTATGGTTTGTTTTAATCCTGAAATCAGAAATAAAATATTGGTTAATAATCCAGAAGAAAGAAATTATTTTACTGATGAAGAAATGAAATTGGTATCAGGTATTCCTATGGAAGAAGGAGACCAAGATAATTTAGAAAAAGAATTAATTCCAGAAGAAAGAGAATTGGAATTTTGGAAAAATATGAATATTAATCCTGAATATATGATTAAAGATAGATTTGAGGAAAAGGTAGTTGAAAATATTTATTAATATGAATTTTACAGAAATTTTAAAAGAATTAATTGAGGAAAACAGAATAAAATTATTATTGGAAGTTTTTAATAAAATTGGTGAATTGCCAGATAATTTAAAACAAGAAGGAAATACATTTTATTTTACAAATGATGGTATTGATTATTATGTTGAATTTAAGGAATTTAATGAAAACTATAAATTAAGTAGAACAATTACTGATGATAATAAAAAAATAATTGATAAAATTCCAAATGGAAAATATATTGTTGAGTTTGGAGTTGTAATTAATAATAAATTCATTTCTAATATTGATTTAAAAAATTCAAAATCAATAAGAGTATTAAATTATATAATTTCTATAATTAATTATTTTATAAAAGAGAATGATGTAAATCTAATTTCTTATTTTGCAGAATCAAAAAGATTAAATATATACTCAAACATTTTTGAAAAACTTTTTTCTAATAATTTTAATCAATTAGATAATGGTAATAATGGTATGAGTAACATAATCTATGTTAAAAGAAATTTTTTATGAAAAGAAAAATTAAAGAAAGATTAAGGAAAAAAAAATTAATATGGGAAAATTTATGTTTATCTTATGACTATAATAAAAAATGGATTTACTTATGGGGTGATGATAGTGGTATTGATTTAACAATTAAAGGTTATTATAAAGATGATATTCTTTGTTTAGTTAATAAACATATTTCATTTTTTCTTTATCCATTAAATTGTAAAATTCCTTTTACTTTTTTTAAAAAATTCATTCTTGAACCAACAATGGAAGGATTGGAAAGAATAAATTTTAAGGGAAATGTTGGTTTTGAAAAAATGGAATTTGAACAACTTAATAACTATATTAGAATAATGTTAAAAAGAAATAACATCCAATTCCAGGAGAATGAAAAATATATTTATGCAGAAATAAAATAATTCACAAAAATACTTTACAAAATAAAAACTTTTATTAAGTTTCATTTACATTAAAAAAACAAGTTTAAAAAACATTAAAAATTAAAAACAAAATTATGAGTAACAAAGTATTAGATGCGATTTTAAATCAGTACGAGAACGCAAAAACACCAGAAAAGAAAAACACAGTAGATTTAACAAAGTATTTTTCAGCAACATTACGTGAAGGACAAAAAACAGGTCAAAAAAGATTCAGAATTATTCCAACCAAAGATGGTTCACCTTTTCAAGAAGTTTATTTCCATGAGATTCAAGTTAAAGGAAAATGGAGAAAATTTTATTGTTTAAATCACAATGATGGTGAAGATTGCCCTCTTTGTGAAGTTGAACAAAAATTAAGAGGTGGTGATGAATTAGATAAGAAAATTTCTAAAACATATAAACCAAGAAAATTTTATGTAGTTAAAGGTATTGACCGTGATAACGAAGGTGAAGGGGTTAAATTCTGGAGATTTAAACATAACTATAAAGGTGAAGGTATTTTTGATAAAATTTTCCCTTTATTTACAAACTACGGAGATATTACAGATATTAAAGAAGGTAGAGATTTGATTATATCTTTAGGTCGTGATGATAAAGGTTATACTAAAGTTAATACCATTATGGTTACAGATAAATCACCTATATCTAACGCAGAAAATGCAAAGGCATGGTTAACTGACCCAATTAAATGGCAAGATGTATATTCTAAAAAACCTTATGAATATCTTGAAATAATTGCAAAAGATGAAGAACCTGTATGGAATGAAGAATTGCAGAAGTTCGTTGCAAAAGAAGAAAATTGGAAACCTGAAAATTCTAATAAACCCACAAAACAAGATTTTTCTTCTTCTGAATTAGAATTGGGTGGTTTAGATGACTTGGATTCATTAAATGACCTCCCTTTTTAATTTTAAATAAAATATAGTGGGCAAAAAGTAAAGGTGATAATATAAGAGAAAGAGTCTTTTTGACCTTTGAGTTCTTTTTTGATAATACATTTGATTTTGTTGGAGTTGTTGTAGTGATACATAATTCCAGAATGTAGTGAACGAAATTTTTATTATATTATCACTTTTACCTTTTTTTAAAAAATAAATAAAAAATATGAAAGATAAAATTTTAATAGGTTTACTAAGTGAACTTGTTCTTAAAAATAGAAATGAAGAAGAACAAGATATTGAATTCTTTAGAATATGTAATGAATGGAAAGATAAAGGTTATTACGTACAATCTGGAGAAGGTACTAAAATAGATGAACTTTGGGCAGTTAAAAAATAACAACGTGAGTTTAATAGACATTAAATTTAATCAAAAACAAATGATTGAAAACAATAAAATTATGGCAAAAAGTAAAACATTAGATAAAAAACAATTTGATTTTAATTCCTTAAAGGAAAAATTCTCTTCTAAGGCGAAATTTAAACCTGATAGGTATTTAAATTGTGGTGAGGCATTTTATAAATCCTGTGGTGTTCCCGGACCTGCAGTTAATGCGATTAATATGTTCTTGGGTCACAGTAATACTTCTAAAACAACTGCGTTGGTACTTGCGGCAGTGGATGCTCAGAAACAAGGAATGTTACCTGTATTTTTAATAACAGAAAACAAGTGGTCGTTTCCACATGCGAAGGAATTGGGTTTAGATTGCAACCAAAATGAAGATGGGGAATGGGATGGGTTTTTCTTATTTAGAAATGACTTTGATTATATTGAGCAGATTACAGATTACATTAATAGTTTGATTGATGCTCAAGAAAAAGGGGATTTACCTTACTCTTTGGTTTTCTTTTGGGATTCAGTAGGTTCTATACCTTCTCAAATGACTTTTGAAGGGAGGGGTTCAATAATGAAAAATGCACAAGTATTGGCAGAAAAAGTTGGAATGGGAATTCACGGAAGGATTACCAAAACTAAAAGATTTGATTCACTTTATGATAATACAATGGTTATAATTAATCAAGCCTGGGTGCAGATGCCTGATAATCCATTCAGTCAAGCTACAATTAAGGCTAAAGGTGGTGAGGCATTGTGGTTAGCAAGTTCCTTAATTTTTCTATTCGGTAATCAAAAAAGTGCAGGTGTTAGTTATATAACTGCAACTAAAGGTGGAAGAACTGTATCTTATGCGACAAGAACAAAAATAACAGTTTTAAAAAATCATATTACAGGTTTAGGTTATAAAGATTCAAAAATATTAGCAACACCTCATGGTTTTATATTAGATAGTAAAGAAGAAGTAGAAAAATATAAAAAAGAATATTCTCAATACTGGAACGGAATTTTAGAAGGTTCAGGGGAAATAGTTTATGGTGAAGAAGAAGGTGAAGATTAATTTATGTGTAAAAAAGTTTGTTCTAAATGTGGTGAAGAAAAACCTTTAGAAGAATTTAATAACAATAAAGGTAAAAAATATAATAAATCAAGTCAATGTAAAAATTAAAAAAGGAAATAAAATTTTATGAAAAAATATTTATATATTCAAAATAGGCAATCAGGTAAAACTACTTTAGGATTATACGAACATCTTAAAAATCCAGAAAAATCTTTATTTATTTTATTAAAAAATGAAATGTGTGATAATATTATTAGACAACATAACCTTTCTTTAATTGAAAGAAAGAATATTATATCAATTGATAGATTTCCGTATTTTATATGTGGTAAAGAATTTAATAAAATAATTATAGATGAATACTTCTTTTTTAATTTAGAACAAAGAAAAAGTTTATACTCTGTATTTCCAAATCTATCAGATAATAGTGAAATTTATTTATTCTCAACCCCAAATAAAGTTTATTCTGTTTCAGATATAGAAAGAATAAAAGAAATGAAAGAAAATAAAGAAAAACCAAATTCAGATGATGAAGATTTGTATTATAATTTTTTAACTGATTCAGATGTTATTATATACCATAATAAATTTTACAATAAAAACATTTATAATCAATCTTTTTTATTATCCGATAATCGAATTGAAACAGAAATAAAAGGTAATTATGTAAATTAAAATAAAAAAAATATGAATAACGAAAACAATAATATAGAAATATTGCAAATACCAAATCATAACTACGAACCTCAAATGTCTAATAGATTTATAATTGAATTCCCTGAAAATTTTGAATCTTTATCATATTCTGTACATTCTTTTAATAGAGGTGGTAAATTTGGTGGTACGTGGGATTTTATGTCAATAACTTTTAACAATATAATTCACCCATCAACAACAATACTCATTAATGATTTATTAAATCAAGATAATTTTAATTTAAAATTAAAGGTATTAGACCCAACAGGTTTAGTAGTTGAAACTTGGTTAATAAGAGTAGAATCACAAACTCTAAGTGTTAGTTATGGGACAGTTTCTTATGATGATAATGGTATAATAAAAACATGTATTAGTTTTAGACCTTCAAACATAATTTTTAATCCAAATCTAAATGAAATTAACCAAAACCCTTAACAACATAAAACTAACAAATAAAGGAATATTTTTTAACAATGGATTGTTTATTTTAAATTATAAACTATTTAAAATACTTAAAAAAACAATACCAAAACAATACTTACAATGCTCAGAACTTTAGTAATAGATGGTAATTCTCTACTAAAAACTTCTTATCACGGAATTAAAAATCTTTATTGGAAAGATATTCATATTGGTGGAATGTGTGGATTTATGCGAATCACGCAAAAACTAATAAAAGAAAATTATATCAATCGAGTAATTATATTTTGGGATTCTCCCCAAAGTGGTAAATTAAAATCAGATTTATATCCACTTTATAAGATAACAAGAAATAATAGATTTATTAAAAACCCAAATGAAAAAGAAGAAATTTGGTTACAAAAAGAAAGATTAAAACAATATTTTGAAGAACTTTATTGGAGACATTATGAAGATGTTTATGCAGAATCAGATGACTGTATAGGTCATTATTGTACAAACCTAAGAAGTAATAATGAAACAATAATTATTGTATCAGGTGATAAAGATTGTTTTCAATTAATTGATGATAAAGTTTCACTTTACTTTTTACCAAAAAAACTTATAATTACCAAAAATAACTATAAACATTATTTAAATTATCATTATAAAAATTCTTTCTTGGTTAAAGTAATTGAAGGTTGTCAATCTGATTGTATATCTGGTATTCAAGGTATTGGTGAAAAAACCCTTATAGACCTATTTCCTGAACTCATTAAAGAAGAAAAATCTTTTGATTGGATAATGGAACGTTCAAAAGAATTAATCAAAGAAAAGGGGTTAAAATCACTTCAAAATATAATTGATGGTAAAACCAAAAATGATGAATTTTGTGGTGAAAAATTTTGGGAAACAAACAAAAAAATAATTAATTTGCGTAATCCTTTAATTTTGGATGAAACAAAAGAAAATGTTGAAACAATTACCAAAACACCTATTAACCCTGATGGTAGGGATATAAAGAATTTTTTAAAGTTAATTAATGAAGATGGATTTATTAATTGCATAAATCAAGAATATACAGAATTTATTAAACCCTTTTTAAATATAATAAAAAATGAACAAAATTATGGAAAACAAAATTAAAAAACCAAAATTTTCTTTGGTTCTAAGAACTGGAGAAGGTATTATTATTGAAAGATTTTTCAATGTAAGAAATTTTAACCCTGAAACAATTCATTCACTTGATTTAACTTTCACATGTGATTGGATAAAAGATTCAATTCTTTATCACTTAAAAAAAGAATCAATGAAATTTATGTGGTCAAACTATAATGAATATGCAGAACCAAATTTAAATAATAAAGTTGAAATAAAACAAGAAAGAAAGTTTTATTTGGAATTAAAATATGGTAGAACTCTTATAAATATAAGGGAATTGGATGTAACACTTTTTCCAAAAGAAACTCTTGAAAATGTATTTCTAAAAGATGAATTCCCAAAATACATACAAGAATTAAATGATGTTCTTGCAATTGAAAATAAACAATTAACAAGAAAATATTTAAACCAAAAATTGTATGATATTCCAAGTCATATCAAAACTGATTATAGAAAAATTAAAACAACTGTAAATAACTTTAAAAATGAATAAAGAAAAAACTATAAAATTTATTTGTTTTTTACTTTTTACACCTGTTTATTTATGGTTTATTTTTGGTTTATTCTTATATGGAATTTTACTACCAATACCACAAGTTTTAGTGGATAAATTTTTGGAAAAAAGAGGTAAAAAATATTCATTCCAAAGATTTTTTAAAAGTTATGTATCAAATATTAGTGGATTATTTAAATCAATTTTTAGGGTATGATTAAAAAAGAATTAAAGAAAAAGATAGAAGAAGAAGTACTATTTAGGGAGTTAAATAGTGATGAAATCTTAATTATTGATTCATGTTCTGACATTATAAAACGTTATGTTAATGATATTAATGATTTGGAAAGAGAAATTTATGGTCTAAATGTTAGACTAAAAAATAAAAATATTGAAATAGAAAGTTTAAAACAAGAATTAAAAGATGAAAGAAATAAAAGGCAGTAATAGTCTTTACAAAACATTGGGTGCAAGTAATCATACAGATAAAGAAAGGGAACAAAACGATTTTTATGCAACAGACCCTAAGGCAGCAAAATTATTATTGGAAATAGAAGAATTCTCCAATAATATATGGGAGTGTAGTTGCGGAATGGGTCATTTAAGTAAGGTATTTGAAGAAAATGGTTTTAATGTTAAAAGCACTGATTTAATTGATAGGGGTTATGGTGAAACTGGAATTGATTTTTTAAAATATGAAGGTGGTTATCATGGGGATATAATTACAAATCCACCTTATAATTTGGCAGAAGAATTTATAAGAAAAGGTTTGGAAATAATACCAAATGGAAATAAAGTTGCAATGTTCTTAAAAGTTCAATTTTTGGAAGGAAAAGGAAGGAAAAAACTTTTTCAAGAATTTCCACCAAAAACAGTTCATGTTTCAAGTTCAAGAATATTATGTGCAAAAAACGCAGAATTTGAAAAAATGATTGCAGGTGGTGGTAGTGCAGTTGCGTATGCATGGTATGTATGGGAAAAAGGTTATAATGGTGTAACACAATTAAAATGGTTCAACTAATGGATTATATAATAAAATATTGGGAAACAGAAGAAATGAGAGATATGGGTATATCAGAAATTTTTTCTATTGAGAAAGATTTAAATGAAACGATTAATAAAGTTAATAAACTTTTTAATGATGAAAATTTTAGTTGTATTGAGATAGAAAATGAAAATGGTGATACTTTATATCACTTATCAAATGACAATATAAAAGGGGAATTTTATGAAATACATGGGAAGTAAATTAAGGTTTGCAAAAGATTTGTTACCTATAATTTTAAAAAATAGAAAAGAAAATCAATATTATGTAGAACCTTTTGTTGGTGGTTGTAATATGATTGATAAAGTTTATGGAAAACGTATTGGTTGCGATAATAATAAATATTTAATTGCACTTTGGAAAGGTTTACAACAAGAAAGAGAATTAATACTGGATATTCCAAAAGAACTTTATGATAAGGCAAGAAATCAATATAATGAAAGGGAAAATCATGGATTTGATGATTTTACAATAGGATGGATTGGTTTTATGGGTTCTTTTAATGGTAGATTCTATGGTGGTGGTTATTCTGGTAAACATGGTGGTAGAGATTATCCACAAGAACAAATCAAAAATACTTTAAAACAAAAAGATAAAATAAAGGATATTGATTTTTATTGTTGTGAATATTATGAATTACAAATACCTGAAAATAGTATTATATATTGTGATATTCCATATCAAGGAACAAAAGAATATGACAATAAAAATAAATTTAATCATGATAAATTTTGGGATTGGTGTAGGGAAGTTTCACTTTATAATGAAGTTTTTGTTTCTGAATATAATGCACCAAATGATTTTGAATGTATATGGGAAAAACAAGTAAATGTATCAATTAGACCTAATAAAACATTAAATCAAACAGAAAAACTTTTTAAACTAAAAAAATAATATAAAATGAAAGAAAATAAAGATTTGGGTTATCTTGGAACAAACTTCCAAATAAGATTAATTAATCAAATATTAAGGGATAAGAATTTTGGTGAATCAATAATAACTTATTTACAACCAGGTTATTTTGATAATCAATATTTTAGACTTATAATTGCAAACATAAAGAATTACTTTCAAAAGTATGGTGCAACACCTGGACTGAATACTTGTGAAGAATTTATTAGGGCAAATGTTTCTGATGATGGTACGATAAAATATGTAGATGATATTTTCAGAGAAATTAAAAATCAAAATGATGAAGATTTTCAATGGATTCAACAACAATCAATAAAATTTTGTCGTCAACAAGAAATTAAAAAGGCAATAACTGAAATCAGTTCAGTTATTAAAGGTGGTGATGAAAGTAAATATGATAAAATTGAAGATATTTTTAAGAAGGCATTAGACGTTGGTTCTGATAAAGAAGAGGGTATTGAGGTATTTCATTCTTATGATGAAGTATTGAGAGATGATTATAGAGAACCAATTCCTACTGGAATAAGTGGACTTGATGATAATATGGGTGGTGGTCTTGGTAGAGGAGAATTGGGTTTATTTATTGCTAGTCTCGGAACAGGAAAAAGTTCTTACTTAACAAAAGTTGCAAATACTGCATATAATGAAGGTAAAAATGTTGTACAAATTATATTTGAGGATAATCCAAAGGCAATACAAAGAAAACATTATGCATGTTGGACTGGAATTGAATTAAACGAATTGGGTAGGAATAAGGAAAAGGTAATTGAAAAATTAATGGAATTCAAAGATAAGAAAAATAAACTTATAATTAAGAAATTTCCTTCTTATGGTGTATCAACTAGTACAATTAAAAAATACTTAAAAAATTTAGTTAAAAAAGGTATTAAACCTGATATGGTCATCATTGATTATGTTGAATGTTTAGTGGGTGAAAATCAAGGTGGTGAGGAATGGCAAGGTGAGGGTAGAATAATGAGACAAATTGAATCTATGTCTAATGAAATGAATTTTGCATGTTGGGTTGCATCTCAAGGTGGTAGAAGTTCAATTTCTTCTGATGTTGTCACAGTTGATAAAATGAGTGGTAATATTAAAAAGGCACAAATTGGTCACTTTATTGTGTCAGTTGCAAAATCCTTAAAACAAAAAGAATTAGGTTTGGGTACTATGGCAATTCTTAAATCTCGTTTTGGTCGTGATGGTTTAATTTTTAAAGATTGTGTTTTCGATAATGGTAGAATGATTATTGATACAACTGATTGTGTTTCCTTTATGGAATTTGAGGAAGAAGAAAAAGAAAACCTTAATGAAATAAGAGTAAACCGAGCAAAACAAATTTTGCAACAGAAAAAACAATTAGAAACAGTTTAATTTTCTTAAAAATCAACTATATTTTTGATTATGACATTAGAAAAAACATTAGAAAATATAAAAAAAACAAATAAAGGACACTTTAATACTGAAATTAAATTAGTTCAGGGTTCAGATTCAAAATACCATTTTTATAATACTGATATTGAATATCAAGAGTTATTTATTAATGATGTTTATAAGAATTATTTAAATTGTATTTTAAACTATAACTCTTTAGAAAGAAAATATTATCTTACCAAAGATAATGGTATTTTACTTTTCAGACCATTTTAATATGATTAAAGGAAATGTAATAAAAGAAAATGATAAACTTCTTATTGAATATAAGAAAGATTTATTTGATGGAATATTTTTTTATTATGATTATTATACAAAAAAAATTGAAATTAAAGAAAATAATATTGATTTAAAAGAAGGGGATAAGGTTTTATTTGAAATTGAAACCATTTCTGATGGAACTTTCCTTATAGATAAGGATATTGCAAAAATAATTACTAAAATTTAAAAATTATGAATTTTAAAGAATACTTAGAACAAAGTGAAAAAACAATTTCAAATCAATTTAACATTGATACTGAAAGAGAACAAAAAGTTTTACATGCAATAATTGGTATGTTAACAGAAGTTGAAGAAATAATGGATTCAAAAGATATTGTTAACTTAAAAGAAGAAATATCAGATATTTTTTGGTATTCTGCAATTATATATAGGGAATATGAAATTGATTTTACTTATGAGTATGTTAAAACAGAAAAAAATATTATAGAGTTCTTAAAAAGAAATATTACACTTCTTGATATGTTTAAGAAAAAAATATTTTATAATAAAGAAATTGATTCAGTAAAATTTGTTTCTTTATTCAAAGAAACAATGAATTATATAATTTCTTTATGTGCAGATAATAACTTTGATATAGAAGAAATTTTTGAATTAAATATTCAAAAATTAAAGAAAAGATATGGAAATAAATTCAGTTCAGAAAGTGCAATAAATAGGGATTTAGAAGGTGAAAGAAAAGTCATGGAAGAAAATGAAATTATATTACAAGTTATAGAATTAACTGAATATGGTGTATCAGTATTTAACGAAATTGATAAATTTGAATTATGGATGAAAAAACCTAACAAAGAGTTAAATAATGATATACCTGAAAATTATTTAAATTCAATAGAAGGAATTGAAAAAATAAAAAATTTATTAAACAAAATAGAACACGGAATTTTTATTTAAAAAAAAAACATAAATCATGAAAAATATTTTAATAGTATTAATGTTATTACCAATTACTTTATTTTCACAAATAAAGGTTACAACAACAAATTATACAACAGTTCATTTAAGAATTGATAAGAAAAACAATATATTAAATTTTAATGTTGAGGGAATTTATGATGATAATAATATCCTAAAAAAAGAAAAACCAAAAACTTTAAGATTAATTTTTGATAATAATATGTTTATTGAAACCGAATTAATTGATGATAATTTCTCTTATTCAGAAGAAACTTTTGAGTATAATGCAAATTTCCAAATCAATAACAATGATAAAAATTTATTGGAAACATTTTTATTAAAAAAATGGACTTTAAGTTTCAAATATTTTCAGGTCACAGAAAACATAAAAACAAAAAATTCAAAAAAATTCTATTATTATATAAATTCAAAATGTAATGAATAAAATACAAAAACCAATTTCATTCTTCGGAGGTAAAACCGAAATGGCATATAAAATAATTGAACATTTTCCAAATTTCAAAGAAAATAATATAACAACCTATGTTGAACCTTTTGGTGGTTCTTATGGTGTGGGTTTAAAATTAAAAGAAATACCAGAAGTTGAGATATATAATGATTTATGGTCAAATGTATATTCTTTATATAAAGTTTTGGGTGATAAAGAAATGTTTAATGAGTTTAAAGATAAATGTGATTTAACTCATTTTTCAGAAGAACTTTGGAAAGAATATAAACAACTTTTAAAAAGGGAAGATTTAACTATTGTTGAACGTGCATTTTATTATTTCTATGTTAATAGAACAAGTAGAAATGGTGTCGGAGGGTTTACTACCAATTTAGTTGTACGTAGAAAAATGGGTAAATCCATATCAGATATGTTATCATCTATTGATGGTATGTATGATTTACACCAAAGATTATCCAAAATTACCTTTTTAAATAGGGATGCAAAGGATGTTATTAAAAAATTTGATTTACCTTTTGTTTTTCAATATCATGACCCACCATATCATCATTCAACAAGAACAAGTGCAAGATATTCTGTTGATATGGACAATGAACAACAAAAAGAATATTTAAATTTACTTTTATCTTTAGAAAACACAAAAGTTTTGGTTTCAGATTATGCATGTGATGAATATAAAATTTTGGAAGAAAATGGTTGGGAACGTATAGATTTTGAGGTAAAAACTGTAAGTGGAACAAATGAAAGAAAAATAAAAATTGAGAGTTTATGGAAGAATTATTAATTTCTAAATTGAAAAAATAGATATTTATTAACATGAATTTATCGGAAATTTTTAAAGAAATTATAAATGAATCAAGATTAGATTATTCCTTAAAATTACTTAATTCTATTGATGAAATAGAAGGAATTAAAAAAATTGAAATAAAATTTTTCGATAATGGTGCATGTGGAATTTTTAAATTTAATGAACCTAATATAGATAAAACAATAGGTTATTATGAAATAATTGTTTCTCCAGGAAGTGTTATAGGTGAAGATATTGATATATCATTTAATTATGAATTCAAAACACCAAAAAGTAATAAACTAACTACATATACAGGGGAAATTTTAAGTAAAATATCTAAAAAACCAGGTTTTAAAGTATTATCTTGGTTTACCTTTGCACAAGGTCAAATTGCTCTTTTTAAATACTCTGATGGTAATGTTTACCAAATAATTGTTAGACCTTCTGATATGATTGGAAGGGATTATCCTTTAGGACAATTTAAGGACTTATTCGGTAATGTCCTTAAAAAAAAAGGAAAATATGTTGATGGTGTCAGATTAAAAGATATTGATATATCTGACATAACCAATTTTTAAATTAGTTCAGAAATGAACATTATTTTTTTTCGATTTATAAAATCGAGGTAGATAAACTTATCTAAAAATGAAAGAAACTATTGAAAAACTAAATAACGAAGGAAAACCTTTTATGGTTAAATTTACTGCAAATTGGTGTGGTGGATGTAAACAAATTCAACCTACACTTGACATTTTAAAAAATGATATTAATATTGTTGAATTCGATGTTGATAGTGATATTGATTATCCTAAATCTTTAGGAATTAGGTCAATACCAACTTTAATAATTTTTAAGGAAGGTATAGAAAAAGAAAGATTAATTGGTATTGTTAGTAAAGAACAAATTTTAGAAACATTTAATAAAAATTAAAAATATGGAAAAAATTTTACAAGAAAATCCTAATCGTTTTGTTATGTTCCCAATTGAACATCAAGATTTATGGAAATTTTATAAAAATCATAAAGATGCCTTTTGGACTGCAGAAGAAGTAGATTTATCAGAAGATATTAGAGATTGGGAGGAAATGAATGAAAATGAAAAGTTTTTCATTAAAAATATACTGGCATTTTTTGCGGCAAGTGATGGTATTGTTAATGAGAATATTGCGATTAATTTTATTAATGAAGTTCAATATCCTGAAGCAAAATCATTTTATGGTTTTCAGGTTATGATGGAAAATATTCATTCTGAAATGTATTCTCTTTTAATAGATACATATATAAAAAACCCTAAAGAAAAGTTAGAAACTTTAAGGGCATTAGAAAATTTACCACCAGTTAAGAAAAAGGCAGAATGGGCATTAAATTGGGTTAAACACCCATCATTTGTTCATCGTTTAATTGCATTTATTGCTGTTGAGGGTATCTTCTTTTCTGGAAGTTTCTGTTCTATATTTTGGTTAAAATCCAAAGGTAAAATGAAAGGATTGTGTGATGCTAATGCATTGATAATGAAAGATGAACATTTACATTGTGATTTTGCAATACATTTATTTAATAATCATATAGATGATAAAATATCAGAAAAAGAAATAAAAGAAATTTTATTATCTGCCCTTGAAATTGAGAAGGAGTTTATTACTGAATCATTACCAGTTTCTTTAATAGGTATGAATCAAAATCTAATGAAACAATATTTGGAATTTATAGTTGATGGTTTATTTATAAAATTAGGTTTATCTAAAGAATTTAATGTGGAACAACCATTTAAATTTATGGAACAAATTGCAATAGAAACAAAAGGTAATTTTTTTGAGGGTAGAACAGTAGAATATCAAAAAGCAAAACTAAACGAACAAATTAAGTTCATTGATGAATTTTAAAAAAAAAATAATATGTTAACAATAATAAAAAGAAATGGTGAAAAAACATCATTCCATCCTAATAAAATTTATAATAGAATAAAAAAATCATCAAAAGGTTTAAATATTAATCATGATGAAATTTTTATTAAAGTTATTACTTCTGTACCAACAGAAGGTGAAGTTACAACTAAAGAATTGGATAATTTAATATCCCAAATTTCAGCATCTTATACATCTTCTCACTATGATTATAGTAAATTTGCTGCAACAATTGCAATATCTTCTTTTCATAAAGAAACAAGTAATTCTTTTTATGAAACTATGAAAAAATTAAATAGTGAGGGTGTTGTTAATAGTAAATTAATAGAAATAATAGAAACTTATGGTATTGAAAAAATTGATTCTTTAATAAATCATGATATGGATTATGATTTTGATTATTTTGGTTGGATTTCACTAAAAGAGATGTATTTACTAAAAACCTCTAAAGGTATTACAATTGAAAGACCACAATATATGTATATGAGAGTTGCTCTTTGGGTAACTAATTCATTAGAAGAGGCAATAGATTATTATTTTTCTTTATCAAATAAATTAGTTTCTAAGGCAACACCTATAATGATTAATGCTGGAACAAAAATTCCACAATTAGCATCATGTGTATTAAAATATAATGAAGGTGATTCAAGGGAAGATTTACTTGCAACTTTAAAAGATATATCAGTATATTCAGCAGATGCAGCAGGTATAGGTTTATGTATGTCAAACATAAGAAGTAAAGAAAGTAAAATTTCTACTTCTGGTGGTAATGCTGGAGGTTTATTGAAATATCTTAAAATAGTCAATGAAAGTCTTAGGTTTTTTAATCAACAAGGTCGTAGACCAGGAAGTGCTGCCATATATATTGAACCTTGGCATAAAGATATTTTTGATTTATTGGATATAAAGAAAAATACAGGAGCAGAAGAATTAAGGGCAAGAGATTTATTTACTGCAATTTGGGTTCCAGATAATTTTCTAAGGGCAGTAGAAGAAGATGGTGATTGGTATTTATTTTGTCCTAATGATATTATTAAAAGTGGTTTAAAACCATTACAAACAATTTATGGTGAAGAATATGAGGAAGAATATAACAAGGCAGTAAAATTAGGAATAGGTAAAAAGGTTAAAGCACAAGATATTTGGTTTAAAATTGTAGAATCACAAATAGAAACTGGTGTTCCTTATTTATTATCAAAAGATAATGTTAATAAAAAATCTAACCATAAAAATATTGGAACTATTAAACAATCTAATCTTTGTGGAGAAATCGTACAACACACAGACGAATCATCAACTGCAATCTGCACTCTATCATCTTTAGTTTTAAAGAATTTTGTTAAAAACAAAAAATTTGATTTTAATCTATTATTATCTGAAACAAGAAAAATAGTTAGAAGTTTAAATAAAGTTATAGATATTAATTCTTATTCTACCGAAAAAGGTAAAAAAGGTGGTTTAGAACAAAGAGCAATAGGAATAGGTGTTCAAGGTCTTGCTGATACTTTCTTTTTGATGGATTATATTTTTGATTCGGAAGAGTCGAAAATATTAAATAAAGAAATATTTGAAACAATTTATTATGCATCTATATTAGAATCAATGAATTTATGTAAAGAAGGTAATTATAAACCATATAAATTTTTTAAGGGTTCACCATTTAGTGAAGGAATTTTCCAATTCGATATGTGGGGATTGAAAAAAGAAGATTTATCTGGTATGTATGATTGGGATTCTTTAAAAGAACAAGTTAAAAAATATGGTGTATGTAATAGTTTACTAACTGCAATAATGCCTGTAGCAAGTTCTGCGAAGGTAACTGGAAGTTATGAAATGGTTGAACCTGCACATTCAGCAATTTTTAATAGAAGGGTTGTTGGCGGAGAAATAACAATTATAAACAAATACCTAATTGATGATTTAACTGAAATAGGATTATGGAATGAAACTTTAAAAAATGAACTTATTTTAAAAGAAGGTTCTATACAAAATGTTGATTTTTTAAAATATCTTGATAAAGAAGATAAAAAATATGAAAATAAAGTTAAACGTATAGAATATCTAATAAAAAAATATAGAACTGTGTGGGAAATCCCTCAAAAAGAGATTATTAATTTGGCGTCAGATAGGGCACCTTTTATTGACCAAACACAATCAATGAATTTATATATGTCAAACCCAAGTGTTTCTAAATTAACATCTGCAATATTCTATGGATGGAAAAAAGGACTTAAAACCTTAAATTATTATTTAAGGACAAAGGCAATATCAACTGGGGCAAAACATTTGGCAATAGAAGTTACTAAGACTGAAACCAATCAAAAACCAGAAGATTCTCCTTTTGATTGTGTTGGTTGTTCAGCATAATTCAAAAACTAATTTACTTTATCCCAGAAATTATTATATTTTTTCTGGGATAAACTTTTTTATGAAAATACTACACATATCAGACACACATGGATTTCATGAACAATTAACTGATAAATGGAATTGGGAAGAAATTGATTTGGTTATTCATTCAGGTGATGAATCAAATTCAATCGTTCCTGAAATTAATTTCCATGAATCATTGAATTTTTTTAGTTGGTTTAAAGATTTACCTGTTAAAAACAAAATATTTATTGCAGGAAATCACTCAACTGCAATTGAAAAAAGACTAATTACTCCAGCAGATATTTTTTCTTATGGAATCATATATTTGGAAAATTCTTTAACCGAAGTTAATGGGATTAAAATATATGGTTCACCATATACACCCACATTTGGTAATTGGTCTTTTATGAGAGCAAGACATAAATTGGATAAGTTATGGTCACAAATACCTGAAAATACTGATATTTTGGTTGTACATGGTCCAGCAAAGGGTGTATTGGATTTATCTTGGTCTAAAGATGGTTATTTAGAATATTGTGGTTGTAAATCACTTTTTAATCATGTAAATAAAATTAAACCAAAAATATTCCAATTTGGTCATATTCATGATGGTGAGGAAATTTATAATTATGGTTGTAAAAAACATAATGAAACTTTATTTATAAATTCTACACTTGTTAAAGATGGTCATTTTAATAAAGGATTAATACATTATGGTGTTTTAACAGAAATTGATGAAAATAAAAATGTAAAAATTTATGAAATTAAATAAAACCTTTAAAAACATTAAAAGGTGGAATGAAACAAAAATTAAACCTCTAACTTATATTAATTTTTACATAAATGAAAATTCCTTATATCAACAAGAATATTATAAAATATTATGGTCTAACGATGATGTAATATTAATAAATCAGGGTTTTTATAGTTATTTGATGAGTTTAAAACAATGGAAAGGAACAAAAACAGGTAATTATAGATTTTGCAAATTTGATAAAATTAAATATATTATGTTTAATAATAAACACAATTTAGAAAATATAAAAGTTGGTGACTATGAAATAGATGATACACTTTTAGAAAAAATAAGAGAAGAAATTCACAAACCATATTATTTATGAAATGTTATATTAATAATTATGAAAAATTTTTAAATAATTATAATTTTAAATCTAATGAATATTTAAATTTTAAAAAATTATGGTTAGAAAAAAATAATAAAATTTTTAATGAATTATATTCTGATATGATGAAAAATGGAAGAAACAGTTTTGATAAAAATTTAGAAATAGAAGAAATAATAAAAGAAACATTTTACTTAAAAAAATATTATGAATAAGTCAGATTTATACTTTCAACAAAACCTAAAAAAAATATTGGATGAAGGTTGTTGGGATGAAAATCCAAGACCAAAATATAAAGATGGGGAACCTGCAAAATCTAAATATATAACTTGTGTTTATGAAGAATATGATTTTTCTAAGGGTGAGTATCCTATAACAACCTTACGTAATACCCCAATTAAAACTGGAATTAAAGAAATTTTTTGGATTTATCAAAAACAAACTTCTTCTTTGGAGGTTGCAGAAGAATTAGGTATTAATTGGTGGGATGAATGGAATATTGGTGATAATACAATTGGTATTCGTTATGGTGAAACTGTAAGAAAATATGATTTAATGAATAAACTTCTTATTGGTTTGGAAAAAGAACCTTTTTCAAGGAGACATATAATAAATTTATATCAATATTCTGATTTGGAAACTCCTGGTTTATATCCTTGTGCATTTGAAACACTTTGGTCTGTTAGAAAAAAAGAAGGGGTTTATTATTTGGATTTAACTTTGATTCAAAGAAGTTCTGACTATTTGGTTGCGAATTACATAAATAAAAACCAATATTTTTCATTACAAATGATGATTATTGGTCATTTAAGACATATAACAGGATTAAATTATCATTTAGGTAAATTTAATCATTATGTCAATAATCTTCATGTTTATGATAGACATTTGAAATATATTGAAGAATTATTAAGTAGAGAAAGTTCAGAACAACCAAAAATAATTTTAAAAGAAAATAAAAACTTTTATGATTATAATTTGGGTGATTTTGATTTAATTGGTTTTGATAAAATTAAACCTTTAAGTGGTAAACTTGAACTTGCAATATAATATATGGATATTATTAAAGAATATAAAAAGTTTTGTGAAGAAAATGGTATTGAATTTAATATAGAAAATAAGGTTAATCCTTATGATGATACCACTCTATTTTGTCCTGCTGGTATGCAAAAATATAAAAAAGAATTTAAAAATTGTGAATATAAAAATACAATTGCAAATGTTCAGTCATGTATAAGAATGAATGATTTTGATGAAATTGGTGATGAAACTCATTTATTATATTTTAATATGATTGGTTTATTTTCATTTAGACAGATGACTATTGAAAATGCAATAGATTTTTTGGTTAATTTTTTAATAAGATTAAATATAAAACCCCATTATGTGACAATTCACTCCGATAAAAAAGAATGGTTAAATTATTATAAAAAATATAATATTGATGTAAGGTATGATGATGAAAATTGTAAATGGTCTGATGGTGATATTGGTGGATATTGTACTGAATTTTTTATAAATAACATTGAAATAGGTAACATTGTTAATCCACTTGATAATTGTATTGACGTTGGTTTCGGATTGGAAAGATTGGAAATGATTGTTAATAATAAAAAAATTAATAAAATTGATTCATTAAAGGACTGTGCATTAAAAATAATAGAAAGTGGTTATAAACCATCAAACCTAAAACAAGGTTATGTATTAAGAAAAATATTAAGAGAAATTTATAAATTAGGTGGTAATTTAGAACATCATTTTTTTATTGAAGAAATTGAAAGACAAGAAAAAATAATTGCAAAATATAATAAAATAAAGAATAAATACCAAAACAAATCAAAAGAATGGTGGTTTGATACATGAAATTTGATTTTCTAAAAAAAATTTATTAAATTATGAAAATAGAAATTGACAATACAAATATTAATTTAATTCCCTTTAAATTTAATAATAATCATTTTGGTGATGCAGTTTTGGATGTTGATGGGTTTTATTATTTTGTTTTTAAAGATAAAGGTGGTTATTGGTCAGAATATTCATTAAAATTAATTTCAGAAAAATTAACCGAACTAAATAAAGGTTGGAATGATTATATAAAAGAAAATTATAAAAATGATAATAAAAACTGATTTCATAATAAATTATGATGAAATAATTTCCTTAATAAAGGAAAAACACAAATTTTTAAAAAATTGTGAAGATATAGAAATATCAATTGAGGAAGAGGGTGATTATGATAAAGGAAATCATAAAATAAAATTAATAGATATAACATTTAAAACTGAAAAAAATGTATAAAACTTATTTTTTACCAATTACAAAAAACAAAAGTATTGAAATTGAATTTGATGGAACAAATAATCATTATTTTTTTGATTTATCATTTTCATTTACAAGAAAAACTGACCATGCAGGTTTTTATTTTATTTTAACAATTTTTAAATATTGTTTAAGATTATCAATATATGATAATCGGCATTGGAATTGGGAAGAAAATCGTTGGTATAAACCTGGTGAGGAATATAATGAATGGTTAAAAGAATTGGAAGATTTGGACAACAGATTTGCAAATCTCCAATTGGAAAAGTGTGATAATGGTGATGATGAAATACATAAATTTTATTTAAAACAATTCCAAAAACTAAAATCTGATTTGGATTTATATAAAGAAATTTTAAACGATATTAAAAATAAAACAAAATGAATCAACTACTAAAAGAAATTAATGAAGGTTTGAAAAAATCTAATCCTCTTGTTAAAGATAATTTTATCACATTTCAACATGAAGGTAATGAATATCATATATATAAAAATCGCCTGCTTTTTTCAATTTTCTGCGCATTAACGGCAATATTCATTATTTGGAAATAATTGGGAAAAAAAAGTTATTTTGTTTGATAAATATGAAAAAGTTTATTTAACTTGGAAATATTTAATTGAATCTTCAATTGAAGATATTAATCGTTTACCTGATTTAGTTGAGGGATTAAATCTTGATACAATTAATATATCACCAGAAGAAAAATCTTTATTGGGGTTTTATGCAAATCCTGCAAGTGCAGTACCAAAGAAAACTGTAACAAAAAGGGGTGAAAAATCTTGGTCAAGACATAAGAAATTTTTATTGGATAATATTCATAAAATAAAACATTGGAAAATTTATAATGATGTTTATCAGAACATCCCAAATGAAATTGCAACATACTACATTGACCCACCTTATCAATTTGGTGGTCAATACTATCATAGTTCATCATCAAATAAATTAATTAATTATGATGAATTAAGGGATTGGTCTTTATCAAGAAAAGGTGAAATAATAGTTTGTGAAAATAGTAAGGCAAATTGGATGGATTTTAAACCTTTGGTTGAGTTAAAAGGACAATTGTATACAACAATGGAAGTAATTTTTTATCAGGAAAATAAATAAAATGACAATCAGAGAAAAACTTTTAGAAAGAATTGAACAGAGAGTACTTTTTCATGATGAATTTCATTATATGATGGGACATGGATGGTGTGCTCAAGAACAAGAAGAAATTGTTAAGGATGTTGCAATAGAATTTAGTTGGTGGTTAGATACGTCAAAAACTGCATCAGATTACCTTAGAAAAAATAGAATAGATATTCAAATGGATAATTCTCATGTGGAAAAACAAAAAGAACAAAGAAAAGAACTTTTTAAACTTTTTAAGGAAGAATATGAAAGAAATTAATAAATCAAAATTTATTAACCTCCACAATACAATTACCACTACCTTTTATTAATCTGTGCCACCTATGTCTATGAATAAAGATTTTTTCGTTCAAAGATTTCGGTAATTCATTATCCAATTGTATCATCCAATCAGTTTCTTTAACTGAAATTATTTCTCTATCCTCATCATCCTGATGCCATTCCAATTCATCAGGATTAACATTTTGGTTAAACTCCCTTATTAGTTTATTTTCTTTTTTTGTTTCTTTAAATGGATATTTCATCATAAGTAAATATTTATCTTAAAAGAAAAAATATTTATGCCATTAAATTTAAAATCTAGAGCAAATGACCAATTATTACAATCGGTAGAATATTATAAAAAAAAGATAGAAAATAATGAATTCCCAACTATTAAAGTAGAAGTTTTTAAATTATTCTCTGATGATATTAAGAAAAAATATATAATTCTTTCTTTAAAAAATTATAGACCTTTACAAGAACCATTTATAAAAGAACTATCAGATGAATTAAAAAATTTTTATGAATATAAAATGGTTACTTATGCAAACTTTTTTGCAAGGGATATAATATATGATAATGAAATATCTTTGAATGAAATAAAAGATTGGCATTTAAAATTCTTTAAATATCTAGGGGATGAACAAATAAAAATAATAATTACTAAAGTAATAAATTCTGATGAAGAAATTCTTGAACCATTAATAGAATTTGTTAAAGAACATAAAGAATTGTTAAATGAAGAAGATTATATAAAATTTTTAAATAAAGAATATATAAATTTTTGGTGGTCAGATGAAGAAGAAGAACTAATAATAAATTATGATAAACTATTAGAAAACACAAAAAGTTTTCTTTTAGGTAGATTAATTCAATCATCACAAATAGATAGATTACCAATAGAAAAATACCTTAAAGATTGGGGGATAATTGATTTAAAATATAAGTATGAATTTCTTGATTATATGTTAGAAAATGATAATGGTGAATTTTTTGAAAACAACCCAAATCTAATAATTGGTAATATAATAGATAAAATTATTGAATATGATATAATTGAAGATAAGGAAAATCTTTATAGGAATATGGATGATAATCAAAAAAAGTATTGGATTCAAAAAAGAATGGAATATTTTGGTTATGATGAATTGGAAGAATGGGAAAAACGAATTGCAGGATTATATCCAAAATATAAAAATCTACAACAAAAAATAAAAACAACTGGTGAATTTTTAACTGATGATGAATTTAAAGATTTAACAAATAAACAAAAACAAATGTATTTGCAAAGACTTAAAAACGATGGTGAAGAATTAACTGATTGGGAAAAAAGGTATTTGGGTGAAGGATTGAGTAATAAGATTAAATCTCGTGCTGGGGAACAAGAAAAACAAAGAGAAGAATATATAAATCAGATTTTAAATAAAGATTTAAATAATATTACAAAAGAAGATATTGTTCTTTTGTTAAATATCATAAAAGAATTAACCCCTTTAAATGACCAAAAAATCATTAATAAATTTAATGAAAAAATAATTAAATCAGTAAGTGATATATTACCAAATAATCATATTGAATATGACGAACATTTTGATGTGTTGTTTTTAACATTTTCTAATAAAAACTGTCCTTTTTGTGAAATTGAGTTTACTAATTTAACATTAAGTAAAATTTATATTACAAAAAATATAAACACATTTAAAAAAACATTTAACACTTTAGGTGAATTAATAACCTATATAAAAGAAGAAATTTTAAAACAAAATACAATGGAAGGAATAAAACTAAAAAATACCACTTTAAATGAGTCCAGAACGATTATCTCCGAAGATGTGAAGTACCACATAGAAAATGGTTTATCTTTAAACCAGAACGTTTTTAGAATAGGTTCTGAATCATATTATTCACTTATTAATGAGTGTAGAACACTTTATAAGAAAGATATTATTGAATTAAATGAATCAGATAAGGAATTGATTGAATCAGATTTAGGAAAATCAGTAAATACAACTCATGGTTGGGTTTACTTGGATTCACCATTTTTATTGGAAGAAACAGATGAAACACTTGAAACTTGGGGAAGAATGTGCGAGGCAGAATATAAAGGAAGAAAAGTATCCTTAAATAAACCTTTTAGAAGTTCATCAGGAGGAAAAAAATATGGTGTTTATGTTAAGAATCCTGAAAGTGGAAAGGTTAAATTAATTCGTTTTGGGGATTCAAATATGAGGGTTGGAACTGGCAATAAAGAAAGAATTAAATCTTTTGTTGCACGTCATAAATGTCATGAAAAAAAGGATAAAACTAAGGCAGGTTATTGGGCATGCAGATTACCTCAATACGGTTTGGTTAAATATAAAGGTAGATTTTGGTAATTATAGGTTAAAAAAATCATACCTATCCCACCTACCTGATAAACTATTATTTACTTCACTACGTAAACCATACTTTTTTCGTATTCTATCTTCTAATTCTATACGAAAATCAGAAAAATAAGTAGTAAAATACTTATTTAAGTCACTCAAAATACTAATATTATTTAATGATATATCTGTAACAGTTATTTCTAACGTTTCATTATATTCTTTTGCGGAATATGATACAGTACCAATTTTTTCTTTATCTTTAAAGTTTTTCATAACTTATTTTTTAAAAAGAAACCGTTGCACCAACTAAGGTAACAACGGTTAAAAAACAACAACACAAACCTTATATTTTATTGATTAAAATCAACATCACATTTTTTCCAAAATTCTGCAAGACCACCTTCACCAACATATTCAACAATCACCTTTAATGGTTCTTTTGTTGGGTCTTTTGATAAAACAAAAAATGAATCGAAATCATTTTCTTCTTTAGTGTGTAAAAAGACATTTAAATATTTATGTGGTTTTTCTTCAATTACAATTTGATAAACTGGTAAAAATTCTATATTTTCTTTTAGAATTTTTTCTTGAATATCAGATTCTAATACTTTTTCGTTTAAATTTTCCGCATATTTACTTAACAAAACAAAGTGTAAGGTGGTACAACCAAACATAGTTTCTTTATAATCTTCCATATTGTTTTGATGTAAATAATCAAACAATTGTTCAAATAGTTTATTTGCTCCAGCATTTTGTGGGTAAGGTGAAACTTTTTCGTGTTCTGTGTTACCGATTGTAATTTTTAATTCCATTTTATCTTTTTTTTTTGATTTTTATAAGTATAAACAATTTTTTTTTAAAAATCAAATATTTATATAGAAAAATTTATGGCAAAATACAAAATAACAGAAAGACAATTAAATTTTGTTAGAGAAAACTTGAATATAAAATCTACTGTAAAACCAGAGGATAGTGAAAATGTTAAAACACCCAATCCTGATTTTATGTCAACAAAAGATGTTGAAATAGAATTAAAAGAAGTTATTCAAAAAGTCATAAATAAATTTAAATACATCCCTAAAATAGAAAAAGAAAATTTTAAAAAAGAATTAGATATTTTCCTTTCTAAATTTTAATTTTCTACATTATTATTTATATTTCTTCCCATGAAAATTGGGATTATTACTCAAAAGGAATTTAAATTATTTAATGAATACCCTTTACTATTTGAATATGGTGAATCCGATTACAATTTAATAATTGGTTATAATCTGGCAAAAGAATTAAATAAAAACACCAGTTTTTTAAATAATAAAATAAATAATAATACTTACTGGGTTTGGAGTGATGAAGAAAAACCTACTGATTCAAAAAAATTAACAATTAATATAATAAAACTTATAATTGAAGAAATTATTAAGAATACAGAATATAAGGTGGTTGACCCAATCATTAATAAAATAACCAAAGAAAGTATAAAAAATTATTTCGCAAATAAAAATATAAACTACTACACCAAAATTGATAGAATGTTATTTCTTTATTATGAAAAGGAAATATTTGGTTTTGATTTGGAAGTTTTTAAATGGATGGATTGGAATATAAAGGAATTAATTGATTTTAAACCGTTAAAACCTTTTTTAATTGATGATAAATATTTGGATTTATTTACTGAAAAAAATAAAAAATATATACCAATTTTCTACAGTAGTTTAAATAGAAAATAATTACCTGTATATAAACCACTATAATACTCTTCTAAATAAAATTTTAAATTAGATGGAATATGTATTGAATATAGTCCTTTTCTAGCACCATTGCCAACATAACACATTTTATAAAATAAAATAACCCTATTTTTACTTTTTAAAATATTAAAATCTTTTTTATTAATTTTTATACTTAAACCCAAATGACATTGCCCAAAACATTCTATTTCTGGATAAACATTTAAATTTTCTTTAAATAAATCAATATCTAAAAAAGAGTTATTTACGTTAAAGAAACCGTTATTTGATTTTTGTAGATTAGTTATTGTTTTTTGCAAGTTCATATTCTCCGATAAAAAGTTGATAGGATAAATTCATAATACCTGTATTTAATTTATTTTTAAAAAAATATAAAATTTCAGCATGTTGATTCACCCATCCTTCGGGTCTAATCACTTGTTCTACTTTTATTTGAATTTTATAACAACAAGAATTACCATTATCTTCTAAATTATTCCTATTTATTAGAAATACATTATATTCTCTATGTCCGTTTTTATACTTATAAAGTAAATTAACTTTAAAAGTATCAAAATTAACAAAAAAATTTTCCATATTAAAAAAACCTGTTTTTGATTTTTTTAAATTATTTAATGTTTTTTGTAAGTTCATTTATCAATTTTTTTGCAGATTCTTTAAACTCTTCTTCTGTATATTCAGATTTTGGATAATATTTCACAATAACACCATCACCCATTAAAAGAAAAGAATCTTTATTATTGATTCCTTTACCCTCTGATAGTTTATATATTCTGTTTATAGATTTTTTCATGTAAATAATAATAAATTAAAACTGTAAGAATAATTGGATTTAAAAAACAAAATAATAAAATTCTAAAAGGTTCATTTTCTTTTATAGCATACTCAATAGTTGTAAAAAACACCACAAAAAATAAAATTGAATATAAAATAATTAAAAATGTTATTAAACTAATAAACATGGATTTTTTTTTACTAATTTAATAATTTTTTTTTAAAAAATCAAATTTTTATTAGAAAACAAAATATGATATATTTATTAAATAAAAATAGTACTATTTAGTACCTTAATAAAAAAAGAAAAAAATAAGTAAATATGGCAAATTTAATAAATCCAATGCCAGGTAGTTTTGGAACTGCTAGTTTTGAACCGTTGAGGAAGAATAGATTCTTCTTGAGATTTGATTCTGCTCTTGGTATTGCAGAATGGTATGTTTCTACTGCTGAAAGACCTAAATTAAAGATAGATGAAACTGAAATTCAATACCTGAATGGTTCTACTTGGGTTGCAGGTAGGGCAGTCTGGGAGCCTATTACTGTTGTATTAAGAGACCCGATTGGTCCTAGTGCTACTCAAGCAACAATAGAGTGGGTTCGTTTGTGCTACGAAAGTGTAACAAATCGAAGCGGTTACGCAACTGGTTACAAGCGTAATGTTGATTTAGAAATGTTAGACCCAACAGGAGTACCAGTACAAAGATGGGTTTTACAAGGTACCTGGATTTCAAACGCAGATTATGGTAATTTAGATTACTCAAGTAGCGATATTGCTGATATAACTCTAAATTTGCGTTTTGACCGAGCAATTAACGTTTTTTAATTTTTTATCAATATATTTAAAACCCATGCAAAGTTTGCATGGGTTTTTTTATTTACTTTATATTAAAAATTCTTAAATTTAATTATGATTCAATGTAATGAATGTGTTAAAGAATTCAAAAACTAACAAAAATAATATATGCAAACTAATCAAACTAATCCTATAATGCCCTTTTTAGAAGAAGAATTCAAATCCTTCAACATAGAACCCTTTACAGAAGTAGAATTCAAACCAGATGAATATATTAAAGAAATAGAACAACAATTTCGTGATGGAATGACATGGGAAAATTATAATAAATTGTGGAAATTAATTTTTATTTTACCAAAAGAAACCTTCAATTTCAAAGATAATTTTTATAGAAGTTTAAAACAATATTTTTCAATAAATAATCTTTATCCAATATATATTGATGAAACAATAGAATACCCAGAAAATTTCCATTCAACTTGTTACCAGTATAAAACAAGATTTCAATCACAATATAAAGAAAAAAATATAATTGATTTTAATCCAGATAATGCAAATCTGAATAATACAATAATAAGGGAAATTTCTAAAAAAGAATGTACAAAGGTTGTTGAAAAATATGAATGGTTGGGTAAAATGAGTGGGTTTTCAAAATACCATTTTGGAATATATTTTTTAATTGATGGAAAAGAATATCTTGGTGGGGTTCTTGCATTTCAAAATGACTATGGTGAAAATACTGATGTATGGAAAAAGTATGACTTTAAAGGTGATATGATTTTATTAAGTAGAGGAGTTTGTTTATGGTGGACACCAAAGAATACTGCATCTTATTTTATATCGAAAACTTATAAATGGTTTTTGGATAACACAAATTATAGAATTTTAACTGCAACTACTGATTCAAGTGCAGGTGAAAGTGGGGTAATTTATTCTGCATTAAATTGGTTGGGTCTTGATATGAATAAACAAAAAACAAGAACTTCTGTAATAATTGATGGTAAAGAATATTCTGGTCGTTATATGAGAAAAAAATATGGAACAATGAAGGAAAGTATTATAAAGGAAAAATTTCCTAATGCAAGATTTGTAAAAAGTCCAAGAAAAATTAGATATTTTTATTTTATTGGTAAAGATAAAAAGTATAATAAAATGAAGTTATTAAGTTATTCGTAATATAAACAATAATCTAATAAAGAATCATCTGATAAAAGAATGTTTTTAAAACAATAAACATCACTAAAAAAATCTATTTCTATAATCAGATTAAGTTGGTTATGTTTAAAACCTGCACTGTTAATAAAAAATTCTTCTCTAAGTTCAAATGAATCATAATATTTTAAAACTGTATCATTCCTTAATAAATCAAAATTAATCCATATTCTACCTTTATTTTGCAAATTAAAGAAAAAATTATGTGATTTCTTTAAATTTATTAATGTTTTTTGTAACTTCATTTATTAAATTTTTTATAATATAAATTATAATGTTTGGATAATTTATTTATATTATTTTTATGAAAATAATAACTTTTATTATTAATTATAAAACTATATTGGGATTTAAAAGTAAAATCTGAAACTATAATATTATTCTTTTTAATATATAAAGGATAAGGTAGTAATTCTTTATTACAAACACCATCCATAATCCACATAAAAGTTCTATATTTAAAAATATCATAATTGATTGGAATAATAGGGTTATCATCATAAGGATTTATAAATAATCCAAATGGATAATCTTTAGTTTGTTTTAGATTTTTTAGTGTTCTTTTTAAATCCATACCGTTTTTTCCATTATTTTAATTACTTTTTCATCAAAAATAAAACCATATTTATAATAGTTTTTAAGTGAATTTAAAAGTTTTTCGTTTGTATCAGATTTGTTAATAATATATGCAATGATTATTCTATCAGAATCCTTTAATTCACTTTTATTTATTAAACCAACCAATTCATTGATAAAAAGTTTATATTCATCCTGATTTAATTCAACAATTCTTATAAATTTTTTTAAAATATCATCCCTTTTTTGGGTTTTATATAGATTTATATTACTCATAAGTTAATGAAAATAAAAGAAATAAATTAAAGTTTTAGATGGTTTTATATTTGGAATTTGATTTCTAAAAACAAATTTACCATCAAATTCTTTGTTAATTTTTATATTTTTTAAACCAGTAGAATCATAAGTAGTAGGTATTATTGATTTTAATTCCATACCAATTTTCAATAAATCATGGTTAACCCAAACATCTTTAGGAATATTAAAGAAAGAATTATTTGATTTTTCTAAATTTATTAATGTTTTATTTAATTTCATAATATAATTCTTTGTTATGGTCATAAGATGGATTAATAAAGTATTTATTGCCAAATAATGTAAAATAACATCTAACCCCATTAACCCCATTATATTTATTAAAACGTATTTCGGATAAATTTAAATAAATTGTTTCTTTAATCGTTTTTAAACGATTATCACTAACCAAAAAATTTGAATTATTTCTAAGTATATCCAAAGAATTAATTTTTAAATATTCTTTATTAAGAAAAGATATTTTAAACTCACTTTTACCCAAATTAAAAGGATATTTTTTTGATTTCCTTAAATTTTCAATAGTTTTTTCTAAGTCCATATTAATAAATTTAAGAAAAATAATTGAATTTTTCAAATCTATGGTTATATTTGTTAAAAATATTAATAAAATATGAAAAAACTTTATGATGCAATTCTTCTTCACTATATGAGTGAAAAACAAAAATCTCTTGCACATCTTGAAATTCTTTTTAAGAATCCATGTGGAATTGGTGAACACTCTGATATTTTGGAAGAGGTTAAAAAATGGGTTGAAATTGGTGCAAATGCAGATGATTGTATTAATTTCTTAAAAACTGAATTTAAAATTGAGGAATAAAATATGAACGAACAAACATTGGAACAAAAGTTGGATATTATGTATAATCTAACCAAACAAGTAAATTTAAAATATGATGAACATGCAATTTTGCAACAATATTATCAGGAATTAAAAAATTACTTTAAACAAGAAGGTTCAAAAAAAGAAATAAAAAATACTGTTGAAGATGTTAATTGAAAAAAAATATAATACAAATTTTTATCCTAAAGTTGGTGATAAATATTTTAATGGTGAAAAAATATTTATTAAAGGTGTAGGTGTTAGACTTAAAAAGTCAAGATTTTATGATGAGTGTTATATTGTTTTTGATAAAAATTATTTTATTGCAAAGGATGGGAAAGGTAACTGGATTAATGGAAAATTAACAAAAAAACCTTTAATGTGAAAACAAGAATAATCAATCTTTTTGGGGGTCCAAATTGTGGAAAATCAACAATTGCATCGGGATTATTTTATAATCTTAAAATTCTTGATATTAATTCAGAACTTATATCAGAATATGCAAAAATTAAGGTTTGGGAAGGAAATGAAAAAACCTTAAAAAATCAAATATATTTGTTTGCAAAACAACATTTTGCAATTCATAATGTATTGGGTTTGGTTGATTTTGTCATAATGGATTCCCCACTACTTTTAAATCCGATATACGATAAACAACAATGTGAAATCTTTAAAACACTTTGTTTATCAGAACATAATAAATTAAATAATATTAATTTCTTTATTAAAAGAAATGATAAAACTTTTCAGGAAATTGGAAGAATTCATAATTTAAAACAATCAGAAGTTTTGGATAAACAAATAAAAGATTTTCTTGAAAACAATCAAATTGATTACTATGAAGTAACAAATCTTGAGGAAATACTTGAAAAATTAAAAAATTTTCTTTAATTTTATATTATGGATTTGGAAAAAACATTAAATAATTTAAAAAAATCAAAAACAGGTTTTTTTAATATGGATAATTTTTTTGTTAATTTTGATACTTTTAAACTTAACTTACTTTATAGATATAAAATATACGGTAGAGAATATTTTAACATAATATCTCAAAACGTGAATTTAGAATATGGTGGTGAGTCATGTTATAGATTTACACAAGAACTTGTACATGAAAGACATGTTTTATATATTTTTAAAAATAAATTTTTCAAAGAAACAATGACTTTATCCTATCAACTTTTTATCGGAGAATATGAACTTGCAAAAAACAATAACTAATCTACAAAAATCAAGATATTCTTTTTTTAATATAAATGAAGAAGTCTGGGTTAATCTTGATTTATTTAAACGAGATTGTAAATATAGATTTTATTTGGATGTCAATAAAATAGAGTATAGTGAATGTAAAATTGATAATACTAATAATTTAATTGAAAGTTTTTATGGTACTGTTTTATATAAAAAAATGGATGATTATCCATTAACACATATTTACATTTCTAAAAATAAAATTGATTATGATTTTATGAGAAAACATGGTTTAGATTATTTTTTAGTGTTAGGGAAATAAATGCAAAATTTATTTTTTAATCCTTCACTTCTTTTTATATTATTATGGTTTTTTGCGTAAAACCTTTTAAAATAACACCTATATTTAATATTTTACTTTATTTTTATCATTTTTTTTATTAGATTTATTAGAAAATTAAAAAATGAGAAAAGTAGTTTTAGATGAAGATATGGAGAAAGATATTGTTTCTTTGTATTGTGATATGCAAATAGGTATTGAGGAACTTTGTAAAACCTATTCGGTAGGTAAATTAAGAATTAAAGAAATTTTAAATAAACATTCCATACCTATTAAAAAAAGAGGTGCTCAAAATATGTTTAGTGAGGAAGTTAATTTAACTGAATTTAAAGTTCCACCATTTATTATTGAATGTGATGAAAATGAAAAGGTTGTTGCAGTTTGCAAAAAAACTGGAAAACAATTTAATGATTACTCAAATAAAAGTGGTGCATTATCTAAATATTATAAAGAAAATTTTCCTGAAATAGAAATTCCTACTGATAATATTCCTATTAAAAAATATTTCTTAGAAAATGGTAAAAATTGGTTTGAAGAATATTTTGATTTTAAGATAATTAAATTAAAAGAAACAAAGAAATGTCCTTATTGTGATTGGGAGACAACTGATATAGATAATAAAAGTGGTTATTTTCAAAAACACATAAAAAAAGTACATAATATAAATCCAGAAGATTACTTAAAAGAATATCCTAACGATATAAAATATTTTACAAATTTAAAAAATAATAAAGAAAGAATAGAAAAATTATCCAAAAATGATACAATTAAGTGTGAAATATGTGGTGAAGAAATGTTATTTATTGCTGGACATTTAATAAAACATGAAATTACAATATCTGAATACAAAGATATGTTCCCAAATGCAAAAATAATGGGTTTAAATACTAAAGAATTGTTAAAAGAAATGGGATTCGTTAAAATTTATAATTGTGGTTTATTTAGATATGTATTAGATTTAAATTAAAAAAGGTGGGATATTAATCCCACCTTTTAAAGATTAATTAAGAAAAAAATTATCTTAATTCATTAAGATTGAAGGTTTGAACCCCATCAACCGTAATTTTACCGTAAAATCGGTTATTGACAACTTTTTTCGCGTATCTTGATGCAATACCCTTTACAGGTGTCATAGTAAATGGATTATACATTACAGGAGTTAATTGTAATGGCACATAAGGTGCATAAATATAACCAGCATCTAACAATGATTTACCTTTATGACCAATCAAGATAGTATTAGCAGGTGAATAAGGGTCACGGTAAACCGTGTAACGACCACTCAAAGAACCTACTTTCTCAATACCCATGTTATATTGGTCCTCTTCAGGTGCTGCGTTAGAAACGTGGAAATATTCCAAATCGTCAAGAATTGCAGATACCTCAGAAGATACAACGATAAAGTTAGCACCACCTCTCAAAGTAGATTTATGGATTTGAGCAGAGATTTGATTGATTTTAGTCATCAAAGTCTGATTCCAATCTTTTTGAGTGTAAGGTGTAAAACCGTTAGTACTAGAACGTTTCCAACCATTATAGTCCCAACGTAATTTCCAAGCGGCAGCCTTACGTAAGTCACGTAAAATTTCACGGTCAATCTCAGCAGCAATTTGTTCTGATAATAGAGCAGTCAATTCTGCTTCAGCATCAATGTTGTGGAATGCACTAACATCTTGCGCCATTTCAGGAGACCAAGTTGCTCTTAATTTTCTATCAGTAACAGCAACAGTTACAGACTCAATGTCAAAAGTAACTTCTGCAATTTCTGCTTCAAATTCTAATGAATCATAAACTTTATAAGTAACTGTCAATGCAGATAAAGCAGGAACAGTAGAACCAGTATAACCAGTCACATCATCACAGTCAAAACAAGCAGGACTAGACAAATCTAATTCAATATAAAGTTTACCTTCTTGGTCACAAATATCGAAATAAGATGCACTACCGAATTTAGAACCTGTACCACGAGTGTTAGCAACAATAGATTTACCGTATTTTTGAGTTACAACTCTAAAATCAACAACTGCATTACTATTTGCAGTGTTAACAACCTTTAAAGATGCCAAAAATTCTTCGGTATCCATTTCATTACCACGACCATCTAATATTTTACCATAACCATCACTATTATTAACAGTAAAACCAGTTAATTCTACAATTGCATATTTTGCAGTTGTACCAGCAATACTTGCAGGAACAGTATTTCCTGATGCATTTAAAGTAACATAACGACTAGCGGTTAAATTAACAGTAGTTGCTTTACCTTTAGTTCTGTCGAATAAAGAATTATCATAATCTGATTCTTGATAGAAACTGTCATACAAAGATTTAGTTTCATAAGCAGGACCACCAGTAGTATTTGGCCAACCGTAAGGTTTGTCATGAGAACCATCAGAATTTCTTACAGAAATCTTAGGGTTAAAGTAGAACAATTTACCGATTGGTAAGTTCATTGCTTGAACTGAAACGATGTCATTTGCCAAAAGTTTAGAGAATACTCTACGTACAATTGGGAATACAACTGTTTCAAATGAACCTGAACTATCAGTAGTAGTTGCTTCATTGATTAGGTATGATGCTTGGTTTTCATACAATTGAGCAATGTTTTCTTTTAAATGACCTTTAAGACCATCTAAGAAACCTGCTTCATCCCACTTGCGAATAGTGGTTTTTCTCGCCTCTTTAATTTGGTTTAATCCGATATTTCCGAATTCACCACTTGATAAAATACTTCCCATATTAATTTATTTAGTTTTTTTAGGAATTTTTATTGAACGTAAAGTTCATTAATTGTTTCATTCTTTCTGTTTGAGGGTCACGATATACAGTTTCCCCAATCAGTTGTTTACTTGTACCACTTGCAATTTGTTTATCAATATTCTCAACGATATTTTGTGATTTTGATTTTTGTTTCATTTCATTCATAATTTGTCTATAAATGTTTTTTGATTCTTTTAAATCAGTAACACCTTCAAAACGTTTAACAATATCAATTTTTTCTTGCTTAGTAGTTGTATTTTCTGTGAAAAGTCTAATCATGTGTGAAAAATTAGAATTAAATACTGCAACTTCATTTAGTTTTCCTCTAAAATGATTTAATGCAGATTTATATTCTTCATTTAAACTTTTGAATTTAGAAAGGGTTTCTTTAAGTTCTTTGTTTTCATTCTTAATTTTAACCATTTCTTTTTTCAATTCCACACTTTCATTAGTTCTTTCAGCAGGTCTTTTTAATTTATCAGGAAAAGACTTATCTTTAGAAACCATCTTTCTACCATTTGAGTGGGTTCTTGATGCTTCTTCCAAATCATCCATTTCATCTAAATCAATTTCTTCAATTTCATATACAGATTCTTGTGTTGGTTCTGTTTCTTCACTTCCAAAAAGTAAATCCATTTTTTCTGAATCTTCATCTTCTGAAAGTTCAATTTCATAAACCAAATCTGATTCATCCATATCCATGTCAATGTCTTTACCTTCTTCTGATTCAGTTCTAATTAAGTATTCTTCATCACCATCACGTAATGAAATATCCCCACCATCCTGGTGAACTTCAATTTCATCATCTGCAGTCATTTTCTTGAATACTTTAACTATTTCTTCATCATTCATTTGGGTTAAGTCCATAACACCACCATCATCAACTAAAGAATCTTCTAAAGAAGGTGAGGGTAATTCTGAATCCAAATCTGATACTTCTGAATCAACATCTAACATTGGAGTTTCATCTGAAACTTCATCTGACATTGGTTCATCTAATGATGGTTCTATTTCTGTCGCATCAGAAACTTCTTCATCTGTTTCTACATCACCCATGTTAACATCAGTATCAACTTCTGTTTCATCATTTTCGGTGTCTGTGTTGTCTTTTTCTTCATCATCCAATTCAGTCACTAAAGACTCTTTTACAAGTTGGTTAATTTCTTCTCTCATTTGTGATTGAAGTGTTTCTTTTACTTGTTTCTTGAAGATTTTCTCGATTTGCGATGCTTCGAGTAATGCCTCTTCAATTACGGATTTTTTTTCACTCATTTTAAATATTTGTAAAAAATTAAAAATTATGTTGCATTGCAACGATTATGATATAAATATATCGTTTTTTGAAAAATTCTATTTTTTATAAAAAAAATTAAAATATTTTTTTGCAATTGATTTTATGAAAAAAAAATTGTAGTTTTGTTAAATGAAAACTTTTTTTGAAATATCTGAATTAAAAGAATCAAAAAATAAAGATTGGGTTATAGATATTCTAAACCGTTTTGGATTGAGTACAACCAATTATAGTTTATCTTATAAAAACAACCAAGTAGTTATTTACTCTGGTAATCATAAAATTATTTCAAAAGAAATAAACGGTAAAACCCAATACGAAATGTATTCACAAATACCACCACTTCATAAACATCCAAAAAAAACAATTATTATATGAAAGAAATACAAAACTCAATAACATTCTATACCTCATCTTTTGAGGATTTGGTTTTTCTTTATGAAAGAGAAAGACAAATTAATTTAAAATATAAAAAAAGTTTCAATAATGTTAATCTAACTAAGTTTGATGAAAAGTGGGGTAAATATACATTTAAAGAATCAGATTATTCATATTTAAAAAATAAAGAATTAAAAGTTTCTCTTTTTAATAAATTTTATATTATTAACGAAACTTTGGAACTATCCAAAGAAAATAAAGTTGATAAAACTATTTATCTTTTTACAAAAGACAGTTATGAAAACTCTGGAAAAATAAGTAGATTTATTTTGTTTTATGAACAAGAAACTGATTTAGTTAAGGAAATAATAAAGGATATTATTAATTGTATGGAGGATTTGGAAAAAACTGAAAAATCAACATTAAATATTATTATTGATGATGGTGGAAATTTAAGATTAAAACCATTTCAAATTTCTTCAAAGGAAATTAATTTTGATAAACATTATAATAAATCATGCAAAGAATTTGTTGATGAATTATTGGATAAAGTTAAATTGGAAAAAGGTTTATTCTTAATGCATGGAAAACCTGGGACTGGTAAAACATCCCTAATAAGATGGATTATTAGTGTTTTAGATAAAAAAATGATTTATATTCCACCTGAAATGACAAGTGTAATATCAAATCCAAATTTCATTAAATTTTTAATGAACCATCCAAAATCAATTCTTGTTATTGAGGATGCTGAAACCGTATTAATGAAAAGAACAAGTGGTGGAAGTTCTGCAATTCAAAATATCTTAAATCTTTGTGATGGTTTATTGTCTGATATGTTGCAAATACAAGTTATTGCAACTTTTAATACCGATATTAAGGATATTGACCCTGCATTATTAAGACCTGGTAGATTAAATGGTATATACGAATTTAAGGAATTGGATGATGATATTGCAAAAAATTTATGTCATGAATTGGGTGTTGATTTCGATTCTTTAAGGGAAAAAACTTTGGCAGAAATCTTTAATTCAAATGATAAATTTTCTTTTAACAAAAAGGTTGTTAGAAAATCAATTGGTTTCTCAAGTAAATAATATAAAATGTATAAAGGAATTGTAGAAAATATTCGTAATTTTAAGTGGGGTAATATTTTTATAATAAATGTTTATATCAAGTTATTGATATAAAAAAAACAAATTTAAATATAAATGATTTTGTTGAGGTAGTGTTTTAAAAACTCCTGATAAACCTATTACCAACACCAATAAAAATACATCTTGAAATCAAGGATATTATTGAAAAAAATGATTGGATAAGTCTTAATAATTATATTTCTTCATTTATAAATCCTGATACACACATAGGAATATTAAGAACAATTTTGGTTGCAATTAAAACTTTTAGGAATAAACTAGAAATAAAAAGTAGTATTGATAAAATATCTGAACTTTTACAATCTAAAATAACCAAACCACTATTATGAAAGAAGGAAAATTAAATACCAACATAAAAGATAGGGTAGTAACACCAAAGGAAGAAGTTTTACCACCACCTTCTGCAATTAATCAGAAAATAATCTTAGAATTATCAAATGATGATGCAAAAAAAATTCTTCATTGTCTAATGAGAACAAATGCAAGAAATAATAATAGTGGTTTAACAAATATTCTTGATGTTTGTGAAAGGGTTGAAAAGGAATTATATGAAAAAATTAGTTGGTAATTTAATCATAAAATTCATCAGTAACTCCACCAGTTTGTCCTAAATATTTTGGAAATCTTGGTTTTACTCTACCTACAAGTAATACATTTGCATTACCAGAACCAACCGTTTCAACTTTTAAATCAAATGTGTTGGGTCCTGATAAAGAAAGTGATTGTCCGTTAAATGTAACTGAATAAGGTCCTGCACCATTAACAACAACTCTATAAAAAAGATGTGTATTGGTGTTTGCAGATGTGGATGGAATTATTATATCGTTTACGTTCATTTTTATTTTATAAATATTTGATTTTTTGAAAAATTTTTATTAAATTTGAGTAATGAATACTTTTGGTAAACTTATTGATGATATAAGAAAAGAAATAAAATATATTAATATTAGTTTTGAGGAAGTTCCTTTTGGTGAAATTATGACGATAAAAATACCAAATAAACCAAATCGAATGATTGTAATAAATAGTAAATTAATAAATAATAAAGATTATACTGATATATTAGAAACATCAATTAAAACCTTAAAATTATTTTAAAATGAAAAATAAGTATCAAAACGAAAAACAAAAAGTATTTAATCCAAATTTCAATGATAATCACCCCGAAAAAAAATCAGATGAAATATTTTTAATAAATTTAAAAGAAGGTAAAGAAAATAATTTCAATAACATTGACTTTATAACAGATATTAGAGCAGGTAATACTGCATATACTAATACTGGTGATATAGTTGAAGGATTTAAACCCTTATTTGGTAAATTAATATGTAGATGGACTCAATAATTAAAAAGTGTAAAGGTAATATTTTTGAAAAAAGTGGTATTAATATTTTATATCCTATTATAATAAAAGATTGGGATGAAGATGACCCTCTTGGTGGGTTTTGTGGGTTTGATAAAACAATTCATATAAATAAACATATTATTAATAATAATGGATTATTAAATAGAGTTGTATATCACGAATTTTTACATTTATTCTTACAAGTTGATACAAAATTATTTTATGATGTTTTGAGGGATAGATTTATATCAACCTATTTCTTTTACTTAAACAAATATTGCAATAAATACCAAGTGGTAATAATAAATCCAGATTGTGATGTTTGGGTTAAATTTAAACAAACCAATAGTGAGGGACTTAGAAATCAAAGTAAATTGAGAAAAAACAACTCTTTATCAAATAATTACAATCAATTTACTATGTTAACTGAATTTATTGTTCATAATTCAGATTATTATTTTAATATAAATTTTAATGATGTAGTATTTGAGGATAAAACTATTTTAGAAATGAACAAATTTGTTTTTAATTTAGTTTTGGATAATATAGATAAACATAGTAAATTAAAAAATTAATTATTAAACAAAAAAGGTATTAATTATGATAAACAAAGAAAAATTAAAAGATATTGCATTGAATGCAATTAAAACTAAAGATTTTCATAAACTTAGATATATAGGTCAAACAATTGATTGTTTGTTGTTTGAACCTGAATATTCAGATGATGAACAATTATATATTTTATTTACAAAAATTAGTAAATTATTAAATAATAATGATTTTGATTTATTACACAAATTAGAAGTTACAAATTATCCTGATTTGGATGAAATAGGTTTCCCTAAATGTGAAACTTTTGATAATTTAAATGAAATATTCATTGTTGAGATGCGTAATAAAAAAGGTGAAACTGTCCCCTGTTGTTTCGTTTCTGATTCTATGGAAAAGGTTAAAAAATGGATGAAAGAAAATACTGATTTTTCATACGGTTTTTGGTATTGGGCAATATTAAAAGGACAAGTTAATGGTTTAGGTTTTAATTTATATAAAGTTTATGATAAAAATGGTAATCTATTAGATGAAGAACCAATCCAAAAAAGTTTCTTTGAAAAATTATTAATAAATATTTTTACAAATAAAACTGAAATACTTTGAATTTAAAAAATACTTTAGAAAATCTTAAAAAATCAAAAAATAGTTTTTTTAATACCACTAGTGGTATGGTAGTTTGGTTTGATATATATAAGGAAAATTTAGAGGTGTATAGTGAAGGTGCATTTATTTTTAAGTTAAAAGACACTAAAGAAATCAATAAACATTTTATTGATTGGAATTTTAAATATGGTGATAATGATTTTAAAGAATCTAAAATGATACCAACAATAATCTTCAATTTTTACATTGAAACCCCTTCATATAATATTCCGTTTCATAGAAATAGTTTTAAATATCTTAGAAAAAAAGATTTTTTAATTAGAATCAAATGATAATTAGTTTAGGTCACAGAAGGAGAGTTGGTAAAAATGAAGGTGCAAACTTTCTTTTACACTATATTAATGAACAATATAAAGGTACTGTTGAAATAATTTCTTTTGCAGATAAAGTTAAGGATATGTCATTTGATTTATATGGTCATTATGGATTAAAAGAAAAAGAATTCTATGAGAAAAATCCACAATTTCGTGAACAACCTTTGCCAATAATAAACAAATCCCCAAGAGAAATTTGGATTGAATTCGGAAACAAAAATCGTGAAATTCATTCAAATGTGTGGGTTGATTGGGTAAAAAATAAAATCCCTAATTATGATAATGTTATTATTCCTGATTTAAGGTTTGAAAATGAGGGTAATATGATTCATGAAATGGGTGGTGTTTGTGTACGTATTGATAATCCAAGAATTCCACATTCAAATGATGTATCTGATTGTGCATTGGAAAATTGGAATGGGTGGGATTTTATTATTGACAATAATGGAACATTGGAAGAATTTTATCAGAAATTAATTTATGTTTATAAAAAATTGAAGTGATGAAAATTAATATAAATAATTTAAAAATAACACCAAAAAATTTAGTAAATAAATTTCAATTATCGGTTTTTAATCCTGATGATGAGATTTTAGAATGGGTAAAATATCACAATTTTCAGAATAATTCTGATAAAGGGTTTTTAAATATTGAAATAAATAAACCTTTAGAAGAATTATTTTTAGAATTACCACATTTTAGTTATATTGATGGTTTTTCACCAAATCTCAATAAAAAATTACATATAGGACATTTTTCCAATTTTGTTATTGCAAAAAGTTTTGTTAATTTAGATATTGCAGAAAATCTAATTTCTATTTATGGTGATACATTAGAAGGATTATCAAAAGAAGAATCTTTAGTAAATTTAAGAAAATATCAAGAACTTTTTAATTTTAAACCTCAAAAAGAATTTTTTGCATCAGAAATGAATTATTCTGATTTATTAAAAGAAGGTGATGGTGATTATAAAGGTTGTAAAATATTTGATATTGATGGAGAAAAAATTGTTGGTATAAAAAGTAATGGTAATTCTTCTTATTTTTATCAAGATGTTGCACTTGCAAGTATTCTGAATAAACCAACCATTTATTTAACTGGTCATGAACAAACTAATCATTTTAATTCATTAAAAAAATTATTTCCATATATTCATCATATTGGTTTAGGTTTAGTTAAAGTATCAGGTAAAAAAATGAGTTCTCGTGAGGGTAATGTTTTATTAATGGAAGAAATTTTAGATATTATTTATAATGAATTTAATGATTATGAATTAACTTATAATATATTTGCAGGTAACATATTAAAATCAAATCCAGAATCTGATAAAAACATTGATTTAAATTTATTGTCAAATCCAAAAAATAGTTTAGGTTTATATATTTCTTATACAACTGCACGTCTAATATCCGCTGGTTGTGATTTAAATTATAATTTAAATGATGAAGAATTGGAATTTTTATTATATAAATCAAAATTTAATTTAAAACCAAATATACTTTTTAATGGTTTGGTTGATTATTGTAAAATGGTTAATTTAAAATATTCTGAATTAAAAATAAAGGATAATCCTGATAATAAAAAATTATTTGAAAATTATTTGGGTAATATAAATTATTGTTTACAAATATTAGGTTTATTTTTGATTAAAAAAGTATGATACCAAAAAATTTATCAGAAAAGAAAAAAATTTATGAACACACTATTCACAGTAGAAGAACTAAAAAAAGAAAATAAAACACTTTATGATTTGATTCATAAACCCAGATTTACTTTAAAGGAAAATAAAAAAATAAGAAACTATTCAGTCAAAGTTTTCATACTGAATAATAAAATAATATTTAAATTTAAAGAAGATGATGAAATTAGTGGTACAGTTGATGAATTAAAAAAAAATATATAATCTTGCAAAGGATTTTAATTTTCCCTTTGGTACATCAAAATACGGTTGTCATGTTGTATATGGTGAAAAAAAATCATCCATTAATTATATAAATATTACAAAACCAACTGAATTTAATGATGAAGAAAATACCACAGTAAACATTGATGATTTACCACTTTCTTTAAATGAAATGGAAAGAATTATTAATGAATGTGAAAAAAAGTATTTATTAAAAATAAAAATACCTAAAAATTATACTATAAATAATAAACCTGTTTTTATTTTTATAAATACAATTATTAATTGGCAACAAGTTTCAATAGAAAATAATAAGTATTATCATTTCTCAATACCTGATGGTTTGCAAGATGGTTTATTGAGAAAGGAATGTAATTTGGATGAAATTTTGGTTTTTTAATTTGACTTTCTAAAAAATTTTATTTAAATTGTAATTATGAAAACATTAGATTTTGAAGAACTTTTAACCAAAGTTCCTGACTTAAAAGAAAAGATTGGGGAAAATGGTTTTAATGATGTTAAAAATTCACAACCACATTATAAATGTTTGGGTAAATGTGAAAGAGAATTTATTTCTGAAACCAAAGAAGAAACAAATATAATGTTTTGTTTTTCTTGTCAAAGAATAATGGAAGTATGACATTAAATAAAACATTAATAAATTTAAAATATTCAAAAAACAGTTTTTTCAATTTAGAAAAAATTAAAGACGTATATATTAATATAGATTTGTTTAAAGAAAATGTTGCATTTAAATTATATACTCTCTATGGGTATGGTCGGTCTTTTGAGAATTATAAAGAAAATAGGTTTATAAATAAAAATAAATTCATTTATTATAAATATTACCATCAAAAACCTGTTAGGGGTATTATTTATTATTACCAATCTAAAACGAACTATTTTCATATTATTACTAATTTAGAAGAATACAATGAATTATATACTAATAAAAGTTTATTAATTTTAAGATAAAATAATAAAAAAATGAAAACAAAATTTAACGAAGATTTAAAATCCGCAATGAAGGAAAAAAATACTATTAAAACCCAAACAATCAGGGGTATTTTAACCGAGATTATGAAAGTAGAAAAAACAAATGGTTCTGAAATAACAGAAGATAAATTGAATTCACTTCTAAAGAAATTATATTCACAAAGGGAAGAATCTGCAAAGATTTATAAATCATCAAACAGAATGGATTTATTTGAAAAAGAAAATGCAGAACTATTAATTCTTAAAGAATATCTTCCTAAAGAAATTCCTTTTGATGAACAAAAAACTTTTGTTGATAATTTACTTGCAGAAAAAGGATTAAAACCATCTGATATGGGTTCAATAATGAAATTGATTCCAAATAATTACAATAAAAAATTAATTTCTGAATACTTAAAAAGTTTGTAATGAAAAAAGAACTTATAAAAAGTGAATTAAAAGGTATATTAGGTTATGGTGTTTCATACGATGAAATTCTAATTGTATTGAATGAATTGATTAGTGAAGAAAAACAGAAAATTAAAGAAAAAATTTATGTTATAGATTTGGAAGGTGATATTATATTCAATGGAACATTTAAAGAATGTGAAAAATTTATAAAAAAAAATATAATAATGGAAAAAAATAAAAAAGAATATGGTCTATCAACACCTACTGAATCTAATATAGTCTTATATTATAGTTCAGAATTTTCACATCTTTTTTAAAGATTTTCACAACAAAATTCAAAAATTCACATAAAACTAAAGAAGCATTTAAAGAAGGCAAAAGATAAAAAAAATAAATTAACAAAAACTTAGATAAAAATGAAAAAATTCAATAAAGAAGATTTGCAAAATGCACTTAATATAATACAAGATAACCAAAATCCTGTATTAAGTTATTTTTCTGAATTAATTAATGAAGAAATAGAACTTTTAGAAAGGGGTAAATTTGTAAAGGCAAGTAAAGAATATTTAAAAAATCTTACTTATAATGATATATCTTTTAGATTGTTAGAAAAAACTGATTATGGTTATTATCCTGGAATGTATGGAATGTTTGAAAGAAAAACAGGAAAGTTACTTGCAAGACATACAGATTTAGGTATGTTACCCATGTTACCCAAATAAATAAAAAATAATTTTAGAAATAAAAGATAAAGAATCATTTAAAGAAGATAAAAAATAAAACTATGACAACAGCACAAATAATAATACTAATCATTATGGGGTTAGGAGTTTTAATAGGATATATTAAAACAATGTTATCAAAAAATGATATTGAAAAATTCTTATGGGGAATTTTACAATTATTTTTTACTTCATTATTTATTTTAATTACAATAATAATGACTCTTTCTTATGAAGAATTATTAAAAGAAAAAAATAAATGTCCAGAATATGAAAAAATTGAATGTCCAGAATATGAAAAAATTGAAAATGTTTATATTTTAAAGAAATAGTAAAATTGAGATAAAATGAGTAGAACATTTAATGAACATAGAAATTGTATTGGTCTTGCCAAACCTCACCAAAGGAAAAAATGGTATTATTGGTAAAAAGTGTAATAGAACTGAAAGAAAAATGAAACCAATGATTGGAGAATGGGCTAAAAAAGAATTTATTATAACTACCTTGAGTGATAATAGCAATAAAAACTTTTCATTTATGATAATGAAAATAAACTAAAAATACGCATGCCAAAAGAATTTAAAGATGATAAAGATTTTTTAGAATTGGTTGATTGGGAAATGGATTTACAAAAAGATGGTTTATGAAAAAAGAAATTGAAATAGAAAGGAAATTTTTACTAAAAGACAAATCCATAATAAAGTCTGCAGATTATAGTTATGATATTGTTCAGTTTTATTTAACTGATAATTTAAGATTTCGCAAAGATAAAGATGGATTTCGTTTTGAATTAAAAAGAAGAAAACAGAATTTTAATATTGAAAAAAGTTTAATTCTTAATGAAAAAATTGGTGGAATTATATTTTCATTATTAAATTTTTTAATAAAAAGAAAGATACACAAAAAACGTCATATAATCAATTTTAATAACTTTAAATATGAAATTGATGAATTTATTAGTCATGATATTTTTTTGGTGGAAATTGAATTTAAAACATTGTATAAAATGTATCATTTTCTTTCTATGGAAAAACCTATTTGGTTGGGTTCAGATGTAACAGATAATCCAAATTACTTTAATTCAAATATATCAAAAATATGAAAAAATTAGAAATAAGTGACTTAGAAATAAGAGAAATAGAAATACCTTCACCGATAGAAAATTTAAAGGTGGGTGATGATTTTTTTTATAAAGGACAATATAAGAATGGATATGAAGAAGGTATTTCTAAAATAAAACGATTTTATAAAGAAGTACCTTTTTGGGATGGGGTAGAACGGAAAGTTAGAAAAAATGAAGGTGGACATCCAGTTTGGATGGAATTAGAAAATCGTAAAATAGTTTTATTGGGTTATATAGAATATAAAGGTATAAGAATATTAGAAAAATATCTTTAAACATATTTCTTAATAACCTTCGCAAGTTCTTTTGCAAGTTTAACCTTATTTTTTTGATATTTTTCCATATCATCCTTATTGGAAATAAAACAAAGTTCTGGTAGAATGTTATGTCCTGTTATTCTAAAAAATCCTAGAGTTCTACCCAAATCCCCATCGGTTTTTACACCACGATTTCTTGTTCCCAATACATTTGCAATAGTATCATTTATTTCTTTACCCAAATTCTTCTCTAGATGGCTACCATTATTAGGTATAATAACTTCTGAACCATTACTATCAGGATTAGAAGAACTATTCATGTGTAAATCAATAACAATATCATTATTAGTGGTTAATCTCCTAAAATAATTAATAGTATCTTGCAAAATACTATCATTTTTATCTAAAGAAGGGCACACACCAATTTCTTGTAATTCACGATTTAAAAGATTTCTAAATTCCACCATTAATACCCCTTCTGTACCAAACCTACTAACTGCACCATTGTCTCTTCCCTTTTTATCACTATGACCTGCACTAATATAAACTCTTCTCATAATATTTTTATTAATAAATATCAATGCAAAAATAAAATAAAATTGAAAAATTCATTTTTTTTATTTACTTTTCTAAAAAATCATTTTTATGACAAAAACAACAACTGAAAAAATTGTAAAAAAGAAATTAACTTATTCAACAAGATTTGGTGAATTATTAAATACTATTTCAGAAAAATCCCCTATCGTAAAAAAATTAATTAATTCAGAAGTACCTGAAACATTTAATTTCAACTATATTGATATTACTGATAACAATGATGTTTTAACATTTATAAGAAATAATAGGGTAGAACAAATTAAAGAAGAAAAAACAATTTATATTAATTTATCTGCAAAAGGTTTTCAGAAAAAACCATCTATTTTCAGAAAATTAAAATTTAAAACTGATGAAAAAGGAAATTTTTTAATAGGAACTCCCGAAGATAGAAAATTAAGACAAAAACAAATTGATGAAGGGGTTGAAGAAAAAGATTTAAAAAAATTGGTTCCAGCAAAAGGATTACAAGGAAAAGTTGGTGGTTATTGTCCTCATCCTGATTTTGAGGCACATCCAAATACAATCCTTTGTAAATTTATTGATGAAAAAGGAAATGAATATTTAGTTTCTAAGGCAAATTTAAAAGAACAATTTTCAGAACAAGAATTTTATAAAGGTTCTGGTCGTGTTGAAGTAAAAGTTGGTAAATTCTTCCAATCCCTATTTTTGGAATTAAAAATTGATGTAAAAGATAAAGAAATTGAGGATTTGGTTAACAACTTTAAAACAACAATGGATATTTTAAAAGACCAATTAAAACTTTTTAGAATTATAGAAGGGAAGGATATTAAAGAAATTGGTTATCAAAGAAACAATTATGCCAAAAATGCAGGAACTTTATCACAAAGTTGTATGACTAATGGTGATGATAATGGAACAAGAAGTTGTGATTTATATGTTAAAAATCCTGAATCAGTTAGATTAATTGTTTTAAAAGATATAAAAGATGAAAACAAAATAAGGGGTAGGGCACTTCTTTGGAAATCTGATGAAGGGGAATATTATATGGATAGAGTTTATACTCAAGAACCTGCACTTGAGGGTTTATTTAGAGAATTGGCAAAAAAGGCAGGTTATTTATCCCATTTTGATTGGCAAAAAAGAGAATATAATGATAAAAAATTTAATATTACTCTAAAAAATAAATATAACGGTAATCCATTTTTAGATTCAATGGATTATGTTAATGGTGATGTTTTACATTTAAAATTAAAAAGAGTTTAAATTGCATTTACTTTTTTAAAAAATTTTCATTAAATTTACAAAATGATAACAACAAGAAAAATAAAGAATTTAGTAGGTGTTAATTTAACCCCACCCCAAGATTGGATTAAACGTTTTAAAAGTGTTCTTCAAATTCAATCAAAAAGTGGAAAGGAAGAATCAATGATTAAATTCATTGAAAATGAATTATCTAATATTCCTGGTGTTAAATTTCACACTAAGGATAATAATATATATGTAACAAAAAACACAAAAAAAGTTAAAGATTTAATTTATCCTTGTATGGTTGCTCATACTGACACCGTACATGAAATTATTGAATCTTATCACATTTTAAGATATGATAACATATTTTTTGCATGGGATGGTAAAAACAATAAACAATGGGGTACTGGTGGTGATGATAAGTGTGGTATATTTGTTACCCTTGAATTATTAAGAATAATACCAAACATGAAGGCATGTTTCTTTTATTCAGAAGAAATAGGTTGTATTGGTTCAGGTAAGGCAGATTTGGATTTCTTTAAAGATTGTGGGTTCATTCTGCAAGTGGATAGAAAAGGTAATGAAGATTTTTGTACTTCGTATTCAGGAGATAAAATGGTATCAAAAGAATATTCTGACACAGTTGCAAATACTATTAAAAAATATGGCTACTCTGAATCTTGGGGTGGCTCAACTGATGTGTTTAAATTAAAAAATCGTGGTTTAGAATTATGTGTATCAAATATGAGTTCTGGATATTATGACCCACATTCAAATAATGAAACTATTAATATAGAAGATGTTTGGGTGGTTTTTCAAATGTGTTCAGAATTATTTTATATCTTAAAAGATAAAGTTTGGAAACATAAGAAAGAAATTACTGTACATCAAGGTGGTAATTGGAATGGTAGAAATTCACATACACATACACACAGAAATAGATTTAAAGAAGATGATGATGACGATATGGTAAATGCATACGCACAAAGATTTAAATCAGGTGTTATATTAGATGAAGAAGAAGAGGAAGAAGAACATTTACCTAATACGATTTGTAATTGTTCAAAAGATAAAAAAACACCACTAATATCATTAAAAAATCAGTATCTTTGTGTTGAGTGCATGAAGATGTATGATAAAAAAACTAAAAAAGAAGTAGAAATTTAATTCTAATTAAATAAACAACAACAATATGAACTTTGAAAAAAACAAAAATCTTTTTCTTGATTTAACCAAAAAAACCATCCCACATGGTAAAGAAAAATTAATGGAACAATTTTTACCATCAGGAATAAAAAAAGATGGTATTGGTAATTATTATATTAAAATTGGTGAATCTGAATCAATGTTTACTTGTCACTTAGATAGTGCAACAGGTAAATTCAAAACTGTAACACATGTTTTTGAATCAGAAATTTTTTGTGGTACTAATGGTAAAACCATTTTATCTGCCGATGATAAATCAGGTATGTTAATTCTTTTAAGAATGATTGAAAATAACATTCCAGGTTTATATTATTTCTTTTTGGGTGAAGAAAGTGGTTGCATTGGTAGTCGTTGGGCAAAAAATAATATTGATTTTTCTTCTTATAAAAGATGTGTTTCTTTTGATAGAAGAAATTATGGAAATGTAATTACAAGACAAATTGGTTCACAATGTTGTTCATTAGATTTTGCAAATGAATTATCTAACCGTTTAAATCAAAATTTTGATTTTGATTACTTTTATAACAAATATGATGAATTATACTTGGAAAGGGATGAATTTACATTCAAACCCGACCCAACAGGAATATATACTGATAGTGCTCAATTTATTAATATAATCCCTGAATGTACAAATATTTCAGTTGGTTATTTTAATGAACATTCAGGACATGAATTTCAAAATTTATTATATTTAGATTTATTGATAGATGCAGTTTTAAAAACTAATTGGGAAACTCTACCAGGTGAGAAAATTGAAGAAGAAAAACATACTTGGGGAAACTTTCACTTTTAAAAAAAAAATACTATGTTACATAAAGAAACAACAAAACAATATAAATCTTTATCCGAAGATTTAAAAAAAGAAGTTTTAGAAAAAAGTAAATTAGAAAAACCTGATTACTCATTGTCAAGATTTAATTTGATAACCAAAGAAGTTTATTATAAATCTTTATTAAAAACTAATATTGATGTTGTTACTAAACACACCAATACAGTATTGTCTAAAGATAATCTAACAAAGGAAGAGATTTTAAGTTTATCTAATCTTGTTAGAACTTTGCAAGATTTTTTATTACAAACACCAGAATATAAAGAACTTTTAAAACAAAGTGAAGAAAAGGAAAAATTGGTGTTGCAGAAACTTGAAATTAAAAAAACTGAAAAACCTAAAAAAATTGTTAAAGAAAAGAAGGTTAGTTTGGATAATAAAATTTTAAAGGACTTGGGTTTGGAAAAAATGAGTGATTTATTTGATGATTATAATGGAAATAATTTAGACCCTGATGAAGATATTTTTTAAAACACTTTTATAGTTCGTTTTTTATTTACATATAAAATATGGATAAAAATGAGAGATTTAAGTATTGATGAGTATGGTATGTTATTGTGGGCATACCTACAAATGTAGTTGTGGTAATCCTGATAAAAAATGTTTCAAAGAAAGTGTTAAACGTGGAACTATAATTTTGTGGGATAAAAATAATGGGTGGAAAAATTCCTAACCATTAAATTCATTAACATCAGTAGGTACACAAATAATCTTTCTATATAATGGTTTATAACCCATAATAGATTTTGCGTTTGTTTGATAAGTTGTATCATTATCAATTACTGTCCAAAATTTAAAACGTTTATCATCAATTTGATAACCAACATAATCACCTATTTTAATATCAATTTCTTTTTCATTAAGAAAATCAATTAAAACAGTAAAAACTAAATTACCAATATCCTTATAATTCAAGGTATTATTAGTATTATAAGATTTAAACTGTGATTCTTCTATTACTAAAGAAACTGGTAATTCAATTGGTGGTTGAGTTCTTATATCTTCTTTTGCACCTTCTGAATATATATCATCTATTGTTGTTTTTGTTCTATCAACCCTATAAAGTAAAATTTTTGTATTTATGTCATTTTCCAAATATTCTTTTGCAAATTCTCTTTCCAATGAGAATTCATCTTCGGTAAAAAATAAATCTACCCTTTTTATTGGTTTATTAATATCTGACATATAAAATAAATATTTGCACTTGATTTAAAAATAAAATTTAATTAAGTTTGTTTTATGAAAAATTTTTTTACAGTTGAGGAAATAGAACCAAAAACTATCACAAGAAATACTTGTCATATTAAAAACTTTAATATGATTGATTCAAAAAAAGTTCTTTTGGAACAAAGTCAAACTAAAAAAGAAGTACCAAAAGAAACTTTAGATAAATTAAAAAAAGAATGTGTACTAACCGAAGGATTAAAAGAAATTTTTAAAAAAACAAATAAAACAAAATAAACATGACAAATTACATCCCAACATCATTAGAAACAGTTAACAAATTTGCAGAATCAAAAAAAGATGATTTCTTAGATATATTAAGAAATTCTACATCAGAAAGTAGAACTACACCAGAAGATAAAATAATCTTCATGTGGTCAATAGTTTCTGTTAAAACTAAAGAAATAAAGGATATTGAAGAAAATAGAATGGAATTCTTGAGTTTAACGTTTGATGAACGTTTTGAACACGAATTAAAAAAAACAAGACTTTCTCTTTTAATGAGAGCAGGAAATTTTATGGTTCAAGACCGTGTTAATACAGAAGAATTCCCTAATGAAGTAAAAGATTTAATTTTTGCAAAGTTAATAACTGTAATGAATGCAGAACAAAGTATCATTAGAAATGATAAAGTTTTATCTACCATTCCTAAACCAAAAGTGGTTAAAAAAGGTGAAATTGAAGATGAAACTGTTGTTGAAAAACCAACAAAAAAATCCACAAAAAAACTAGATATTGATACTATTTTGGATAAATTAAACGAAAAAGGTATTGATTCTCTTTCAGAAGAAGAAAAAAATTACCTACAAAATAATTCTTAATAACTTTGGTTTGATTCTATTGGGGGATTCTATTTATCCCCTTTTTTATTTTAATTTTTAATATGAAATTCGATTTTAAAGATATAACTTTAACCCCAAAAATGGGTATTGTTGATTCACGTTCAGAATGTGATACATCAATTAAATTTGGTAATCATAAGTTTAAATTACCAATTATTCCTGCAAATATGGAATCTGTGGTAAATAAAGAAATTTGCGAATTATTTGCAAGAAATGGTTATTTTTATATTTTTCATCGTTTTAATACAAATGATGAAAAAATATCTTTCGTAAAAGACTTTAAAGAAAAGGGATTAATTACATCAATTTCAATTGGTGTTAATGAGGATTCTTACGAATTATTGGAACAATTATCTAAATTAAATTTACTTCCTGATTATATTACAATTGATATTGCACATGGACATTCAATTAAGATGGAGAAAATGGTGAAATTTGTTAAACAGATTGCACCTAAGACATTTTTAATTGGTGGTAATGTATCTACCCCTGATGGTGTGATTTCTCTTGATTTATGGGGTTGTGATGCAATTAAATGTGGTATTGCAGGTGGTACTGCATGTACAACTGACCCAACTACTGGTTTTGGTAATAGAGGTTGGACTGCGAATATGATTGAGGATTGTACTTATACAAATAAACCAATCATTGCAGATGGTGGTATTAAAAGACCTTCTGATATAACAAAATCTTTGGTATTGGGTGCAACAATGGTAATGGTTGGTTCAATGTTAACAGGATTTGAAGAATCCCCTGGTAATTTGATTGATTTAAATGGAAAACTTTATAAAGAATATTGGGGTAGTGCATCACAATTTAATACTGGAAAGAAAAATAGGGTTGAGGGTAAAAAAGTATTAATTGATTATAAAAATAAATCAATACTTGATGAATTGGTTTATTTGGAAGAATGTTTGCAAAGTTCAATATCTTATGCTGGTGGAAAAGATTTATCTTCATTAAAAAGTGTTAAATACGAAATTTTTAAAAATTAATTATGACAAAAACAGAGTTCTATAATTCACTTGTAAATGTTTATTTAAAAACAGGACAAGGTGTACCTTATTTATTATTCAAAAATAAAATGGGGGAAAAATTTGATTTCATCATTAATTCTTTAAAAGAAGAAGGTTTAATTAAATTAATCACGCAAAGATATAATCATCTACCTGATGATATATGGGTTTGCCTAACAAAAGGTTATTGTCCAGAAGAAGGTAATACAGAAGATTTACTTTTGTTCAGATACTATTTAGGTATTCTTGATGAAGATGATAAAACCACAAAAAGTGGGTTTAGTTTTTCTGCAGGTTCAAAAAAAATAAGACAATCACCTGAATTAATTGAAAAATATTTTAATTGGTTAAAAACTAATCAAGAAAAACTTGCAGAAATAAAAACGATAAAAAAAGTTGTTTTAGATAATAAAATAGGTGAAAATTTAAAAAATTTTATAAAAAATAAAAGTTGGTTTAAAGAAAATAAAAATAATTTAGAAATTTTAAGAATAAATAATCAAAAAATTTCTAAATTAGAAAAACAAAAAAATATTTTGCAAGAATTAATTCCTTTAGAAAGAAAAAGTGAAAAATATAAAAATTCTGTAATAAAACATGAAAATGAACTGACTGATATAGATAATGAATTATTATTAAGAAAAGAATTGAATATGTTTTTGGAACAAAACAAAGATAAAAATATACAAGAACTATTATGATTATAGGAACTTTAGTTAAATTAATAATACCAATTGATTCAGTAGATAAACATGAAACCATTGGTATTATGATTAATGGTGAGGTTAAACCACTTGCAAGTGTTTTATGGGAAAAACAATATGAACTTCAACTTTTGGAAAGAATTGAAAGAATGAAAAAAAATAAAAAACCTAACATAAAAATTAGGGATAACGACAATGAAATTATTATTAAAAATAATGAATTTAATTATAACTATTATATGAATGGTTGGGAAAGTAATGATGAATATTATAATGATTCAGGTGTAATTATAAATGATACATTTCAAAAACCTGAACCTAAAAAGGGAAAACAAAAAGAAGATTTTTGGGATTTAATGCAACCTTATTTTGGTAATAATGTAGAAATAGAATTAATTTGGTAATAACGATAAAAAAAAACATTATGAAATTTGAATCATAAGAAAACTTGAATATATTTGATGATATTAAATTAGATATGTCAAAAAAATTTGGTATGAAAGGAAAAATTTACTCTGGCAATGAGGTTGCAGAACATATAGAAAATGAAACTGAATTGGGTATTGGAATGATTAATAGTATAATTAATTTATCTATTAATTTAATAAGTAGGGATAAATTGAATATAAACGAATAATATAATTAATTATGTTCATAAGTATTAGTTTATTTTTGATAATATTATTTTATTTATCGGGTTCTTTATTATGTATTCCGTTAGTTATTGCATATTCCAATAATTTTTACACTTTTGAAAATAAAGGATTTTTAGGTTTTATTTTTTTATCTTGGATTCTTTTTTGGATTGTTATTTTTATAATTGTATCTGACGATTTTAATCATCCAATAAAAACAAAAACCAAATTTCAAAAATATTTTCAGTTTAAATTTGTAAAAAGAGATGGAAGGGGATTTAGACTTTCTGATGAATATTAAATTTTTTTAATTTCATAATAAAATGAATCTGTATTTTCAGAGACCCATTTATCTGAAATATTTTCAACAGAAATTAACTTATCGTCAACTTTTATATCTTTTAATTCCATTGGAAATTTGTTTGTTATGAAATTTGAATCTTTCCAAAAAATTCTATTATTTGGTTGACATAATAAATAACCATCATCTGCAACTATTATATGTCCACATTTGTAATCTGTTGGTTCATCTGAATAAGGATTGTTAAACCAATCAACAGTCATAAGGTAAGTTCCCCAAACCTTTGTCTTATCCTTTAAAACCACTTCACAACGTTTTTCTTTTAAATAATTATATTTTATAACTGCAACATTTTCTGAAAAACAATTCCATAATTGTTTAAAATCTGCAGAAATATCTTTTTTTGGTATTGATAAAAATATTTCAGAAATTGGAACTCTTGAACGCAACATTCCATAATCAGTCATTATGTGGAATGTTAAAATTTTATCAGAACAGGATTGTATCCCAAATGCAATCGAATTATCAAATCTATTATTATCTTCACTTTTTTTAGTAAAATGTGAACGTCTGACTAAACATTTGAAACTATCTATATTTTGATTTAACATCAGAAATTCATAAATCTTTTTAAAGATTCCAATCTTTTATCCATTATTTTTTGTTCCTTATCCTCATTCTCAATCCAAAGTTTGTTTGCAACATCCATATCTGTAAACATATAAGAACCTGGTGTTGATGGTTGTGATACAATATCCCAACAAACCAATTCAAAATCACTTTGTACAACATTTTTTCCACCTTCTTTCTTTAAAGAACCCACACCTCTTGATGATACTCCAATTAAAACATTCCTTCTAAGAAGATTTGCAATATGGTCACCAGCACAAGAAACTATACCAGATTTAACAAAACCTGGAGAAGTTAGAATTTCTAATTTACCAATTAAGGTTTTTCCTTTCCAAAAAGTTTCAACAATTATGTGTGAAGTGTCATTGGTTTTAAGAGATATCTCTGAACTGTCCGGGTGGTTTGCTTCCCCTAGTGAACTTCTTGTTTTAATTAAACTCTGATACCTTTCATTTTCTCTATAAAGAATTTGTTTTGGGTACCATCTACCATTTTTATTTTCTGTATCATATTTCTGTAATACTGCATAAACATAAAGAGGGTCATTAATAATTCCACCTTCTTTATTTATTTCCAATTTATGAATTTCATTTAATAACCCTTCATTATCTTCTTTAATGATATAACCATCGTTCTCAATCAACATACCATAACCTATTTCATCTTTTTGAAGTATTTTCATATTTTTAAAATATTTATATTATAAATATCAATGAAAAAATTATTATTAATAATAACTTTGTTTTTAACATTAAATATTGTTAAATCTCAAGATTCAAATTATTATTTTCATCAAAAAAGGGGAGATGAACCCTGGAATACATTTGATAAAAAAAATATTGGTGGTGGTTTGATTGCAGTAGGTTGGACAATAACTACTATTACAGTTATTGCAGGAGAACCAAATAAAACAAATAAAATAATTGCATACGGAGTTGGACCATCATTTATTGTTTCAGGAAGTTTATATTGGTTGGTAAAAGGTTTAAAGTATAAACGTAAACAAGAATATTTATCAATAAAGAGATTTTAAATGAACTTTTATATAAGAAGAAATTCTATTCTACCTACACTTAAAATGAAATTAATCTTTGATGGTCGTAATGACTATAAAAGATTCCATGATTTATTGGAGAATTCTGTTGTAACATTTTCAATGAAAAATGTTAATAATGGGGTTTATAAAGTTGCAAATAAAGAAGGTAAAATAACCAAAATATCTAATAATGATGTTGATGAATATTATGTTGAATATGAATGGGTTGTAGATGATACAAATGAATTGGGTCAATTTGAGGGTGAGTTTAAGATAAAATTTTTGGATGATTGTTCACATATTCTTGTTCCAATAAAAGAAAACCTTTATATTAATGTTTTAACTTCTTTTACAAAAGGTGATGTTGAACAAAATAATAATTTAATTGATGGGGATGGTTGTTTAATTTATTGTGAATATGACTCATTTACTGGTGGAACTGTATCAGGTAATACAACATTTTTATCAGGTGTTACTATAAATGGTAATTTAGATTTATGTAATGGTGAATTAAATGTGGAAATCATTAATGGTTGTTCACCTGTAACAATACAAAATAATTTGATAATCGAAGAAAATAGTTTAACTGGTAAAACTGTATATTTTGATGAAATTTTTTCAGGAGGAACAAATTTAAATGATATTTTTCTGAATAAAGATGAAAATATAATATCAGGTGAATTGGTTGGTTCAGATTTAATATTAGAAAGAGAAAATGAAAATCAAATCATAATATCAGGTTTTACAGATTTTTTCACCACAGGTGCAACTTTATCAGGTACTACTGCAATTTTTAATAGAAATGATGGAAATAATTATACATTAGATTTATCTTCTTTATCAGGTTCAACTGTAACTGATTTAGATTTTAATTGCACAGGTAATACTCTATCCCTTGAACAAAGTAATAGGAAAAATTTTTCAGTAGATTTATCTTGTTTAAAATCAGAAATTGATAGTTTTTCAATTGATTATAATTTGCGTGAAATAAGTATTGAACAAACAAATGCGAATCAGAATGATTTTTCAATAGATTTAAATCCACTTTTATCAGGATTCTCAACAACAGATTTTTTCACCACAGGTGCAACATTTAACAATTCAAACAAAATTGCGACATTTAATCGAAATGATGGAAATTCCTATACTTTAAATTTATCAGGATTAACTTTACCTGATACTTATGTTACAGGTTTCACTTACGATAATCAAAACACATTTACTATTAATCAAAATGAAGGTCAATCTCCATTGTCGGTGACAATGACTGATTTGACCTTGAATTCTTTTTCTGCAAATACTTTATCTGGGAATACAATTTTTTCTGGAAATACAAATTTATCAACTGTGATTAATAATATTGCAAGTCAATATTCTGGTAATACCTTCGTAACTGGTGGCACATTTAATCAATTAACAAGAAATTTAACCTTAAATAGAAATGATAGTAATAATGTTATTATAACAGGCATTACAGATTTTTTCACCACCGCAAGTACTTTTAATAATACCACAAAAATTGCAACATTTAATCGAAATGATGGAAATTCCTATACTTTAAATTTATCAGGATTAACTTTACCTGATGTGTTTGTTTCGGGTGGTACTTTTTCATCAAATACTTTGACATTAAACAGAACTGATGGTAATAATGTTGTTATTACAGGTTTTACCTCTGGTGTAACTGGTACAACAGGTTCAGTTGCATTTTTCGGAACTGGTAACACAATTACTCAAGATAATTCAAATTTCTTTTGGGATGATACCAATAATAGATTGAGTCTTGGTACAAATACTAATACAAATTCCAGATTAAGAATATTGGGTGCAAATACAGGAGCAGGAGCAACATCCACTTTTGGTTTACAAGTACACGATAGTACTGGAACAAATAATGCGTTGGTTGTTAGAGATGATGGTAGAGTTGGTATAGGCACAAGTTCACCTATTGGACAATTACACCTTAATGGTGCATTTCCAAACAAAGTTGCAATGGTTCTAAACGCAACTAATTTTAGTTTTAATAACGGCAATTTTATAGGGTTTCAAAATAATGGAGTTGATAGAGGGTTAATATACATTGCAGATAGTGGTAGTGATGCTTTGCGAGGTATAAAAATTAGCAACCCCACAGCAGTTTCAGAAATAATGGTTGCAACTGGTAACAGAGGTGTAACAATTACTAATTCAGGTTCATTTACAAATGGCAATGCCTTTCAATCTGCTGTAACTAATACATTAGGAACAACAACACCTATTACAATATATGGGGCAGATGTTAGCATTAGTCCTTTAGGCTCAACAATAAGCCATATACAAGAAACTAATGTAGTTGGTAGAAAAAATCAATTATTACATAGATTTTTTACATCAACTGGTGTAGTTGCAGAGTATGGCGGATATGGAAGTGAATTAATTACTAATACAAATGGCTCACATAGTGGTGATTTGTTTTTTAATACTGCAAATGCAGGAACGTTTGATGAAAGAATGAGGTTGAAGTTTAATGGTAATTTACTAATTGGAACCACCACAGATAACCCGAGAGCAATATTAAATTTAACATCAACATCAAAAGGTGTTTTAGTTCCAAGAATGATTACTTCCGAAAGAGATGCAGTAAGTTGGGTTGCAGGTGATGCAGGTATGGTAATTTATAATACTACTACAAACAAACATCAGGGTTGGAATGGAACAACTTGGAATGATTTTTATTAATAATTTGATTTTGTCAAAAATTTTTATTATATTTTATCCATGAAAAGATTTAAAGTTAGAGAAATTGAAGGTAGGGTAACTTCGTTTAAAAATAATTTAAATAGAAAAGATTTATATTTACTTTTAATTAATATGAAAAAATTGGATTCATTAGAAATATTATTTAATGAAAATTATTCTACACCAGATTACATATTAAATAATTTATATATTTCTAAATAAATTATTTAAATAAGTTAATGATTTTATATTATAATTTATTAATCCCCTATAAGATTCACTTAAACCACATTCTTTTATTGAATCACTTAAATAAAGTGTTTTAATTAAATTTTTTATTTCATCAATATTATCAGGGTTTGTTTTAAAAACATTTGATGACCAATTAATTGATGGTGATGTTATTACAGGTATATTATTATTAATAAAATCAACTGCAACAATATTAAAAGTTTCTGTAAAAGAAGATTGTAAACCAATATCCATTTTTTTAATAACTTCATTGAATTCACCCCAATTCATCCATTCCAATTCTATTAATTGATATTTTTCTTTGTCTAAATTATTAAATAAATCACGCAAATTTTTAAGGGTAACATCTCCACCCATTTCAACCCTGTTTGTTATAACATATAACTCCAATTTTTTATTTAATTCATTTGCAGCAGAAATTGATGCAATTACTTGATTCATAATATTTTTCATGGGTCTTATTGCGCAAAATAATCCAACTTTTATCTTACTATTATCTGTAACCCTTTCATTATTATTTAATTTTGGTAAGATTATATTAGGAATATATAACATATTTTCTACTATTCCACCAGAATTTAAAACAAAATCAATATTGTTTGATGCAACAAATATATTTTTATATTTTTTTGATAATTCGATAGCATCAAATAATCTATTAAAACCATTTGTTTCAGTTGCAAGAAATGTTGGTTTTGAATGAGATACAACAATAAAATTGGTTTTTTTATATTTTTTTGCCAATAATTCCAATTTTTCTTTTCTCACCCAAAATGCCTTAATAATTAAGAAATGGGGTCTTTGTTCATGTAAAATTTTATCAATTTTATTATCATCTGTAACCCCAAAAGTTTTTGAATTAAAACCAAATTCCCCCATATATTGACTGGTTAGTTCAGATGAAACCCCAAGCCCAACATATTCCCCTGCATAACCTTTACGTATCTTATAGATGTGAATTATTTTTTTATCAGTTGGTTTAAAAAATAATTTAAAAAAAAATAATTTGATGTTTGCAATGATTAAGTTTATCATAATGAAGGGGTTTTTTTAATAAATATATTTTATTTTTGTATATTTATTAGAAAATGATAAAATGGAAAAAAAAATTGTTTTAGTTCATTGGAAAGATATTGAATCAAATTCTAATTCTTGGCAAACTATTGATGAGGCAATAGAATTTCATGAAGAAATGACTGTAATAGAACAATTGGGTTTTATTGTTTTTGAGGATAATGAATCCTTAATTTTAACCGATTCTTGGTGTGAAAAATTGGGTTTAATTGGAAATTCTACAAGAATAACCAAATGCAATATATTAAAAATAACCTATCTATGAAATTTCTAATAACTGAAAGACAATTAAAACTTTTTGAAAATGTGTATAAAGAAAAGGAATTGGTATATATTAAAACTTTTTTTGATGAAAATTTTTCGGGTGAAAAAAATTATTCAAGTGAAATAATAAAAAAACATTTTGGTACATTTTTAAGAATTCAATTTAATAAAACATTAATAGATGTATGGAATAATGGAAGTAGTTATTATATTGCAGTTTTTATTGATAGGAAAAAATATAATAAGTATTTTAAAACAATTGATGAAATGTTTGATTTTATTAAAAAAGAAAAATTAAATGAGGGTTTGAATTTAAAATCTAGAGCAAATGACCAAGAAAAACAAAGAGAGGAATATATAAATCAAATATTATCAAAAGGAATAGAAAATTTAAATAATTCAGATTTTGCAACTCTTTATAAGTTAGATGGTGAAAAAAAATTATTTACAAAATTACAAGATAAATTAAATGAAAACGAAATTGAATCAGAACTTGTTGGATTAACAGTACATGGTATATCTCTTTTTATTGATGAAACCTTTTATTTAAAATTATTTGGTGATAAATTAAAGTTGTGGTTAAAAAGACCATTACAAAACTCTGATTTAAATGATAGATTTTATGATATAACATTTACTCATGATATAAAACAAGATGGAATGTATTTAAACTTCTATAACACAAACGATTTATTTGCTGTTTTAGGTATATTAAAAGATTATATTATTAAAGAAAATCTGAATTTAAAATCTCGTGCAGGTCAACAAGAAAAACAATCAATAGAATATTTCACAAAAAAAGTAAAAGAAGGTGATGTAATAGAAGGAATGAGTTATAGTGGATATAATAAATTACCTGATGAAATAAAAACAATTAATATTAAAAATATTAACAATAAAATGAAATATGCAGATAATGATTATGATGAAGATTATCTTTACTACTTAGGTCATAAAGACCCATATAAAACATTAATAAAAAATAATTTGATTAATGTTTTAAAGGATAGAGAATTATTATTTAAAATTTGTGATAATTTTTACTGGTCAGATGGTAGTAATGGAATAATTAATTTTGATAATTTAAATCATTTCATAAATGATATAGGGTATAAGGTTTTTGAATATAATCCAGAATATTTCTTTAAAAATGATTTAAATGGAATTAAAAAAAGAATACTTTATGCCCATGCATCTTCATCAGAACCAAAAGATTTTATTAAAGAAAGATACAAAGATTTTAAATATAATCCAAATGATGAATTTAGTTGGTGATATTTATTAGATAAAAAATTATGGCATTTTTAATATCTACAACAAACCCAAACATCAAATTCTTAAATAAAAATGGTGGTTATGAATTGCCATCAACAGGAATATTAATGCGTTATGTTTATCAAACTTCTGAAAGAGGAAGAATGGTTAAACATTTTTTAACCTATAAACTATCTGTTGAAAAAGAATTGGAAGGTTGGGATAATATAAGTGTAATGAAAATTACAACCGAACAAGATGAAAATGGTAATAATATAATTACAAGATTAGAGTTTCCCAATCAAATTGAAGTTGATATGACTGATGAATTAATTGGTCATCTTGAGATGGTGGTTAATACTTTAGTACCAAATCAACCAACATTTGTTAAAACAATATTGGGTCAACATTTGGTGATAAAAGAAGAATTGGAAAAAATATTGGGTAATGATTTTACCATTGAAATTAGATTGGATTTGGTTTGATGTTTCAAGAAATTATCAGAGAATTGATTCAAGAAGGTAGGTTGGATTTTTTGATTGAGAAATCCAATATGGATTATTATGACCTTTGGATTTGCATTAAAACTGACCCAACTTCAATTGTTAATCCTGCAAATGAAAGTAATATAGATTTTAATAATGGTGATGAAAAATTGATACAATTTATAAGGGAAAATGTAAAAAAGGTTGGTGAATATACTAATTGGATTATTAGAAATTTCAATAAATTAAATTCTAATGAACAATATAGGTTCAGAATAGAGGATTTTGCAGAAGTTAATGAAAATCTATTATTTTTTCATAAATACAAAAATAAATTACCTTTAAAGTGGAATAAATATGAAAGAAATTTAAGTCAATCACCTCAATATTATAATTTGAGAGATATTAATAGTTATGGTACAATTAGTAATCCAGATGGTTTTTATGATTTATATTTAATACTTAAAGAATTTAAAATTACAGAATTACCACTTAAAGACCCAGCAGAATTAAAAAAAGAAATAAAAACCGTTTTTGATAATGAATTTTGGGGTGTCTATGTTCCACTTTCAAAAGAAAGTTCATGTTCATTAGGTAGTGGAACAAGATGGTGTACTGCAAGTAGAGGTGATTATAACCGATTCCAATATTATTCAGAACAAGGTGAATTAATTATAATATTTGATAAGAAAAATAATGAGAAATATCAATTTCATTTGGAAAGTGAACAATTTATGGATAAAGATGATAACCAAATTGATTTAGTTAGTTTTTTAAATGAAAATCCTGATTTAAGTAAAGTATTAAATGATTATATTGAAAAGTCTGAAAATTATAATGATAATGAAAAATTTAATTTCTTTTTAAAATCTGGTAATGAGTTTAAATTAATGAATTTATGGGATAAATCAACAGATAAAAATATTTTTCATAATACAATAATTTATGTTTATTTGCAAAAACATAAAAAAATAACTGATGAAGAATTAAATAAATTCAAAAAAGAAGATTCAATTTATTTTCACGGTGGTAAATATTATCTTCGTTTTGAAGATTGGTGTGATGATAATTTAATTGATTTATTTAAAGAAGGAAGAAATACTGATTGGAGATATGGTGCAAAGAAAATATTATGTCATGAAATGTATGATTGGTTTGACCACTTTGATAATATATCAATAAATGATATTAAATTAAATGATAAAACAGAAGAAGAAATAAGAAAACATTATAATTTGGATAAGAATGTTAATTTGTTGGAATTTATTGAAGGAAATGAAGAACTATATGATATTATTAATCGTGCAAGTAATGATGCCTATGAAAGTGGAACATCAAATGAATATTGGGAAACTGTTGTTAATTCTTTAACAAGTGAGTTTGGTCAATATGAATATATTGATAATAATGTTTGTTTTCCAATATCAATTTATGAAGATTGTGATTGGGATGAATTGGTTAAAGGTGAGAGTTTACTTTATTCTGTAAATCAGAAAAAAGATGGTTTGACTTATAAAGATTTAGATTACGTTAGTGGTTATGATATGGAAGTTTTTTATGATTCAATTATTGAACAATTGGGGGAACTTTAATATTGATTAAAAAATTCTTTTTTGACCACCCAAATAGATTTACCATCACTTTCTGCATCAGTTGAAATGTACTGCAAAGTATCAGCGTATGATTGTGGTGTTTCCATATTAATCCATATAACCATTTCAACGGTATTACCTTCTTTAATCCACTTTGCAGCATCATCAAAATATTTATTCCACAATTCTTTTGCTTCATCAATTGTTCCTGAACCAAAATGTCCTGTTCCCCTTCCATCCATCATAACAATTGTATCTGAAACATAAGGTTTATTTATATCCAATTCATCACCCTTATGAAAAGTTAAATCATTATAGGATTCAAATAATAAATCCAATTGTTTTTCAGTTAAAATATATCTCACCATTATAATTATTTGATATTTTCGTTTTTTTTTCTTATCTTTATCGTATGGTACTTGAAAATACTTTGGATAATTTAAGAAAAAAACGTTTTTTTAATCTGGTTGGTAAGAAAGTTTTGGTTAATCTTGATACTTATTTTGCAAATGGTAAAATTGTTAAATTTGATAAAGGTATTGGTTATGCAAACCAAACTGGTGAAAATAAGGAAAGTTTTTTAATTTCATTTGATAAAAATAAAATTGATGATAAGGGTTTATATATTTGGTTAAATTATAATGAAAATGGTAATTACATAGGTAATGGTTATTGTCGTTATTTTACCGAAAATCAAATAAATTTTAATGAATTTAAATAAAACAATAGAAAATTTAAGAAATTCAAAGTCAAGATTTTTTAATCTTGGTGAAGTTATACTGACAGAAGATTTGGTTAAAATAGGGATTATTTTTAGAAGAAGTCCTGATTATGAACAATGTGAAATTATTAAAAATGATGGAAAATATATTGATTCATTTTTCAAATACAAAAATGAATTTTTGGAAGTTAGATATTCATATCCAAAAAATCAATTATACAAATACAAAATAAAATTTAAATGAAAAAATTTGTAATTGGTGATATTCACGGAGAATTGGCAAAATTAAAATCAGTTTTGGAAAAATCCTCATTTGATAAGGATGTGGATTTATTGATAACTTTGGGGGATTATGTTGATAGGGGTTTGGATTCATTTGGGGTGGTTGAGGAATTATTAACCGTTAAAAATAGAATTTCATTAATGGGAAATCATGATTATTGGTTTTTGGAATATATAAATTCTGGGATTCATCCAGCGGAAATTTATGGAAGAAACACAATAAAATCATATAATGGTGAAATACCGCAAACCCATAAAGAGTTTTTTAATTCCCTATTACCTTATTATGTTGATGATGAAAATCGTTGTTTTGTTCATGGAGGATTTAATAGACATTTTAAAATTGGGGAACAATACATGAAAGATATATATTGGTGGGATAGAGACCTTTTTGCAATTGCACTTTCGCACCCAAAAGAAAATAAGTTAAAAACAAAGGAAAATTTTTCCGAAATTTATGTTGGTCACTCACCAACACAACTTTGGTATAAAGATACACCAATAAATGCAAATATTATGTGGAATTTGGATACAGGTTGCGGAAAAAAGAATATAAATGGAATGGAAACAAAGTTAACAATAATGAATTTGGAAACAAAAGAATTTTGGCAAAACAATTAAAATGAAAATTAACAAAACATTAAATAATTTAAAAAAATCAAAAAACGGTTTCTTCAACGTAAGTGGTAGGAGAAGTATTACATTTGATATATTAAAAAATGAATTAATATTTTATTTTAAATCACCTTATGGTGTTTATCGAATTTACTTTAATAAAAATTCACTACAATCAATAGGAAGGGATTATTTCACATACAATAATTGGTTGTTAAATATTAAAGATTATTATAATAATGATTATTATGTTCCTTATATAAAATGAATAGAAAGAAATAAAATTTTATAAAAAATGAATTTAAATAAAACAATAAAAAATTTAAGAAAATCAAATAAATCCTTTTTTAATATTACTTATAAGTGTTATATAAATTTGGATTTATTAAAAGAAGGAATTGAATTTTATTTTAAGGTGGAATATAAAAAATTTAAATACACATATAAAAAGTGTGGAATACGTGAATTATATCTAATACGTGAATTATATCTAACCCATTCTTTTTATTTGGTTAATAAATATGGTCATTATTATCCTTATGTGTATAAAAATGAAATTTTTAAAAATAACAAAAATTTTTACATGTTTTTAATTTAAAATAAAATGAAACTGAATAAAACAATAGAAAATTTAAGAAATTCAAATAAATCCTTTTTTAATTTGAAAAAAGGGGATGTTATTAATTTTGATTTATTGAAATCTGAAATAAAATTTTATATGAATATAGATAAGATTGTTTATAATTGGAAAAAAGAAAAATTATTAAGATATGTTAGTGATAGATTTTCTTGTTACTACACAGTTAATAAATATGGTGATTATTATCCTTATGTTCAAATAAATGAATTAATAATGATTGAAGAAATTTTTTTTATGAGATTAGTTAAATAAATTCTTAAAAAAATATTGCAAAATTTTTTTGACTTTAACAAAAAATTGGGGGGTATATATTAATTTGGGTGAAAATCCTTTATAAAATTCATTAAGAAATTCTTTAGTTTGAATCGGAGATTCTTGAATCTGAATTTTGAAATTGAATTTTGGGTTGCGGATTTAGAAGTACCTCACCCCCTTAAAAAAGGGGTGTACCACCCCAGTACCCTAACAGGGGATACCCAACTACCCAGTGCAATAGGTGTTGCCACCATATTAAAGGGTAATGTGCCTTATCCCAATTATTCTTCCCCTTCATCCCAATTAAAGGATTTAACAATAACTTGCTCAGGTTCTCTAAAATAGATTTTTTTCATAATGTAAGAAATTATTATAATGGTTAAAGTAATCATATAAAATAAATAGTATCTAAAATACTTCCTCTCCTTTTAATTTATAATACTTATTAATCCCCATGATAAGATTAATATAATCATTTTCATTAATAACCCCAATGTGTAAACCTTTAATACAATTAACCACTTGTGTCTTAACTCCCAATGATTCAGAATGTGTGGATAGTTTAAAGAACAAATCAGTTATCTTTTTAATGTTTTGAGGTTTTGTGGTAACTTCATTAACCAATATTTTAACAATACCCAATATGTTTTTATCAACATCAGGATTATTTTCAAGTGCCGAGTATTTTTCAATTAGTTTTTCCATACATCAAAGTTACAAAAAAATTATTTAAAATGGAAGAGTTCCAACAAATTTTTATTTTTATTATTCAATACAATATTAATACAATCAAGTAAGTGGTCAATATCTTCACATTCACATACCAATCCTTTCATATCATCACCTTCCACAATGAATTTTCCTTCTAATGGGTTAAATTGATGTACAACCATAAAAGTATCAGTTGTAATGATAACCGTTGGTTTAGTGGGTATATTTGTTTTTCTTACAAATATTTGTGCCAATGGATATACTTGTTTTGTGTCTATTTTCATAATTTAAACTTTTTTATAAAGGGTTTCACCATTTGAAAATCTTCCAACCACTTCCAAAGGTTCAGAATTTTCTTCATATATTTTTTCAATAATATTTACAAGTTCTTCCTTTGTGGTTTCAATCCATTTTAAGACGTTTTTTGACTGTATTTTTGAAAAACCTATGTTCCATTCATTGTTATAGGTTAAACTGTCTGTAATGTCATCTAATTGAGGAATTTCATCAATATAGTCTTTACCTTCAATTTCAACTTCAATAAACCAATCCAAATTACAACCTTCATAATAACCTGAACGTATTACAGAATAAATTGATACAGAAATAAAGGTATTACCATAACATTTCCATTTGGTTAATCTACCTAAAACATTTGAGGGATAAGAACGTAATTCGTATGTATCAGTTCCACCAGATGAAAAATTAAGTGATGAAGTTTTTGATGTATTGGATAATTCTGATATTAAATTATCTTTTAAATCATCATATTCCCAATCTTCTTGAATTTCTATTGAGTAAATTCTCCCTGAATTAACATTGTGAAAATTTGATGTTCCCATGTGTGTTTCAATTTTAATTTTTTATAATAAATCCATTATTCTTTTACCCATTTCCCAACCTTCTTCTGTTGGTTTTATTCTCATAAAAGGTGAAGGGTCAATTCTACTTTCAAAGAAGTGTGGGTCTAACTACCACAAAAAAATTCACCTAACCCTAATCCTTTGTGTAAAGATAGGTATAGTTTTTCTAAGTGCCAAATTTATTGTGTTAACTAATTGTTAAGAAAATTGGGTAGTTCTTAACAATTTTTTAATTTGGAAATTCCAAATTAATTTCCTAACTTTGTCCTGGTGCACGTATGTTTTTTAAAAAAGTTTACAAAGATACAACAAATTTCTGAATTATGGTAGTGGAATTTATCAACATTATGTGGATAACTTTTTTGATAAAAAAGAAATTCCGTACCCACAACAACAGAGTACGGAATTTTTTAATATTAAATAAACGTTATATTTTTAAAATTGTATAATAAGATTTTTCCTTTATGGTTGACCTCTGATTTTTATTAACATTTCCGAAATTTTAATTAACTCTATTTTTTAATATTTCCAATTCACGATTGATACGTTCAATATCCTTCGGATTCAAATCAGTTTTTTTCTTTAAGTGAGTTTTTCCTTCACCATTTCTTTCAGGTTTTTTTCCTGATTTTAACTGTTTTTCCAAACGTTCAATCGTTCTTTTTCTACGTTCAACGGTTCTTGAATCCATTTGAGGTTTTTTCGGAGTTTTTACTTTTTGTTTCAACATAGGGTTTTTTTTAAATAGGTTTTGAAATATTATTTGTTTTTCTACCTATATAAAACTTTATACTCCAATTCCCACACCAACAAACTGTTCCCAATGGTTTATCCCTTTGATAAAATAAATGTTGTTCCATACCATTTTTCTCACATATAATACCAATTAAGGGGTGAGTTCTGGGAATTACCCATTGATTTGTTTTAATATCAATAAACGGTTTAATGTGTACGGTATCACCGATTTCAAAGGGTTTTTCAATTATTGGTTCAGGAGTTATGGGGGTTATTTCATCTTTTTGACAAGAAACAAATATAACCAACAAGAATAATGAAATTAATCTCATATATAAAGTTTTAAAAGGTTTTGGGTAAAATGGGGTTGAAATCAACCCCATTCCCATTAAATTTTTTAGATATGTAAGATTTTCATCAAACCTGAAACAACATCTTGTGGTAATGTGGTAACAGATTTTAAGTATTCATAATGATTATCTTTAACATAACCCTTTCCTTCCTTATCCGATTTTACAGAACGTATCAAATTTTCAATAATCTGAAACTGTAACTGTAAACCCTTATCTAAGGAATTTTCTTTTTCAAAATTTTTGGTGGAACGTTGAATTTGGTAAACTCTTCCTGATGAAATTACACCTGATTCAATCCAATTTCTTACTTTTTTGTATTTGGTTAATAATCTACCAAAACGAAGTTTTCTACCAACTTCACCCTGATGTCTGCCCAATATTACAGAAATTTGTTTTAAGGTTTTACCTGATTCAAACATTTCAACAATTTGTAATGTTTCCTCAACCATATCCAAACCATCTGAATTTCTTTTAACGGTTTTGGTTTCCTGTATTGGTGAAGTCCACATTTTTGTTTCCTCATCTTGGTTAATTTCAACCTCAAGACGATTCATTTTGTGTCTTGTCTTGTCTGGTGTCCAACCAAAGTGTTCACCAACACGTTTACGAAGTTCAGTTAATGTGCCAACCACTTTTAATTGGTTAACAACTTCTTCGATTTGTTCTTTAGTAACTTCTGTTACCTGATTTTTCAAATTCTCCATTGTTTTGTTTTTTTTTTAAGGGTTAATTAATTTGATGATGTAAAGGTAATATTTTATTTCGGTATTTCAAAATTTTTTGTGTTAAGAAATTGTTAAGGATTTTGAAAGGTTTCTTCAAAAGTTCCATACAAATCAAGGTTTAAAAATTCGATTTGATAGTTATCTATCACAGAATTTTCATAATGAATTATTAATTCATTCGATAAAATAATTTCACCTTCAATTTTATCTAAATTAAACCCTATTTTAGATAATAAAGATTTTATATCCTTATGTATTTTATTTAACAGTTCATTATGATTTTCTTCACACAAAATATTATCATCCAAAATCACTTCCCAAATACCATTTTCATCTTCTTTTTCTGAATAAACCAAACCATTCAATAATTCTTTTTTCATAACTACAATTATTTTCTGATATTTACAAATACTTTAACACATATTTTTTTCCTCAATACGAACTGAATCACCTGTATTAAAATTTCTTTCAATATTTCCAATGTGTACAGTTTCCCTCATATTAGGATTTTCCTTTAATAGAATTGGGTAATACCAACCACCACATATATAGAAATGATTATATCCAAATTTTTCAATTTCAACAAAATCACCATTGATATTAGGAATTTTTCCCATTTGTTCTTGACTGTAACATATTGGGGAATTTCCATCAAATATGAAAGAAAATAATTTCAATTTTTCTTTATTTGTTAAGTTAGTGTTCATTGTTCAGAGTTTTAAATATAATTAATAATATTATTCAAATGAAAACTTTTTATATCTTCATTTTCGTATGTGATAATACCACTACCTGAAAACATTTTTTTATTTCTTGTAAACTCAATTAAGAAAATTATTTCTTTTATTGTTTCACCATCAAATCTAATATCAATCTGTGAAAAACTTGAAAAAGAAATTCCATACATTAAATAAATGAAATATATGTCATTTTCTATTTTTCTTAATAACTCTTCACAAGAATTACATTCAGAAAATTTAATTTGTTTTACTTTTTTTAGTTCAGACTTTTTTGGTAATTCAAAATAAAACCAATAAGTACCTATATTGTTATTAAATTCAATAAGTTCTTCTTCTAATAATCTTTTATGATTCATTGTTCAGATTTTTTAAGGTGATGTAAAACTACATTTATTTTCTGATATTTCCAAATTTACTTTGTTAAGAAATTGTTAAGTAAACTGTTACCATAAAATTCATCATTAATTTCAATTTTTACTGATATTATATTATATTCAGTAAAATTTACACCATTTTTTTGGAATTTGATATAAATTGGTACTGATATAATTTTTTCGTTTCCTCTATCATCTTCACCTAAAAACATTTCACCGTATATATGAATTATAGTGATATTATTATCTTCTTCTATATGATTTATAATATCACTATAATCATTTTCTCTTAAAAACTCAATAGTTTCATCAATTTCCGAATAAACATTTTTGGGTATAAAACCTTTACGTTTTAACGTTTTCCAAATTTTTCTTATAAATAGAAAATCCTTTTTTTTCATAATCATTTTGTTTTTGTTCATGTAAAACTACAATTATTTTCTAACAAATCCAAATTTATTTTGTTAAGGAATTGTTAAGATTTTCGATTTCTCTAACCACATCGGAAAATCTATTATTTCCATTACTACCATCAATTAAAATTTTTAATAATGGTTTAAATTCCTCAACTATATTTGGATTTTCACGTTTTGAAAATGAAATATCAATAACAACTGTTTGATACATCAAAAGAAAAATTTCTTTAATTTGTTCTTGAGTTAATTCAAATTTATCAAAATTTTCTGATATGAATTTTGAACATCTTAATATATCCTTTGTTGAACGAAAATTCATTCCATGAGTTTTAACAAATCCGTTTTCATTTGTCATCCACATAAAATTGTTATAGGTGGAATTTTTTGGTGAATTTAATCTACCATTTTTGGGGTTAATGGATTGAAATACGGAACGGAAACCTTTTTTTGGTTTGAACTCAATTGAAAACGTTACAGATGTTCTTAATCTTCCGTAAGGATAATTTTCAACTGTTTGTGTTTTATTTACTGATACAATATTCATAATCATTTTGTTTTGTTACCACAAAGATATAAAACCAAAACCGAATTTCCAAATAAGTTCGCATTATCTAAATGTTAAGAATTTTATTTTTTTCTTAACATAGAATTAACACAAAAAATTTGGTGGTATCATCACATTTTTGTATCTTTACAGTAGTGATTGAATGATGTGGATTCAATGACCTGTACGATGAAAATCTGACCGAGTATACTCCAACCTGCGCATTACTGTAAGTTATCCACACAATGTTGATAACTCGATTTGGAAAATTCAGATTTTTTTATTAATGAAACTCTGCTCACTTTTTTAAACAATTTTTTGTATTTTCGTATCCTGATGAAAAACTAAAAATTAAACCTTTACAAATATATTTTATTTATAATACATCAAAAAATGTATTGTGGGAGTATTCTATGTGTTTTAAAAAATATATGATATAATTCTAATATATCGTATCCAATATATCATTTTTTCCATTCCATGCACATAAAAAAATCCCATCAGAATACTCCAATGGGATTTTTGTGGTTGATTGGGTGAACTCAAACCCTTGTACTTCGGAAGAATTTCACCACCACTTTAGTTCCGTTTAACAGTTAATACTGCACGGATTGGTTAAATTTCCCACACCTTAAAATTGGCGGGGTTAAGTATCCAGATGATTGTTAGGTTGTTTACCATCTGGACCGAGCACCTGAACCTTTTGCGTGTTTACCTAACAACGTTAGTCAAGGTTCGGTTTGATACGGTCTCACATTTTTTGCGACCGATTAGTTTAATTAAATTCTTTTCATAGTTTTTAGGGTTTGGATTGTTAAAAAAAACGTTAATCATTTAATGGAATACAAAGATAAACAATTTTTTCGGTATTTCTAATGCAATTTTCTTTATACCCCCCCCTAAAATCAGTTTTTCTCTTTGGATACCCCCTGGGGATACCATGCAAAACTGAAATATTGATTTAAACCATATTTTAAAGAACTTTTATATTAAAGTGATATATTCACCTTATTTTAACAAAATCTCTTAAAATAACCCCATTTCTGATTGAAATTTGATTATTCCCATACCCCCTTACCATTCGGAGGTTATTTGGATAATAATTTACTTAACATTACTGGTAATAATATTAAATAACCTAATGCAGAACCCAAAATTGTACCATAAATTTCAACTGAAACAAATAATGGTAACATTAGAATAATCCAAATCAAGAAACCAAAAATAGGTTTTTCTTGATTAAGTCTATAATACCAAGACCAAAATCTTTTTTGTAGTTCAATTATTTTCATAAAACAAATTTACAAAAAAAGAAATTAAAAATATAATGCAAAATACATTAACCCCCAGATTTATCCACATATTATTTTCCATTGATGAAATTATTATGTATAATACACCATGATAAAGTGAATCCAATTCCTTTACACCAAAGGATTGTTTATTCAACCAATGAAGAAAATGAATCATTTCTTTCTTTAATAAAGATTTTATAGAATAACCATTGAATAAATAAAAACCCTGATACTGCAATTATTGGTGTCATACAACAAAGATAATAAAAAATTTCCTTAACTTTTTGGCAATAAAAATTCCACCAAAATACTCACAATTTTTTTTGAGCATAGTGGTAGTTCCGATAACTTGACGTAGAATGTAGTATTTTCAATGGTTTCAGACGATTTGTTTCGATTTTGACCAAGAACACCATCCGATGTATGCAATCTTAAAAGTTCTGGGAACTTAAAAATCTACTTTAGAATTATCTTACTTTCCAAAGGAATTGTTTTAATCGGTATTCTTAACCGTTAGAGTTATTATGTTTATGCAAAACTCTTAAAACCATAACCAAACCCCTTATTTGGATTTTCCTTTTACAATGAAGGATAACATTGATTTTATTAGTGTTACAGTAAAAATCAAAATCTGCACTGAACCTTATAATTCAGATTAACCTTATTTTTCGGGAGGTTTCTTAACCTAAGTGTGTTCGTAATTAACCCAATAAAACACACAACAAAGGGATAAGATTCAAAGTGTTCTTTTAGTTCTTATGGACATCCGTTGGAATTTATTAGACCTTTTCTTTACGGTAAATAATTTGTCAAATCTCCCCCAACAATAAATAAACATATCACCTGATACTCGTTTTTTTATCTTATAAGGAATAAGATTCAAAATATAAATATATTCATTTTGCATTTTTTTATTATGAAAAAAACTGTATTCTTAATTTTTGTGGTTTACTTCTCAATAATGGTTTTAATATTTGAATCTTTGAAGTAGATTGTGCAATACCTGAATTTTTAACGGAAATGGGGTTAATTTGAATTATTATTGATGTGCAAGGTGTTTATATTAAACATTGATAAAAATGTCCCAGAATTGATTTAAAACAAAAAATCCCCATATCTTTGAAAATATGAGGATAAATGTAAATGCAGTACTGTGTGTACAGGCACTCTACATTGTTCAAACTAAAATTTTAATCAATCCCCTGTTTAACCAACGGTAATTAATTAATGAAATTAAATTGGACTACCCAAAGTCATTCAACTCCAACCTACAACACGTAGTCGTGTTCTGGGTGAAATTCTTTGGGTAGTGGATTTTTATTGATTGATTAATGATGCAATCAACTTTGTTTTTTCTTTAATTGATAATTTTTTGTTTTCCAAAGTTTTTAATGTTGTATGAACTTTATATTCATTTTCATCAAATACTTCTGAACCAGATTCTTCAAGATATTGAAGTTTATTTTGCAATTCAGTTCTTGAATCAACAAAGTTTTTTTCCAATTCTAAAAGTTCTTTTGTTATTTCTTCTTTTGTTTCTGATATTTCTTTTACATTAATAGCATATACACCTGAAAGTATATGACCATTAGAAAACTCAACATCAAAGTTATTTTTAGTTCTAAAATAAATAATTTTACACTTTTGACCATCATATTTAGGATAATGAAGTCCATTGGAATTTGAAACAAATTTGTAGGTTTGACCTAATTTTACTTTTGTTGACATATATTTGGTTTTGATTTTCTTAGTTGCGGAAAAAGGATTTGAACCTTTGACCTTTGGGTTATGAGCCCAACGAGCTACCAGACTGCTCCATTCCGCCATAAATTGGTACCCCAGAGAAAAAATCGAATTTCTATCCATCTCGTGAAAGATGTGTCCTACATTGTTGTTTCCAACAAAGATGGTTTTTAAACCAATGCCACTTAGACGACTGGGGCAAGAATTTTGATAGTTTTATCTATCATTTTTTTTTGTACCAAAGTGGGAAGTCGAATCCCAACCTATCTCGTGAAAGATATGTCCTGTTATAATTACTTTGCAGTAATCAGGGAACATTCCATTCAAGGAACTCCAATTAGACGACTTTGGCAATGTTCATGTATTGCTACAGAACGAGAGGGTTTGAACCTAAAGAAAAAACAAATGACGTATAATTTAATTGTTTCTAAAGGTTTCAAATATTTTCAAAGAACTTTTTTCTTCATCATTTCAACAAAACAAAGATAAGAAATTATTTTCGATTTGTCAAATGCAATTTTGATGTTCTTTGAAATTTATTGAAAATTAACCTATTATTCTCAACTTTTCTTTTTAAATACTTAGTTTTAATACAGGTATGGGTAATTGGTGGTCTATGATAGTTATGTTGAATAAATCAAGGTCAACAACCCATAATTTTCGGTTTCAACGTGTAAGATAATAACCTTTTCACGTATTTCAATAAATTTCACCATTTAAGGTATCAAAGAACTTCAATAAAACAAAGATAATAATTAAATTTTACTTTGTCAAATGCAATTTCAATTTTGCAGTGTATTTGTCAAGTGCAATTCGTGTGGAACACGTAAAATTCAGGGTGAAACCCTGCATAAAAAAAATTCACAATTTTTGCACTTTTTCAAAATCGAGATATTTATATAGAATGGGGTGTAATGTACCCTTTTTCCAGCTTTCCTCAAGAATCCAAATCAAAATTCAGGGGCTAAACCCAAACCTTTCATTGTCTTTCAGACCAATGCAAGGGTTTGATAAAAAGGATTAAATAATGGATTATAAACAATCAGAAAGAAATTTACCAATATAATTTTGTTTAATCAAATCATCACATTCAATATATAATCCATTTGTTTCCCATTTTTCCAAATCATTCTTTGAATAGTTAATTGGGAAATAATCACAACTTGCCTTTGATTCCTCAATTAACCAAACACATTTTTTACCTTTTTCAATTTGAACCGTATGCAATTCACATGCCTTCATTAGTACTGTTTCCCCAGTAATATGTTTTTTGTTTGAAATCATTTTTAAACCTTGTTCCCCCAAATATTCAAACCCACCTTTACCATTCAAAATATGACTATTCCAAAGAAATTTCTTAAATACTTCCCCATCATTATCTAATTCATAAAGTGGATTAAATAATTCACCCTCCAAAACAGTAATTTTTATGTCAACATGATGTGGGTGTATTGCTATTTCAAAAGGTTTCCACAAATTATGATTATAATCTGCATAAAAAATACGTTTGTATAATCCACTTTCCGAAAAAGATAGTGGAAAGGAATGTAATCCTATACAATGGCAATTAATCAAATTTTTCATTTTATATTGTTTTCATTTCCCAAATTCATCCTATGATTTTTTTGTAAATCTGTCGGTATTACCAAAGGTTTTTTGATTTAACAAAGATAATGAAAATTTTTATTAATTTTATGGGCAACTTATTCCTTAATTCTATAAACCCCTTCAACCTTATAGTTTTGAATATTTTTTTATTGAATTTTTAATATCAATTGCTGCAGATTCCAAAGATTCCCTTGAAATATCTTTTATATACGTTGATGTGTAATATTGGTGCTCATTGGAAAATTCTGGATGAAATTTTAAAATAACCCCATAATTAAACCCATTAACCATATTACCCCAATAAGAGTTATCAACATATAACAATCCCCTTGAACATTTGAGTGGTGAATTAAAACACCAACCATCAATTATCACACCACATTTTGATTTGAACGGCAAAAGATGTTTAAATATATCCCTTTGATAACCTTTTATGAATTCCAATTCATTTGAATTAACCCTTCGCAAATCCAATTTCAAAATATGTTCAATATCATCTTGAGAAACGTTATTATATATTGATTTGAATTTGTAGTTGTTTCTGAATTCAAAATCATCAATTTCCTTTTTGGTATAAGGTTTTTCATGTTCCGAAATAAACAAATATAAATAATTTTGGGTTGGTTGCGAGGAATAAAAACCATACCCCTTTTTATATAATCTTACATAATAATAACCATCTTTTAGGGGTTCAGGTTTTTTGCACCAATCATCATAACTTCCCTTAAACCTTAAATGATTAATTCCATCATATTCGGCAATCCCATCCTTAACCTCAACCACTACACTTTTATAATATTTACAACCTTGTGATATATATGTTGAGAATCTTTTAAAGGAATCCTGATAATCCAAAACTTCCTTATAATTTCCCCAATCAATTTTTATATCGGGTGATTTGGCAAAAACAATTTTTTCGCCATTTGCCAGAATTTTATTTATTTTTTGGTGTGATATTCTTTCATCACCAAAAAAAACATAATGCTCTGATACCCTTGTTATTTCCTTGTTTTGTATCGAATCCCCAATACTATAAATCATTTTTCAAAAATTTAAAAATCGTTTTTTTAAAATTATCATATCATCATCATATAATTTCACAAATATATCTTGTGGTAACAACACCTTCAAATATAAGGTATAATGGTCATCCTTTTCCTTATTTTGATTGTAATGTGGTATTTCCATAACTTCGGATTGAATTATATATTCCCTTTTTAATTTATTTAATATTTCTTCACATTCCTTTTTTGTTGTTTCAATATCCTCATATATTTGGAAAAATACTTCATCAATGATAATAACCGAAGTGAGAGGTTTTCCGTTTGAATCCTCCAATTTTCCATCATAACCACCACCAATATAAATTAATGATTCAAAATCCGAAAAATTTAATATTTCTTTTATGGTTATTTTATATGGGCATTCCTTAAATACTCTATAATGTTCTGACCAATGGTTTTGTCTTAAAAAATCTTTGCCTTCATTGTTAATGGGGTATAATTTTTTTTCTTCTTTTGAGAAAAATTGATAGTGCGATAATTTCCCATTTCTTTTTATAAATTCACACCAAATACCATTACCATAATCAACCGTTGTGGTTTCTTCTTTGGTTATCTTTGTTTTTGTGGTTATTTTCATTGTAGATTAAAATTCAAATAATTTCTCCAAATAATCAAACATTTCCTTATATTCATCTGAATAAAGAATTGGTTTAATTTTTTTGTGATATTCTTCCCTATATTTATCAAACATTAATGAATTGGTTAATAAGGAATGTTTTACATTCGCAATTAAATCACAAAGTTTAACAAATACCGCAAGATTTAGTGTTTTTAATTCACCATACCATTTTTCAGATTTTCTTTCATCTCTGTTTCTTCCTTTATCTTCCGTACAAAGATATATTATCTCTGCAACTGTATCACCATACATTTTTTTAATATCATTATAGGTTAATCTACAATCCTCAATTGAATCATGACCGTATATGGCAATTAATACCAAATCACGCAATCTTGTCTTATCAAATGAATTGTCAGGTCTTGCCTTAACATCTGGAATTAAATGTTTAAATCTTTCGTATTGATGTTCAACCATTTCAAGGTGGAAAGAATATGGAAGATTTCCATATTTTTGATTGCATTCAACATCATGTAAATTAAAGAAAAATATTTTTGCTTCTGTAACTGTCATAATCATAGTTCAATTTTTTTGTTACAACAAAGATAATAAATAAATTCATTAATTTCTGTGCAATTCCTTAAATCTATTTTTAATTAATCTGTGTGCCTTTGTCCATCTAAAAACTATAATTTCACCTTTTGTTGTTGATATATAATATTTTGATAAATAAAATGGTTTGTAGTGTGATGTAATAAAACCATTTCTTAAAGATAAAATTGTTGTACAAATACTATTTAATCTTGATTGGTTTAAATCATTTTCTAATTGTGGCAAATCAATTTTTTTAATACTTCCTGCACTTATAAGAATTAAAGAATCAATAATAAATGAAAGGATTAAAATGCCCAGAATATAATAAAATATTTTCAAAAAGATTGATAATTCTATAAACATTTTATTTCCCTTAAAGTTTGAAGTGAAAGTAAATCACCATTTTCATAAATTTTTTTTAATTCATATAAATGGTGTTCTTGATTTAAGATTTCGATTTGTTCTGGGGTTAATTCCCCTTTTTTCTCTTTCTTTTTAACCGATTTTTCAGACATGTTTCATTATGTTTTTTGATGTTTTTACCATAATGGTAATTATTTTATAACAAAGATAATATAAAATTTGATACCCAGTATCCGCAAATAACACCAAAACTTCCACCCAAAGAATAAGTGAATCTTTCCTTTAATGTTCCAAAAACAACGGTTTTAACATTTCCTGACCAAATAAATGATATTACAAAACCTGTTATAAACATCAGAAAAATCATGTTATTTGTTATAAAAACAATATTCATACAAGTAAAGAACACTTGTAAAAATGCCATTATAAATAACTTTAACTGCTCAATTTCAAATTTCATATTCTTCTTCTATCATTTGGTCTATACGTTCTTCCATTTCATTTTGATAAGTTTCTTTTCTAACATTAATTAATTTGCAAAATAAAATTTGAGTTAAGTCAAACATCCCTGAAAACCAATTGGTTAACTCACCTTTTTCGGTAATTTCTCCCCTTAATATATCACCATTATTTGTTTCAAAAGTATAATAATAACCCTTTAGTTTTTGTTCTGCAATTTGAATTTGAATATCCATTATGGTATATTCATCAGCAGAACATAATAATTCACCATTGGGTTTATAAACAAAAACCTCGTTTCTTTTAAATTTTCTAATTATCATATTTTAAATTATGTAAAATCATATTAACAAATCCTTTTATCAGTTATACAAAAAACTGGGGAACAATGTTTTAATCTGCACCATCTTAAAAGATTAAAAGTTTTTGGACAAACTAATTGACCAACACCTTCACCACCGTAAGAAATTGTATGATAATAAATTCTACCCCAATGATAAACCAAAATTAAATTACCTAACCATTCTTTTTTTTCTAATTTATGGTAAGGTACTTGTTTACCCAACTGATAATTTGATGATAAAGAATTACCTTTCTGTTCAAAATTTTCCATTTTTCTGAACTTTTTTCCTGAATATTCCCAATGATGTTTAACATCACGAAAATATTCATTCATTAAACGAGAAAAATCTTGTTTTTTAAGTTCCCTTTTTTCCCATTTAACAAATTCATCATATTCAATCAAATCAACCTTTGTTTGTAGGGATGATATATAAATAACACTAATGGTTACAAGATTAAATTGAGTAATTTCTTTACCCCTAATTAAATAAGTTACAATAAAACTTTTCCCAAAAAATACACTAAATATTTCTTGTAAAATTTTTTCTATTTTTTTCATAAATCAAAAATACAAAAAATTTTGGTAAATATTAATGCAAATTAAAAACCTTTATCTTTTCTCTTTTATCGGAGTATCTTGAATTTGTGGTAAAAATCATTTCAAAATGTTTTTCCAAATCATCATAACCATTTGAAAAAATTCCATGACTTATTGCAAGATACAATTTACCATTAAATCCATTTTTTCTTAATTGTTCTGCAATATTAATAAACGTTTTGCCACCAAGACAAATATCGTCAACCAAGAGTAAATCACAATCTTTTACAGGTGGAATTACTGTTACTATATTTCTTGTTTGTTCATCACGATACTTTGATGCAGAAACCACAGGAATAAATCCCAAATTTTCTGATAGTTTGAAAATCTTTTTAAAAGAACCTGCATCACTTGATAATAATTTCAAATCTTTTCTTCCTATTATATTTACAACCCATTCAATAAAAGATTTATTATCAATTCTTACACATTTATTTAATAATGCAGGTGCAACATCTGAATGTGAATCAAAAACAAAAAACTTTTTAACTTCCAAAGTGTTTAGTATTTTTGTTATAGTTTTTAAGGAAAAACATTCACCCACACCAAAATCCCTATCTGCTTGTTGATAAGGAAAATATCTAATCATTACCTCAATTTTAACATCAAAATCCTTATTAATGGTATCAACCATCAACATCAACAATAAAAGGTCATCAGAACCCTTAAAATACCAATCTATCAGTATTATAGAATTGGGGTTACAAACAGATAACTTTTCAATAACCGAATCATTTAATTTTAAATGTATTTCACCACCTGGAAAAATCCATGCATTATATTGATTGGTCTGCCTAACACCGTTAAGATTTATTATCATATTAATTTTTTTAAATTTTCTAACTCTTCATTTGTTAATCTTTCCAAAGGAATTCTATTTGTTGCACCTAATGTTTTTAGATTTAAAACAACTCCATAAGGAATAATAATATTATGTGAAACTATTAACCATTTAACTTTTCCTATTTCAATTACTTTTTCATAGGAATTTGTTATTTTTGGAATAATTTCTTCAATTAATTCTGTTTTTGACATAAACTATTTTTTACTCTTTCACGAATTTCATTAAATGAATATTCTTTAACAATTTTACCATTATAATAAACAGTTTCAAGCAAACCACCCCTTTCTTCTTCCCATGATACTTGGTCTTTTGTTATAAATTGATTATTTTCGTAATCCAATCTCATTAACCCCTTTAACGATTTTTTACCAGTATCAGTAATTGGGTCTTTCATAATTTCTATTGGTTGACCATTTACTTCAACATAAGTTGCCTTTAATGCGAAACCTAAAGTATCTCTTGAATGATTACGCATAATACCACCAACCCCAATAACCAAATTTTCTGGTGAATATCCCATTTCAATTAATTTATTTAATGTTCTTTCATATCTTTCATAATACTGACCATCACCATAAATTAAACCAACTTTATCATTTAAAACCTTTAAACCTTGTTTATTTATTGTATGACCAAAAACTTCATCCAACAATCTTATTGCACCCTTCCATTCCAAAGAATCTTCTTCTGATTCAGGATTACCGCAAATTATATATTCAGGATTACCAGAATCAGGTCTAAAAACTACCTTACCTTCTCTTGATAAAATTTGTGGTTTTAATTTTGTTGCAAATTCTGTTAACACTTTATATACATTATATGTATCTGAAACTATTGACACAATACCATCAGGATAAAGTTTTAACATATTTTCAAAGGCAGCTAATTCATCTTCACGACCAAAACTACACATAACAGAATGTTCTGATGCAGGAACAGATTTCATTATATTATCATCTAAAGAACCATTATAATAATCTAATATAAAAGGAATAGATGATACAGTATCACTACCATAAGAACTTAATAAAAATGCACTTCCAGAAATTGCAGCAGATTCTTCACTTGAATCACTTCTATACCCAAAATCATGTACTGTATAATCTTTTTTCCAATGATTTTCTAAATCAACTAATTTAAACTTTTCTTCAACTAATTTTCTATATTTATAAACACAAGATGCAACTGTTGTTGGAAACCAAACTTTTAAAATTAAAGATTCAAAAAAACCTGGCAACCAATGAAAATCATCATGTGTTGATACTATTGTTTGTAATACTTGTTTAGTTGGTATTATTGTACCTTCTGGTACAGATTTTATATGTAAAGGAAAATAACCTAATTTTAATAAATCCATTAATTGTTTTCTACTGTTATTTCCTTCTGAACCTAAGATATGTTTTTTATATCTAAGATGTTCATCAACGTTACTTTCAGTAATAAAACGAGAAAGATATTTTTTTAAAATACCTTGTTGACCATAATAAAGAACATCCTTAAAATGTTTATCTGAACGTGCAACCAAATGGTTATATACTTTATTACAACCAGGAACATATTGTTCCATGTGACCCATTTTGTAAACATCAAGACCTAAAAGTGGATTTTTTTCTACTGACATAATATTAAAATTTAATTTTTGATTGTTTTTTATTAAAAATATTTTTTTCAATTATTGATGAGCATTCAGGACCAATTCCATTTTCCAAACTTTCAGGATGTGTTAACTTTCTTCCACATCTTCCACAACGACCTTCGTGCATGAATTCCAATTTAAGATTCTCAATATTATTCAACAAATACATAAAACCCAAAACAGAAGGTGAATTAGAACTTATTTTTGTTTTATTAGATTTTCCATGATAATATTCACTATTTTTAACATAACCAATATAACTATAATCAGTTTCGTTATCTGTTCCTGTAAGTACTTTAACAAAGAAAATATCTTCTTTTTCTTTGTTTTTATTTGGATTATATACTTTATAAGTAAAATGTTTATTTGTGTTGGGATTCTTTAAAGTAAAAGTGGAATTCCCTGCGAATATAAAATTCTTAATATCAGATGGATTGGTTATTTTATTCATTATCACTTTTGTTTCCACAAATTTACCAAAAAAATCAATATCAGATTGGGCAGAATTCATTTATAACCATGCACGTTTTTTAGGTTGTGGTTTAAATTTCTTTGGTGTAAAATTTATTTGTTTGGTTTTTTGTTCATCCAAATTATTTTCTTTAAATTTAATTTTTGTTGATGAAAATTTATTTATATCCTTATCAGTTAACTCTTGACCTTCTTTAAAGGAAAAACAACCACTTCTGAATATCTTACCATCAGAAATAAAATAACAACCCAAATCATCAATTAAAACTTTCATAGTGAAGTTATTTTGATAATTTTAATTTTAAAACATGGTGATGAGTTTGTCTATAACAAATTATTACCAATTTTGTTTGTGGGTTGAGATTCAAATCTTTGGTAATTTTTAACCAATTTTCACTATTAAATTCATATTCAGGAATTTCTTTTTGTTCCCTATCTTTATAGTCTTTGGTTTTTCTTTCTTCACAATATTCATTATATTTACCAACCCAATCCTTAATATTTTTTATAATAAAATTATTGGTGATACCTTCCTTTAAACGATAAGTGGTAATTGAATAATCTGCATGATAATAAAATTCTGATTTATTTGTATTTCGTTTCATCATAAACTTTTATGTTAAATCACAAACATTTATATATTTTCTTCCTGTTGAATACAATTTTACATTAGGAACTGCCTCACGATAGGTAAAAGTTAGGGAATGTTTTATACCAAAAATAAGTAGGTATTCATCTTCTCTATCATCACAATAAGTAATTTTAATTTCATAGGTTTTTTGTTTACAATCCATACAACCAATAAAAACAAAATAAAAGTATCTTCATAACTTTATAAATTGAAGTACAAATATAGTGATAAAAAAATGATATTTACTATGCAAGAAAATAAATAACCCACCCACCCAAATTTTTCTTTAAATGGTATTAAATTAAAAATTATTAATATAATGATTTGATAATTAATATTTAAAAATAGACAAATCCATGATAATACTGCAAAAAAAGAATATTTTGTTTCTTCAATTGAATAGTTCTTTTTTATTTGTTTTAGACCAATATAAATATTAAAATAATATTTAATATTTGATAAAATTATTATTTGGTGTAAAATAGTATATATTAATAAAAATTTCATTTCATTTTTGTTTACAAATTTCGTAATAGTTAGTTTCTTTCATATTGAAAATCAATTAGTTATGGGTAGTTAGATATATACGATAGTTAGCAGTAATATCATTTTTGTTCGTGAGCAACCCATCCATTTTGTTTTAACTCAGTTGTATATTCGTGAATTATTTTATACTGTTCATATTGTTCATCTGTACAATGATATGAATTGAATTTTTGCAAAAACATTTCATACACTATCATTTCAACAATTTTAGGTGTTCCACTATATGCTTCCATAAGTGCTTTGTAATTTTTTTCCTGACCAAATGTTTTTGCAAAAAACAAAATGGCGTTTTCTACTTGTTCTTTACTTGCTTTCATATTTTTAAATTTATCGTTAAACAAAAATGATACATACTGCTAACAGCGTATAAAAAACATTAAAACGATTTTTTATACGCAAAACGTTATAAAACATAAAAATTATTCTGCTTTATCCCTTAATTTATGTTCACCGTTTCTAATTTTCTCCTTATATAATTCAAATTTGTTTTTGTCTGATGTTACTAAAAAAGGTTTATCATTTAATCTATCTTCTTCACATCTGTAAATGTAATATGTGGTTTGTTCCACAAAAACATTTGAGTAGTGCTAATATCCAACTTTATTTCCATAACAAATATAATCAATGTGATTCTCAACATATCCAGCAACAATAAAACTATTTCTTTTTTCTATAATCTTATAGATGTGAGTGAATCTATCTTTTAATATTGGTATTAGTTCATTCAATATCGAATCTTTTTCATCTTGATTTAACAAATTAAAATCCTTGTTTAATTCAAAGGTTCGTCTTAAATTAATTTTACGTAGTCCACATTGATGTCCATTTCCTTTATATTTATAAATTGGTGAATCAACCTTTAATTCATTCAATCCAATTTCATTTGGTAAAATATAACAATCAAATGGTTTATTGTGTTCTGTAATTTCAGAAACAGCGTTTGATTTTAAAATTTCACTAATACCATCACCTAAGTTAGCGATAGTTTCCATCTTGTCATTTAATAATTCTTTAAACATAGTTTTATTTTTAATTTATGATTATTTTTGTTAAACCGCACCTACACATAACAAGGTGTATAAGAAAGTTTGCTATCATCAGTTGTAGTTAATTTGAAAGTTCATCTAAGCAAACCTTCTCATACACCCAACCGTTATACACAATAATATCACCCAAGTAAATAATTATCAACTATCCTTTCAACCCCAACAGATGTATATCCAAGTTTCTTATTATCATTCAACCAATTCATAAAATCAAGTAAATCTTGTTTATTTTCAACACCCTTTAACACCGCTTTAGCACATTCTTCATTGAAAATATCCGTTAAAGCACCAACAGCATCTAATTTACCATCAACCATATTACTGTGTATAACACCAAATATATCCAATTTTGGGGGTTCATTTAACTTTTGTTCTTCTTCCATAATTTATCTTGTATTTTAAGGTTTGTAATTCTAATTCCAAAACTGTATATATTTGCAA